AATTCTAATAATAATGTATTTTTACCACAAGAGGTTTCTTATCAGAATCTTTCATATAAAGATGCATTATCTAATGGTAGAGGTTATATTCCTGACGAAGAAAGAAACTATATCGAGGTAAAATAATATATTTGTAAAATGATATTAAAGTATTATTATATAGTATATAGTAAAATGTATATACTTGGATTAATTTCATTATATATTGCTATTAAGAGGTTAAATGTAAATAAATTTATAAATATGTCTAATTCATATATTAATGAATTTGTCACATTTAAACCAACATTCGATAAAATATTAAATAAAACTAATATAACACGTACTTCAAAAAATAAAACAGATGAAGGATATGATGAACGTTTTTCAAAAAATATAAGTTATGATAATGATGTATTTTCAAAAAATTTTACTTATGATGAAGAGAAGTTAATTATTTTTTATAAAAAAGCAAATATATTAAATAAATTGACTAGTAGATATGTTTCAGACTTAGAAAAAATAAAAGCAGTGAAAGAAATGGACTATTTGTCGAATTCATCCAAATATATTCCAAATATTCAATCAGCTGGTTTATATGACGATTGGTCATTTAACATCCAATATGATGAGTGATTTTTCGACATTTTTTACTTTTATTTTGATTTATTATTTTTATGACATTTACTACATTTTTTACTTTTATAATATTCCATGCATTTTTTACGAATTTGAATTGTAAAATATGCAAATGTAATACCCACAATTACACCCACAAATAGTTGCGGTAGCGTATGATTTTTGAACCACCATCTTTGGAAAATAGTAACAACACCAATAAAGATAGAAATAAATTTCATGATGAAATTTTCAGGGATAGTCCAATATAAATATGCAAGAGCGAATGATACATTTTGTGCATGTCCGGAGGGCATACCAAATATGTTGAAATTTTTACCAGATAATTTTTTTGGAAATTGTTCATTATTTAAAAATTTAATAGGATTAGATGGTCTTGGATCACGGAAAACACCTTTCAATAATTGATTTATTATTAAAGATGAAAAAATTCCTAATATAAAAAATGTAAGATCAAACAAACGATCATATAATAAATATATTATCATAATAATGACAATAAGTTCACTAAAAAAACCAATAGCATATAATAAATCTACAATACGATTTACAAGGTCACTTATATTTGTTAGAATCATATATAGTATATTATGATAATGTTTAGCGAATATACATTTTGTAATAATTTTATAAATATTACAAAAATATTTACACATATATTGTATAATGTTTGAAGTATTACAAAGTTTTATTAGTAATATATCGTCGAAAATAAAAGCAGTACAATATTCTAATATAGATAATTTATCTATCGGAGGTATTCCTTTTTTTACGTATGGTTTGATTGGAATAACATCTGTTGTTTTAGCATCTATTACATTACAAGAAGCAACATCTGATACTAGTAAATCAATAGAATCAATGGTATCAACACTTCCTTCAATAACAGATGTATCACAATCTATTACAAATACATTGAAACCAGCAGAACAAACAGGTACTATTATATCAGATACTGCTACGGATATAACAAAAAATGTTTCAGATACATTAAATACTATAAAGGAAACTACTATACCTAAAATGACGGAATTAAATCCATTAGAAGTAAAATCCGAAGAGCTTGGTACCTCAAAAGCAAAACCTACAGAAACAGCTGAAGTACCAGATGCTTTAAAAGCAAAACCTACTACTACAGAAACAACTGGTGGTAAAAAAAATAAATCAAAACGTCATAAGAAATCAAAGAGAATGAATAAGACACAAAGAAAATAAAATCACGTTGCATTCATTTCATTAGCTTTATTGTAACATCTCTCAAAAAATGAATTTATTTGATTTATATCTGATCCAATAACTAAATCATCAGGATACATAGTATCATTTGAATTTTCATATAATAATATAGCTGGTATACCGTTAATAATTCTTTTATTTTTTAAAAAAGAATAAATATCTGGGGATGCATCTACATCTATTTCGAAAATATATATATTACTAGGCATTTGTGGTATAATTGCTTCCAATGCTGGTTCTATTTTTTTACATGGTCCGCACCAGGTAGCACCTATTTTAAAAATTGTTATTCCAGGATTTGTTCTCAAAATATTTTTATAATTTACTAAAGATAATTTATCAAGAAATTTTATTTGATTCGACATTATATATAAAAAATTAGCGACATATTTTCATATATTTATTTCAAATTATATTATAAATGGAAAAACATAATTTGAATTTAAATTTTTATTCTTTTGAAGAATTATTAGGTTTATTTGATTTGAAATATCAAATATCGTTGGAAGATATGAAAAAAGCAAAAAAAAAGGTTCTCATGTTACATCCAGATAAATCCAAATTACCTCCAGAATACTTTTTATTTTATAAAAAAGCATTTGATATTGTATTGAATTATTATAATAATTTAAATAAAATGAATGAAGATGTATCAATGGAAGAAATTGAATATAAACCAATAAAAACTGAAATCACATTTAATAAAGAAACTTCACAAGCAATTAAAAAAAATATGGAAAAAATAACAAAGGAAGAATTTCAAGCGAAATTTAATAAGGTTTTCGAAGAGAACATGGCGAAAAAGGTGCAAAATAAAAATGAATGGTTTGAAGATAAAAACCCCCTTTATACTGTATCTTCAAATGTAACAAAAAGTAATATGGATGCAGCATTCCATACTTTTAAAGAAAGAAATCAGGCATTGACAAAATATCAAGGTGTACAAAATTTATATTCTAGTGGTGGTACTAATTTTTATGACGATGATGAAGATACAAATACGTATGTTACAAGTGATCCTTTTGGTAAATTAAAATATGATGATTTACGAAAAGTTCATAAAGATGAGACAGTATTTTCTATTAGTGAAAATGATTATAGAAAAGTACAAAAATATAAAAATATGGATGAATTTCATCAAGCAAGAAGTAAACAAGATTTAAAACCATTAGATGAAAGACAATCACAAAATATATTAAATGAACAAAATAGATTATTGCAAGAGCAGATGTCCCAGAAACAATATAAATCAATGTTGAGAACAGAAGAATATGAAGAAAAAAATAAAAATATAATATCAAATTTTTTACATTTAGGATGGTAATATATTGAATAGGAATTATCTGGTCTTTATTTATTATATCAAAACTTCTGAGAAAAGGTGTAAAACACCTCCATATTTTTGTTCTTTATAATTTACACTCAAAACATCTCCAGCTGTTTCAAACACTATAATCAATTATTTGCTTTATTACAATAAAACATATCACTAAAAACAGGTTTTGGATTTTTATTATTGAGAACATTTTGTTTATTTTGTTCTTGTATTCTTTGTAAAAATATACCTTTATCTATATCTGTCATTAAATTCTTATAATTCACTACATGTTTTTCTATATCACTATAACTTTCATATTGAACTACTGTTGCTGGAATTATCATAAACCAATAACCACTATATTGTAAACGTTTCCAATATATATCTAATGCATATTCTCTTATATTATGAGGATTCATCAACAAATTTTTTGCGGATTCTTTAAAATTTGAAATAAGAGTATCATAGTAATGTTCTCTAACTATATATCCAGTAGTTGTTTGACAATTGAATACTCTTAAACAATATTCTTCTTTATTTTCATAAGGTGGACAATTATTTCCACCTACAATGAGAACATCGAATTTGGATGCATATTCTGATTTTTCGAATTTCTGTAAACTATCGAAAAATACACTAGGATTTAAAAATTGAATGTCATCTTCACATATAAATACATGAGGATAATTTCGATTTTTAGCTATTTCTAAACATGCTATATGACTCATAGTACAACCTAATGCACCATTTTTTAATTTAATAGCATTTACACGTTCTCCAGTTATATTCATTTTTTTCAATTCATTTTCAATATGAAATAAACGATCAGTTCTTTCAGTTAAATTAATGAATAATGTATGTTTAAAATAATCCATAATATATTATGTCTAGAGTATCTTTATGTATTTTTGACGTTTTATATTTTACCACCATGATTTCTTTACTACAGACGGTTCAGGTGTAATTGGAGGCGGAAAGGTTGTTATAAAATTCCTTTCTGTAATTATAGGTGATATAGGACTAAATGGAGACGAAGGTATTTCTCTAAAATTTCTCTCTGGAATTATATTTTCACTTTCATTATCGTTTTTATTTTGATTTTGGTTTTCTTCATCATTTTGAATTTCTTTGTCGTTTTGTTTTTCCTCTATTTTTACATCATCATCGTCATCATCAAAATATGTATTTATATTACATCTTTCACATTCCTTTTTAACAAATTTCATAAAGTGGTTTACTTGGAAATTTATTCCAGAAATCATCATTTCCATTGAATTTATTTTTTCTACGAGTTCTTTATTTTCATCTTGAATTATTTTTATTTTTTTATTTTCTTCTATTTCTGTATTTCCAGTTTCTATATCACTAATTTTAGGTACTTTAAACCATGATTCTTTCTTATATAAACAAGTAATACTTGCAATAAAATAAATAACATCTATTATACAATTCTGACTAATAACCTGTGTATTTTCAAAATCATATATCTTATTATTCAATTGTTCATATAATTCATGTTTTTTTTCCTTTTCTTCATCTGTGTTTTCATCCATTAAAAATATTTTCTCAAATTCTCTTCCAAATTCTAACCATTTTTTAGAATATTCTTTATTTGAATTCATTTGATCATTCGGACGGAAAAAAGTATTTATTGAAGCAAGTAATAATGTAGCAATGTTGAGTTTCAAGAGAATATCATTGGAAAATAAATTATTATTTGTTAATTGACCAGTATTAAGAGCAGTCATTAATGTTATAGCTAAATTTATAGGAGTAGATACATTATTCCAAAATACAGATCCTATGTAACGTTTATTATATGATACACCTATATTAGTATTCAATAATCTTTCAATATTGCGAATATTATTCATTATATATTATACATTTGAATAAAAAGTAAAAAATATATTTATAATAATGTAAATATATTTCCGCCTTTGCATATACAAAACGCCCATTTTCTGGGTGGAATTGAGTCTTCAAAGATGACTATTTTGCAAATTTTAACGGTTTTTCTTCTATAAAATTGATATGAATACCACAAAATAACAATAATAAGACATGGATCTAACTACAACAGAATTTAATAATTGTTTTTGTATCATTAAAAATAATGCGGACGGTAATTGTCTATTTGAATCAATAGAAAATCTATTAGTAGGTTCTCTATATGAATTAAAAATGGATATACTTCCGCTTCGGATATACGTACAATGGTTGGTAACTTTTATAGAGAATTTGATAAAGATATTGATTATCTTGAATCAACGATAGAATATAAAATTAAAATAGGAAATATATTTGATAATATGGATGATGAAATGCAACATGACTATAATATTTGGAATGATAAAGTATGGGCTAGTATGACAGATGTATTAATTTGTTCTCTTATATTTGAAATAAATATAAATTTGTACAAATATAATAGCAATACTAATATGTATAATTTAGAAAAAATTACATCACAATACAATTTTATAAATACTGTGAATCTTTTGTATAATGGAATAAATCATTTTGAAGCTATTGTATATAACTAGACGCCATCATGTCTAATGATTTTTATTTTTTGTAGTCATAACATAGAAGATGAGAAACTGGATGTCCAGTATCAAATTCTTCATTGAAAAAAATAACGTGAATAATGTTCTCGAATATACTTATGTTCTTCTATATTTTTCATAGGATGATATATTTTTGATATATCAATATAATTAGGATTCCATTTTCCATCATAAGTAATCGTTGTTTTTAATTCCTCTGGATGATCAATTTTTAAATTATTATGATGTGCTAATGTACTAAATAGTGCTTCAATAAACATAAAATGTCTATCCTTTAAATAATTATCAACTTCATCCAATAACCTTCTTGATAAACGTGATGCGGCAACTAAACTATGTGCCCAAGGAGTACCTATACGATGTATTACATTTACCCAATGATTCCAACCATGATGAATATCTCCTGATTCATTTACATCATGAAATGGAACTAATAAATCACTATCGGGATAGTTTGTATCAATTGTATCAATTACACGTTCATTCATAACAAATACATCTTCTTCTAAAAACCATACATGTTCATATGAGGTATTAATTCTATTAAAATAATACAATGACCTATCCCATGCAACCAAATTAGGTAAATTTGACCAACACGATGTTTTCCAATAATTTGATTGAATACATGTTTCATTTGGTATTTGTATAATATTTACACCATTTATCTGTGAATCATACAATATATCATTATTATCGATTACTAAGAATACATCGTGGTTTTTGAATTTTTTTAAAAAATCTATCCAATATTCACTATAGTTTCGTGATAAAATACAAAGGGCGATTTTATGTGAGTTCATTATTAGAATTGTCTTGTATAATATTTATGTCATTTTCTATTGTTTCTTTAATTGTAATTTTATTTTCTATATTATCATTGGTTGGAGAACCAAAATTAGTTAATTTCGATTCATATTTTTTAAAAAGTTCTCCAAATAGATTATCATATTTATTTAAAAAGTCATCCATTTTTTGTTTATAATTTATTAAAACATCTTCTAATGGATTTACAATTGGATTACTTACTGGATTTTTTATTGTATTTTCTTGTATTACAGGAGATTTTATATAAAGTACGTCATTTTGTTCTGGTAAAAATGAATTAATAGGAGAATATTTATTTATCTCTGCATCACGTTCACGTTTATGTTTTTCTAATAATTCTTCCATATTTGATATAGGATGATCATCCATTTTTTCAGAGAACGTAACATCAGTTGGAGGTGTGGGTTTCGCAAATAGACTCTCAAATTGTCGTTGTCTTTCTTCAAATGCACTATTAAATACTTCTTGTTTTCTTGCTTTTTCTGCTTCTTTTCCCATATAATCTGGATATTGATAAGAATTTATATTTGGAATAGAATCAGGCGTACTTATTTTTGCAAATAATGGATTTGTTGGTATATTTATACCATTTTTTAATTGTTCAACCATATATGATATAGTTTCACGATTTATTTTCTGAAGCGAAGATGTATCATATACATGTGGATTTCTTTCATAAAAGTATTGAATTATATTTTTGAACCAAATATTTCTATGTTCTCGAGAACTTGATGAAAATAGCGATGTTTTACTTATTGTATTCCATAATAATTGTTGATTTTCTTGATGAATATATAAATTCATTTATTGATAAAAATATAATACAATATTTATTATATTTTTTGTTTAATTTTTATTATGGATTGGTTTGTATTTCTTTTGTAGGTTCTTCTTCTGGTTTATCATTATGTATGATTCGTTTTTTCATTGTATATGCATATTCACGTGGAATTTTTTTCCCTATTTTTATTCTTGCTAACATATCATCTACTTCATTCATACTCTCAAATATAGGAAATCCTTGTGAATTGACTTCTAAAATAATATTTCGAATGTCATCGTCTTTTGGATTTGTAAGTGATTTATATAAAATAGCATTAACATCTACGGATCTTTGTTTTTTATTTTGCATTTTTCTCCATTCAATAAAATTTCTCAATACATCACCAAATAATGAGTATATTTTTTCCATACCTTGTGAAACAACTGATGGTGGACAATTAGATGTTTTATTTCTAGTAAAAACACTTTTTGCATAATCTTTTGATTTTATTACTCCATCTTTAATATTAGAATAGATTCTTGATGCAAAATTTTTTAATTTTTCTGCGGTTTTTATTTCGTTATTTTGTGAACTCATAATGCTTCTATCGCTATCACTACTAATACTACTAATACTACTATTACTACTACTACTATTGCTATCGATATTACTACTACTATCATTATTTACAATACCAATTTCTCCTTTTTTCCTTTTAATAATATTTCCAATATTTCTCAAAAGATTACCAATATTTTTTTTAACATCAGCACCACCTTTTTTAAAAGTTCTCCCTTTTTTATTAGTTTTCCTTTTCATATTATAATATATTTACAAAAAAATATATCATATTATCCATTGAAATAGATTTTCCTATATTTTTCTACATATTTATCAGGTATTCTTTTACTACGAAATAATTTCAATTTATCTTTCATAGTCATATTTTTATGAAATTCAGTTTCACTAGTAAGCATAGTTATAATAAAAAATAAAGAATACATTCCACATTCAGTATTTCCACGTTGATGATATACTCCTTTATTATCATAATATTTGAAATGAATTGGAGATTCTAATTCTTTCCCTTGATCCATTATACGATTCTTGAGAACTTCAATCTCTTTTGGTATAGATTGTCCTGCACTATCAAAATAAAATATAACATATTCTTCTAAATCAATAAAAAGTGAAACCCAATGAGAACCACTCTCATCATGTTTATCTAAATTAAAAATAATACCTATTTTGGTTTTGTTTCTTTTTAATTGTTCTCCAATAGATAAATTACATATATCCATTTCAACGCATTTATTATCACGTTCAGGTAAATGTGTATCGAAATCTATTGGTGATGGACCTAAAAATAAAAAATTTTTATATGTTTTTTGATATTGTTTGAGAACATTCAAAATATCAATATTTGATAACCATTCATTTGGATTTTTATTCCAAACAGGAGGAGAATCGGGTGCAAAAATATAATCATCAATTTCTTTACGCAATTTAATATCCTTAATTTCTTTTAACCAACAATCTTCTTTTTCACATTTTACAAGACGTTCATGTAGTGTTTTCCATACAATTTTTGGATTTTTAGATATTATTTTTTCCTTAACTGAATGATTTTTGTTATATTCATCACGTATTTTCAATAATATATCTGATGTATAGCATGTATCATTAGATACCGTTTTATTTTTAACTGCTGGACTACAATTCATTTTTTTTATAGTATTACGTTTCATATTATGAGATGATTTTTTACTGAATGTTTTCCCTCGAAATATATTAGTGATTATATTCATATATTCATATATTATAACTCTATTTTTTTTTCCATGGTGATAAATTTACCATATATGAATCCACTTTATTGACTTTTATTCCCCATAGAGATGTTGTTTCAGATTTTCTTTCCTCTTTAAGATATGTTGTATCATACGATGTATCATTCATTTTATCTGTTTGAAACAACATCTCATCTTCAGAACTATTTTCCATTTCTTTCATTTCAAAATAACGTATACAGGTTCTCAAAAAACTATGCATAGAATTATCTAAATCATTTGTAATTTGTTTATTTGGTTCAATTAAATAAGATTTTACAATGTGTAATATATCATCTGAATATAATTGTATTTTTGAATGATATTTTTGTAATTCATCAAATTTCTCAGGATTATTTTTGGATAAAATTTTATTATATATTTTTTTGTTACACATGATATTCATAGTTATTTCATCAATTGAAAAAGAATCAGATGTTTTATCATCCATTATGAACAATTTTCTTTATATACATTTATCATTATTTTTTCATATTCTTTTATAAATTCTTTTGCATTCATTAAATTCGCAAAATCTTTACCTAATGTTCTCTTATACATATTTATTTTTTCATAATCACTAGATAATTCTATTACTTTTTTAATATAATCTTCTACATTATATGTAATTAATTCTTCATGACCACAATTTTTCAAGATGGAAGAGGAAACATTATGAGAATGATAATTTTTATTGTAATATGTTATTACCGGAGTTGAATTATACAAAGCATTACAAGTAGTCGTAGTTCCTGAATATGGAAATGTATCTAATAATATATCTATATTTTGTAATAATTCAATATATTCTCTTTCATTTGAACAGAAATTCTTAACAATAAATCTATCTTCGGGAACATCCAGTTTTTCTTTATAAAATAATGTTCTCTCATTCGCATCATCTATTCCATCAATACCATCCGTTTTAATCAATAACACCGTATTTTTCGTAGATTTGAGTATAGTTTTCCAAGCCTCAATAGTTTCGATACTATTTTTAGCTTGTTTATTTAGAGAACCTAGAATAATAGTATCATCTTTCTTTAAAAATTTGGGTTCAAATGGAGATATTTGACAAATAGGTTTGAAAATAAGAAAACATTTTGGTAGATATAAACGTTTTTCACTATATAATTGTGTTGAATCAGGAGGATCAGTTATTCTATCAACTATTCTATATTTGATGAAATCTAATCCTAATGAATTTGGATAACCAAGATACGTCATTTGAATAGGTGCAGGATTCTTAGAAAAAACATCCAAACGATTATCTTTGGTATATCCATCGAGATCAATCAATATATCAATTTGTTCTCCATAAATAATATCCGCACATTCTTGTGCGGTATTTTTAATAACATGTATTATTTTAATGCCTATATCTGTAAGTTCGGAATTATATTTTGCAGTCTTATTTACTTGTTCTGTAAAGAGAACAATTTCAAATCGAGAACTATCATAATTATGTAATATAGGTAAAATAAAATTACTAACGGCGTGATCAAACAAGGAATTAGAAAAATATCCAATTCTTATTTTCTTCTTATCTTTGTTCATTTTCCATTTATAATTGTTCTCTATTTTATAGAATGTATTGATTTTTTTTGCAGATTGGAATCGTTGTTTATTATCAATATACAAATAATCACATTTCAACATATAACTATGATACGCCTGTAAAATAATATTGGAATTTGTTATAATAGCTTCATCTTTAAAAATTTTATTTAAATAAAATACCGATTTATAAATATCTGATATCAACCCATACATATAAGATGAATTCAAATAAACATAGTATTTAAATTCACCAATATTTTCATTGTTTTTTATTTTTTCAAGTAATTTTATGAATATTTTATATGCCTTACTTATTTTGTTCTCCGCAATATATATTGTTCCTAATAATAAAATAAAACGATTATCATCTATGTTTTTAATAATATCCCATTTAGAATCCAATAAATGATTGATAGATTTTACATTATTTGTTTCGAATAATGATTTTGTCAAATCTAAAAGGTTCTCAATATATGATGGATCTTTTTGATAACAAATTTGATACCACATTAATGATTTATAAAAATTACTATCTTTTAAAATATAACCCATATAATAATATAATTCAATCTTATTTGGATAAATAAATAATAATTTAGATAATATTTCTTCTTTTTTGAGAACATCATTTGTATTTAAAACACAGTGAATACCTCTATCATATAAATTACATTTTTCTATCTTATTTGGATCCTCAATTAATGTATTAAATTCGGTATCAAAATCATTAAAGATAGACATATACCTATAATATTGTAATGAATACAATATTATATTTATGTGGATTTTCTAGTTTTATTTTTAACTATTTTTGCTTTTTCCATTTTTTCAGTTTTTCTTTTTTGTTTCAGGGCTTCTTTTTCAGCCTCCTTTTCTCTTTTTTTGGCTAGTTTTTCTTCTTCTTTTTTCTTTTTAAGTGCTTCCTTTTGTGCCTCTTTTTCTATCTTCTTAGCTAGTTTTTCCTTTTCTTTTTCCATTTTCTTTGCTTGTTTCTTAGCTTCTTTTTCTTCTTCTATTCTTTGCATTTCTGCGTTTAATTTTTCCAAATCTTCATTAATATTATCTACATATCTATTTACCAAATCCTTTACTATTTGGTCTTCTACAGTTTCTTCTATATTTCCTTGTTTTCTTTGAGTTCTCCTCAATTTCATTTCAGCACGTTTTTCTTTCTTTTTTAATTGTATTTCTCTCTTCAAATCATTCTTTAATGTTTTACGAATAGAACTGATTTGCTTTCTACGTTTAGCTTCAATTACTTTTTTAGTTTTATTAATAGATTTTATATCTTCTTTCATTTCACGTAATCCATCTTTTTGAATATATTTTAAGTTTTTTTTCTCTTCCTTTAAAATTAATTGGAGAACATTTTTTTCTAGTTCATTATAATCACCTTTTTTCATTTTTTCTATATTTCTAATTTTATTTTTATAGGCATTTAAATTATTTTTGAGATTGTTTTGTAAATGAATAATATGTTGATCATATTCTTCCAATTGTTCATCAATATTTGCTATTACCGGATGTTCTTTTACAAATGCAATTAAATCACTGCTATTTTTTACCTTTTTACCACATACATTTTTAAGATTGTAATATACAGTATTTTTATATTTTTCATATTCCAATTTATTTTTATTCTGTGTTTGGTTCTCCTTTATTTGCATTAATTTATCTTTTTTCAATAAATTTGTATTTTTAATATCTTCACGTATTTCTTTAATTTGATTTTTAATTTTTTTGGTTTCTTTACGTAAATCTTTTATCATTTCAGCTATATTTTTATTAACTAATTTAATACAGGATTTGCGCATTTTTCCGTCATATTCTTCACATTTATTCTTTAAAAATTTAAATTTATTCTTATCAAGATCTTGTAATTCATCTTCAATTCTTTTATTTGCTTCATTTATCTTTTCTTTGAGTTGAACTATATTTCCTTCGAAAAATTCTCTTGCACTCTTTTTATCATATTTATCAATATAGTGTTGTATTTGAGAATCTACCAAAGGTACTTCTATTGTCTTAATAATTGGTTGTGCAAATTGTCTAGCATCATTTTCTCTATTTAAATAACTAATATGTCCTGCAATATCATCTAGAAATTCATTCTCTCCTTTAGATGTGAATTTTCCATCTTCATCCAAATATTTTCCAGAAAATAAAGAAAATTCTTCTGGAATTTGTTGATCTGGTGTTTTACATAGGTTTAATAATTTTATTAATTCCATTGGATCTTGTGTAATAGGTGTTGCAGTCATTAATAATAATTTAACCGAATTAGCACCAGATACCATATAAGAATTCATTAATGCTCTATGGAAAGCATTCATATCAGGACGTTCTAGAGAAGACAAGTCTGTTCCACCATATAATTTATGTGCCTCGTCAATAATTAAGAGTGTTTTTTGAAGAGGATCATGTTCTCCATTAATTTTAACCAATTGTTTATAAAAATTATTTTGCTTTGATATTAAATTACTGAATTGTTTATAGGACATTGGACGTATACTCCATGATTTTGAAAGTAAACGCATTCTCTTTGCATGTTCATCGGGAATATTCAATCCATTTCCAATCTCCATACGAATACGTTCATTACAAATTTGATCAAACATATTTTTCCATATATCATTTTTAAGAGTAGTACGTGTTACCCAAAGAATAGTATAACCTTTTGGTTCAAATGCGGAAGTAGCAGCTGCAATTGCTGTACATGATTTTCCTGTACCTACACTGTGATTTATTAACATACCTTTTAATGGATTTTCTGGTGTAAAATAATGACGTATAAAATCTTGTGTAGGAGAATAACGTATTAATTCAGCACCACCTGTTTTGGGTCCAGCGTAACCACATAGGTTCTCCATTTTAACAGGATCCCATTGGAAATTCCAAAAATGTTCTCGAATATATTTACGCATATTTTCAAAATTTATTTTTTTGGAATGTTCATTGGAATTTAATATATCAGATATTATTCTATTATCATTTACAATAATAGGTGAAAGATCATAACGGATTTTAATTTTTTTATTTGCACCACCAGACGCCGCAGTCAATTCAGATAGATCAGAATAATTTTCCTTTTCCAATTCTTTCTCTACACTCTCTTTACTTCTATTATCAATAGAAAAATCATGTATATTTTTATTTAATTCATAATCTACAGAACCATAGATGACTAATTTTTCTAATTCACTGGTAAAATTAATCAAACGAACATCAATATTCATCGCTTTAAGATATAATTCAATTGCATTATTAGAATCATTGAATGATTTTTTATCGTGTGAATCAATATGCAAATCATAATTAAAAACATGAAGGGGCCATCCATTTGTTGGATGAAATACGAGACCCTTTTGTCCACATGTTCTCGTTCCTCTACCAATTACTTGTTTTTGATCCGCGGAATTTATTTGTGGTTCAAAAATATGTATATATTTAATATCAAATAAATCAATACCTTCTTTGAATCCACTATCCATAATAATAAATCGCGAATAATCACCATATACATTATCTGGTCGTTGATTAAAATTCTTCAATATAGTTTTTTTCATTGCTACACTAATTGGTTGATCATATACACCAACAGAAGATAGTAAATAGAAATTATTTCCTTTTGTTTTTAATAGTTCTTGATCAGTAAGCAATGATATTTTTGTATATTTTTTAGCACCGCCCTCGAAGGATTCTTCGGATTCTTCGGATTCTTCGGATTCTTCGGATTCTTCAGATTCTTTGTCATCTTTTTTTTTGGATTTATCTTTTTTTTTAGATTTACCTTTTAATAAATTAGCAGTATAACCCATATTCATACCTTTAGCTATGAATGCAGAAGCAATTAATTTTGCACCATAAGATCCAGATTTGATATCTGAAAAAATAAAATGTTTAAATTTTTTTCCATATTTTTCCATATCATCTTCGTCTAATTTTTCTATATGATGTAATAATTTATCTAGCTTTGGAGAACGTAATTTTATTTGATTTAGAAGTAATTCTGGTGAAAATTCTTCTTTATCGAATTTAAACTCATTTGAAGATTTACTGAAATTTGATTTATTACGTACACAAGTACTATCAAATACATCATAACCAGTATTATTAATCATTTTTTCTAAATTTACAATATTGGGTTTTATATTTTTATCTATACTGTCTAAAGTATTTTTACTTAAAGAATCACTTGACATGTATATATAATTACTATATTTTTTATGTTTATATATAAAAATATCTAAGTTTTAGTATATAATGCCGGAATTATTAGGTGGAGCACCTTTTCCAAAATATTCTCCTCAACAAACAATAACTAATTACAAATCCAGCGAACAAGTTATGACACGTCGTATATTAACAAAATCATGGAATACTCCATATGCAACAGGAACATATAAAAACAAAAATAGAATTATAACTCCATTTCGTGCAATTAATAATTTAGGTGATTTTTTATCGAGAACTCAATATTCATGTGGAGGTCCTAATCCTGTTACTCCTGATAGATATAAAAGGGCCCCAAATATTGGCGCAATGTTTCAAAATTGCGATTCAACGGGTGTACCTGCATCTTCTTGTAATGTGAAATTCGTACCTGATTCATCTGATTATACTCGTTTTAAAAAACAATCCGCAATAAATCGTAATTTCAATGATTCATCTTTTGGAGGTGATCAAAGTCATGCATCATATGTTCCACTAATGGCTGTTCGTCATTAGAAAACATATATTATAATATAATATGTAATAGTATATTATAATATGTCTGGATTTAATGGAGAATTTATATTACAAGATATCAATAATGGAACATTAAAGGCTATTAAATCAATGCCTATAAAAGATAGTACATCCGATGGAACTAGTTCATTTTCAATAGATAGAAATGTATATATGCAAACACTACCAATAGTTACACCAACAGTTGCACAGAACTTACATAAAAAATGGTTTAAAAATAGAGATGCCTCAGAAGTAACACGTAACCGACGTATTAATGAAGTAGGTGTAGGAAGTTTGAATGCATCCAATAAATTACAAAGTTTTACTACATATCGTGTGGTGAATACAGTAAATGATGCATTAACACGTGTACGTGCAGGTGGTGCATGTGCACCACCAAAAAAGAATGCATTGAGAACAAATGGTCCCACACCAGCATTCCCAAGAGGAATATTACAACGTAGTAATAATCATAGTATTGCAAATATTCAACCAAAAATGGCTATGGCGAGTAAACCCATTAGTAAAAATTTACAACAAATATATCATTAGTATAATAATATCGTTACATAAAATATACAATGTATAAGTATTTAGTAGAATTTCTAGGAACTATATTTTTCGTGTATGTTATATTAGCTACAGGAAATCCTTTGGCGATTGGTGCAGCATTAGCACTAGTAATATTATTGACACAAAAGATTTCAGGTGGATACATGAATCCAGCAGTAACAATAGCTTTAGCATCGGCGGGACAAATACAAACAACAGAAATAATTCCCTTTATTTTAGCACAAATGTTCGGAGGATTAGTCGCGTTAGAAATATACAAGAGATATAAAATGTAAAATAAAAATACAATATATATAATATATATAATGCCTTCAGTGAAGAACCCTTTTAAGAGTATTAATAATACACTTAAAAAGACTTTAAAAACAATTACAAATAAAACTATTTCAAATATGAAAAAAATATCAGGTGGATATTTATCTAAGACGAAAAGAATTAAGAAAACAAACAAGAGTAGTAAAAAACACGGTCAAAAAAAACATAAACGAAAGACACATCGTCTAATGAGTTCTCTATTACCAAGTATTTTGAATAAATAGATTTGTGTATATCAATAATAGACAAACATATTATACAGATATATTATATGTTTGATAGGAAACATTCGCGCGTAAATTATTATAAAGGTTATCGAAAACAAAAAATAATAGGAGATATTACAATTGATATATCAAAAAACACTGATGATTGTATTTTTTGTCTTTTATTACCATTTACGTTTTCATATAATATGATGAAAAAATTTTGTCATAAATAATACTTATCGTGTTTTTTGTATAAGACGAAATAATATATATAATCCAACTACAGTTAATGAACCAAAATAAAAATGTGTTATTGGATCCCAATGCACGATAATAGATTTTGGTATTTCTTCTCCATCTGAATTCTTATTATTATTCATATCATTTTCGATATTAATTTCATTGTAACTATAAATTTCTGTGTTCTCTATAAAAGGATGATCTATTAGAGTTATATAATTATCTTCTTCATCAGAAGAACTTATATCAAAGTTTGTATAATCCGTAGTGTTTTGATATATTTGTTCAAACGATTCATATAGGTCCTTATTTGCTAAATAATTTGGAGAAGGTATAGAGGATTTTAACAATGGTGATATCGTATTCATTATACAATTATAATATAATATATTTTGTTTTATGTAATGTAAAATATATTACTATTTTCAATTGAAAAGGTATAAAGAAATTATTATAAATATAATAGTATACGATAACATGTGTGGAATTTTTACACTTTTAAATAATAGCATTACATTTACACCTGCATATGTGGATGAACAATTTCAAAAAGGTAAAAAACGTGGACCTGAATATTCTAAATTATCTCAAGTAGGAATTAAAATTATGATGGGTATTCATCATCTTTCTACAGAGGGATTTAATTTGGAAAGTGCACAACCAATTATAGATGGAGATATTGTATTAATTTGTGATGGAAATATTTTTAATAGTAGACATTTATTTAATTTTACAAATATGGAACCAAAAACGAATTCCGATTGTGAAATAATCATTCATTTATATAAAAAATATGGAATTGAACATACATTACATTTATTAGATGGTCATTTTGCGTTTATTTTATTAGATAATAGTGTTCATTCTGAGAATTTCAAAATGTATGTAGCTCGTGATCCATATGGTGTTCGACCATTATACATTATGAATGCAACACCAAATAACAGTAATGATGAGAAACATCAAATTATTGGATTTGCTTCTGAAGTAAAGGTATTGTATGATTTTTATAAAAATCTTTCGACTATTCCTGTAGAGAAAAAGAAAAGGAAAACGCCATTAGAAGAAGAAAAGGTAATTCCAAAATATGGTATCAAACAATTTCCACCGGGTACATATTCGTCTTATTATTTATCATCGAAAATTTTCTCTTGTTGGACAGTTGACGTTGATGAATATAGATATCATTCTACTGCATTTAATTCTATCATGTATCATTTAAGTCCACAATATTATGATACAGAGGTAATAATGTCTTTACAATGTTATACAGTTCAATCTGTAGAAAAACTTTGTTGCTCTACAGAAAGACAAATGGCTTGTTTATTATCAGGTGGATTAGAAAGTAGTATTATTGCAGGATTGGTAAATGAATATCATGTGAGACACAAATTACCACAATTGGAAACATATAGTATTGGATTAGAAGGTTGTGATGATTTAAAATATGCTAAAAAAGTGGCGGAACATTTGAATACAAAACATACAGAAATTGTATTGAAGGAAGAAGATTTTTTAAAGGCTATTCCAGAAGTAATTCAAGCGATTGAAACGTATGATGTAGCCACAGTACGTGCTAGTATTCCACATTATTTGTTAGGAAAATATATTTCGGAAAATAGTAAGGCGAAAATTATATTTGGTGGAGATGGTGCGAATGAATTATTTGGTGGATATTTATACATGTATTTGGCTTATGAATCGATGGAATTCGACAAGGAAGTAAGACGTTTATTCAAGGACTGTCATAATTTCAATTTATTACGTGCTGAAAGGTGTTTGGGATCTCATGGATTAGATATTCGATTACCATTTTTAGATCGTGAATTTGTCCAGTATTATTTGTCTATTCCACCACAGATTCGATTTCATACTAGAAATGAAAAATGTGAAAAATTTTTCTTGAGACTAGCATTTTCAAAGAGATATTTTAAAAATTGTACAGGAGGTGAATTATTGCCTGAAGAAGTTATATGGCGAACAACAGAAGAATTTGCTGATGGTATTTCTGGAAAAGATAAATTGTTTTGTGAAGTATTACAAGATTATGCTAATTTTGTATTTGTAAAGGATAATAGGATCTCCATTTCATCAAATCCTTATGATGAAAATATGTATACTAGTATAATGAATGAAGATCCAATGATGAAGCTTTTATCTGATCATTTATTACCTAAAAATACAGAACAGTATTTATATAGAAAAGAATTTGAGAAACATTATAGTGGATTAGGCAATTTGGTTCCATATTATTGGATGCCCAAATATGCAAATAGAATCACTGATCCTAGTGCAAGAAATTTGGAAATATACGACGATGAAAGTGAAAATGATGAAAAGGAAAAATCTGAAGAAAAAACAGACGAGAATACAGTCATTTCAAGAGAAAATAATAACGATGAAGAAATTACTATTAATATTTATATTGATGAAAATGGAAAAGCTTTTGTAAAAGATGCTATTGTAAAGAAGATTGAAGTAGATGATAAAATAAATGTAGAAATGATTGATAATGAAAAACAAGAAGTTAGACCTGAAAATATACAATTATGTCAAGAAATTGTAAATATTAAACCATCAAAGAATTTAAATAATAAGAAACCTAGATCAAAAAAATCTGAAGATAAAGACACCATAAAGAAAACGAAAAAATCAACAAGTAAATCAAATAAAACTGTATAATAGTTTATAATATCTATTTTGTTCAAAATATATTTGTATATATTTTGATCATATTACTTATTAGAAGTCAGCATTCATTTCAAAAACATCCTTATCGACTGTTTTGTTCGCCAAAGCATATTCTGAATTAGTTCTTTCGAAGAAATTTACCTTTGTTTCGATACTAATAAGTTCCATGAATTCAAAAGGATTTATAGAATTGTATATTTTATCATAACCTAATTGCATAACTAAACGATCGGCTACAAATTCAATATATTGAATCATCAATTTAGCATTCATTCCGATTAAACGACATGGAATTGCTTCTGTAATAAACTCTTTTTCTATTTCTACTGCTTCTTGTACAATTTCGTATATGCGTTTTTTACTTAATTTACGTTGTAATTTACTATATAATAGAATTGCAAATTCGGTATGCAATGCTTCATCACGGGAAATAAGTTCATTAGAAAAAGTTAGACCAGGCATCAATCCACGTTTCTTAATCCAATATATAGAAGCGAATGCACTACTAAAGAAAATACCCTCAACAACGGCAAATGCAACTAGACGTGCTGCAAATGAACTGCGGTTATCGGAAATCCATTTCTTTGCCCAATTCGCTTTTTTCGCAATACAAGGATAATTATCAATTGCATTAAATAATTTATCGCGTTCATCTCCATCTTTAATATACGTATCAATCAATGTACTGTACATATGTGAATGTATATTTTCCATAGCAATTTGAAATCCATAAAATGCACGTGCTTCTGCTAGTTGAACATCATTCATAAAACGTCCAGCTAAATTTTCTAATACAATTCCATCACTTGAAGAAAAAAAAGCCAAAATCATAGAAATGAAATGTTGTTCAGATGAAGATAGCTTTTGCCAATCAAAAATATCTTTGGATGTATCAACTTCTTCAACTCTCCAAAAACAATCTATCTGTTTCATATACATTTTCCATATTTCATTATCTTTTATAGGAAACATCACGTATCGTGAGTTATCTGGTCGTAGAAGAGGTTCAACAAAAGCAGTGGATTCAGACATATTACCCTAAATAATATAATGATTACATTTTATATAGATTATAAAAAATATTTTTTATGTAACTCCGTAATAATCTTTATATTAAAAAACAAATGCATTTATGGGTTACATATATATTTATTTTTCATGATATTTTTACAATATTGTATATCTAGATAATTACATAAAAAATAATTTACACCCTTGAATGGAGCATCTCATGGGTGCGGATTCAAATATTCATAGGTATAATTTTCTAGATATAATATATGAGAAAGATTATTCAAAGATATGTACCATCATTTTTAACAAAACAAGACAAGAAAAAACAGATACGTAGTTTACAGAAATCAAGGAAATTATACAAAAAGGGAATATATTATACTAGAAAACCCGTGAAATCATTTCATCGTAAAACATCCAAATATATTTTACACCTTTTTACATTTCAAACGCCGAGTTTCCACGACAAAAAAATATAAAAAAATTTAGGTTTTAACCTGTAAAAACAACTTATATACCAGTTTCTATCTCTATACGTATGGCGAAACTAGCTAGAAAAAAGCATGGAAGAGGTACACGCAAAGTTCCAAAAATAAAGTTATAATATTATAATATATAATGGATTTGTGCAAATATAAAAATATATTTGGAGAACCAAATGAAGGATGGCGTAAAAAATATAGAATATTTGATATTTCTATAGGTGACGTAATTGTTGTTATCATTTTCGCATACATTATTTCATATTTAATGAAATATCCATTTTCATGGACATTATTTTATAGTTTCATATTGGGTATTATTATTCATCGTATTTTTTGTGTGCGTACACGAGTAGATAAATGGTTATTTTCATAATATGATTTGTATTTTATACATATAAAATACGAATATTATTTAGCAATATATTATGGTAACGTTTTTTATTTTTAATTATAAAAAATCATATCATAATATGATTATAAATAATAAAAATAATAAATATACATACAATATAAGAATGGATATTTATTTGTCTGAAGGGAAAAATGAATTGGGAGAACCTAAACAGGAAAAGAAACGTACTCGTAAATCGAAGAAACAAATAGAAAAAGAAATAATGAATGAATATTATTCGGAACAAGAAAAAATGGATTCTTTTGCTACAAAAAAAAAGATGTACGAGAACATGCAGTATCTTTCCCCCAATGAAAAAACCCTTTTTGAGAACAAATTTACAAAACCAATTAATATAAATCAAGAAGAATATGTTCATACATTGAAAAATAAGAATAAAAAAATAATTATTGTTTCTGGTCCAGCTGGAACAGGAAAAACCCTTTTTGCAACAGAGTATGGTGTAAAAAATTTTTTACTAGGAAATTATAAAAAACTTATTTTCACTCGTCCATCGGTAAGCGTAGATGAAGATCTCGGATATTTACCTGGAACTATGGAAGAAAAAATGGCTCCTTGGATAAGACCAATTTATGATATACTATATAATTTTATTTCACCAAAAGAATTACAAACATTAATAGAGGAAAAAGTTATAGAAATAGCACCATTGGGATTTATGAGAGGGAGAACTTTTAAAAATTCATGGATTGTTGCAGATGAAATGCAAAATTCGACTATTTCACAAATGAAAATGTTATTGACGCGTTTAGGAGAAAATAGTCGTTTAGTAATAACCGGTGATTTAGAACAATATGATAGAATTAATGAAATAAATGGATTAGAAGATTTTTTGAATAAATTCAGAGGGAAAAGATCCGATAGTATCAGTAGTTTTGAATTCAATAAAAGTGATATTCAACGTGAAGATGTAGTACGTGAAATATTAGATATATATAGTAGTTCTGAAATACCTGAAATATATATGAAAAAAAATAAAAAAGAAAATATAGACGATAATTTGGATTCCGATAGTTTGGATAGTAGTAATCAAAGTGATGATAGTAAATAAATATTTTATTAAAGATTGAACAATAATAATATCGACATATACATTATATTTATAATGTCATATTTTTCAAATATAAAAAGACAATTATTATCATCCAATAACAATATTATCATTCATAATAAATTTATTTTATATTTCATCTTAATTCTCTCTTTAGCTGATTTATATTATTTCACTATTTCAGGTGATTATGTTAGTATAACTATTTTTATAATTATTTGTTTCTTGACTTCTTTTTTCAATAAAAATATGTTGATTATACTATTCCTTTCTTTAACTATTACAAATATATTGAAATATGGACGTGGTATTAGACATGAAGGATTTGAAAATTCAGAAGAAATAGATCATGAAAATGATGCACAAAATGAAACTGATATTCATTTATCAAAAGATGATGAAGATGATGAAACTAAAAAAGAAAAGAAAATTAAAAATGATAAATATAAGAAAAATAAAATGAAAAATAAAAATACCGAGATCAAAATAAATCCAGCGGAAATAGCTGAAAAAATGAAGAAGATTGTAGATATTCTCAAATCATAGAATGTAAAAATTCATTATATATTATACTATATTATAGTATATAATTAGCAATATAAATGGGTGATCCTCTTTCGGATGCTTTTAGAAAAATAGGTGATGTATTTAATCAGATAGGTAGCATATTTGAACAAATTGGTCAAATTTTTATTCAATTGTTTCAACACACCACAGATATTGGTAGTATTTTCGAGATGATATTATGTCCTATAAATATATTCACTCATATACATTTATGTGCATATTATTGGCTGATGGATAAACTATTTTATTTAATTTGGTTGATTATATGGTGGTTTGTTTATATATTTATTTTTCTACCTCTATGGTTGGGTTGTTTGGCTCTATGTACTTGTATTGGAAATTGGATGGTAGAAATGTTAGGTTATTGTCCAAGTATCGAATTAAATGATGTATGTCCATCTAAAGATAGCTTTTTCAATGGTGTTGAAAATTTATATCGTTTTTTTTTTAATGGTAGGTTTTTAGAGAGAGATGATGGTGATATGAAAACTTGTTATTGTGTACCTGCTTTAAGAATGCTTTTTGATCCATTTAGAAATTTTAGAAGTTATTATAGTATGTATGAAGAAGAAACAAAAAAACAGGATAAAACATCCATTGTATTTCCATGTTTTATTATATTTATTCTTATTTTATCTAATTTTAGTGGTAAAATGGGAAATATGTTTGGTGAAATAACAGGTAAAATAACACCCATGTAAAAATATTGTATTAATGTATAATGGCTAAGAAATGTATTCCTGGTGTTTTATGTCTTGAGAACATGACAATTTTTTTATTGTTTGTTATTATTTTATTGTGTATATACGTTTATTTTAATATAACGAAAAATCAGAGTCAAACAATGACCGTAATAACAACACCTACTGTTCAAACTCCTCTTCCTCCAGTAGTAATGGGAGGTATATCTACACGTAGTGATCCATTTAATGATCCTTATTTTCCACCATTGAAAAGAAATGGTTATTTTGATATTCGACCTGACATTATTCCTGTATCTGGAATTCCAATAAATATGCAGACAAGAGGATTTAGTACAGATTATACGCAAATAGGAATATTAACAAAACCGAATGGAGATAAAAGCATGATATTACCTTTAATGGGTAGGAGAACTTTAAATGGAAGAGATAAATGGCAGTATTATACAATTTCTAATACAGGAAATGTCAATACGAAATTACCTATACGTGTAAATGGTAGAAATTGTATTGATGAAAATGGTTGTAATGAAATAATAAACAACGATACTGTTTATGTAGAAGGTTACAAAGAAACATTCATTGCTACTATTTATGAAACAGGTTCGTTTTCATATATTCCTTACATTTAGGTGTAAAAATTATATTATAATTTATTATTATAATATAATGGTGGATAATGATACAGGAGAAAATAATATAATAAATCAGTATATTGAAAAATACAATCAATTATTAAGTAATTTTGTATGGGATGTAAGTGGAGCTGAACCTGAAATTGAAGGTGAAACTGAAGGTGAAGTTAAAAAAACACCTACTGTAGAATCAGTATCGGATGAAATAATTAGTATAAAACCACCTAGAGAAACAAATATATTAAAAATAATTGAAAGTTTATTTACTGGTATATCTCCAAAAGTTATAACGACTGATGAAATGAAAAAGAAAATACCTATTGGAAAGAAAATGAAAATACCTACTGAAAATAACATTTTAGATACTATTAATAAGATTTTTGAAAAACAAGAAGGAGAACAACCAGAAGAACAACCAGAAGAAGGTGTTAAAGAAGAAATCACATTTGAAGATTTTGTCGACCGTTTAAATACAATTTTATCAGATTTAACAAATTCATTTTTTTATTTATATGGTGTTATTAGTACTGATTCTACTGGTGAATTAACAAAAAAAATAGAAAGTCTAAAAAATTCCATAATAGATTTAAATGAAAGTATTAAAAGTAATCAAGCTACTGGTGAATTATCAGGAAAAATAGAAAGTCTAGAAAATTCCAGTAAAGAATTAAAAAATAGTATTGAAAGTAATAAAGCAACTGGTGTTATAAGTGATCAAGTTACTGATGTTGGAAGTGATCAAGCAACTGGTGTTATAAGTGATCAAGCTACTGATGTTGGAAGTAATCAAGCAACTGGTATATTGACATTAAATGAAACACAAAAAAGAAATTTAACAACAATAATAGAAGAAACAACAAAAGAAATATCAGAATTAATAGAAAGTATAAAACGAGAAGATACAGATATATCTACTAATCTTACAAATACATTGAGTGAAAATGTTAATAATTTTAATAAGACATCATCAAGAATAATAAGTGAAATATCAGCACTAGGAGCAACATCAACACAACTACAATCACCTGAAGCAACAACATTAGAACAAACAACAGGAGAACCAGTACCAGGAGCAATAATAGAAGAAGAAAGAGAAGCACAAGGACAAGTACCACCGCCAGGACAAGTACCACCACCAGGACAAGTACCACCACCAGGACAAGTACCACCACCAGGACAAGTACCACCACCAGGACAAGTACCACCACCAGGACAAGTACCACCACCAGGACAAGAACCACCATCAGGAGAAGCACCAACAAAAGAACCTTATCATAACATTGAAATACATGAATACTATAATAACAATCAAAATCCAATCAAATATTATTTAGATGGTAAATTTATCAATGAAGGAAAATATGAAATCACAAAAAATCCATAATTATAACAAAGTAAATTTATCATCAAGATATATACATGTATTTATTCAAAGAAGGATTAAATGAAACAGATACATCAAATAATATAATATATAATTATCCTGATACCACAATTAATAATCAATATAAAAATAATACTAAATCCGATGGATATATAAAAATACCATATACAAATCCAAAAAATGTAAATAATCCAAACCTCATATATTCTCCATCAAATATGAAATATCAAACTACAAATATTTATATATTTAGCAAAGCACATGACTTTCCTACACAATATGATGGAGAACTTATAATCGAACAAACTCCGATTACAAATGGTATAGATAAGGTATATACATGTATTTTATTAAAAACGGATTCCAATTTGAAACAACAAACAACGATAGACCAAATAATCGGAAATAATTTTTCCCCATCACTTTTATTGAATTTGAATGAATATTTAACAAATACTACATGTATTGCTAATACAGATAAAACAGTATTTGTATTCATGAAACCCGTTTCTGTAATAAGTTCTTTTATAAATTTTGATAAAAATAATATACCTAATATATTTTCAAAATATTCATCATCAGACTATCATTCGATATCTGCATTACAATATAAAGAAGGTTTTACACATGAAATTAAAGAAGGATTTCAAGAAGGTCTAAGTACCGGAGATGGTACTTATATGGAATGTAGTCCTGTCACTGATGGAAATAGTGCAGAAACTGTTTCATTAATACCTATAAGTAATCAAATCACAGACCAACTAAATACATCATCTTTAGTAAATACAACAATGAATTTTTTCACATTTTTAATATTAGTAGCCGTTGCAGTTTCAATTGCACCATTTTTGTATAAAAATTCTATTATATGGTTCGTTAAATCAATGTCTGACGAAGGCAAAGCCGCGAATAATTTAAAAACATTTGATATTTTTGTTGTAATTATTCTTTTTGCAATGATAGGTACATTTTCAGCATATGGTATATCTAATAGTAATGTAATTTTATCTAGTGGTGGTATGTTCTTTTTCATTTTTACATTACTATCAATTTTTGTAATAACTATATTAAAAATAACAAATCCGGGAACATATTCTTTAATAGAAAAACCAGGTGAAGCTAAATTTAGTTTAGATATTTTTGTTCAAATATTTGGGTTTATAATTAGTAATTGGTTTTCTATTTTTAAAATGTATTTTATAATACAGGTTATTTTAATAATAATAACTTTGGTATTGTATTATACAAATATTATTCCAGAATACATCCGTAATTTAATATTACAACTAGGAATGACTCTTACTATACCTATGACTTTATTTATTGTTAAATGGTACAGTAAATCTCCTGTACAATAATAACAACATTGATTTTTACATGATTTATATTACTATATACAAATCATGGGTTACACCTTTTCACATTCAAAACGCCCACTCTGTGGGCGGATTTGAGTGTGAAAAGGGGGTCCCTTTGCGCATTGTAAATGCGCAAAGGTGTAAATACCGGTATTACACTGATTGAAAAGAAAAAATGGGACAAAATACAATTATGAATCCTAATCACTATTTCATTTATCTTGAATATGTAATAGCACTGCATTATGATAAACTACCATCTAGATTTATCAAACATTTACCTATTCCAACACCATTATTCTTTTTATTTCCATCTTCTTCGTCATCCTCTAATTCCTTATTTACTTCTATTTTAGGTTCAAATATTCTTTTCCATGTTTGTTCTTCTTTCCAATTAATCGTCATACCTTTATATTTATCTGAATCAATTTTTCTAACACGATAATTACATTTTCTATAAAATCTTAAACGCTGTTTCCACTGATTTTGAAATAAATCATGTCCATCGACGATATCTACAATAATAGGATGTTCATGTTTTACACGCAAAATACGACCAACTGATTGTACAATGTCCGTTTTTGGAGTCACCATTACTAAAGTTGATAAAGTTTTAATATCAAGCGCTTCTGCAGCCATACTATAAGTAGCAATAACTATTTGTTTTGTCTCAGTTTCTTTTAATGCGGACTCTTTCATTCCTCCCAAATAATATCCAGCTGTAGCAATCTGTTTATGATGTATAGCATCATGCAAATATGTAAGTAATGATCTATTATGACCCAATATCATTATTTGTTTATCGGGATGTTCTTGTAATAAATCACCAATTACTTTTATAATAAAATCACTTCTTGGACCATATTCACATAGCTTTACAATCATTTTACTATATTGAGGCATACCACGAAAATCATACATAGTCTCATTGAATTCCGTATTATTTGTTTTATATTCAATAGCACGAACACATACAGGATCATAATCTTTACGATCATCGCAATATATTTTATCCCCAATGAACATATATAAAACTTTTGTCAATTTATCTTTTCTATCTACAGTAGCAGATATACCCAACATATAAGGTGTTACTATTTTCAAAAGTGTCTTTGAAAATTGTTCACTAGCAATACGATGTACTTCATCTATAATAGTCAATCCAAACTGTGAAAATATCTCAGGTGGATATTCTTTATCATATATAGATTGTATCATTCCAATAACAATATCTTTATCTTTCGTATCATTTATTTTTCCCTGAATTTTTCCTATACGAGCTGTTGGAAGAAATTCTTCAATACGTTCAATCCATTGATTCATCAAGAATTCTTTATGAACCAAAATAATTGTCTTTTTCTTAAGTAAAGATAATATTTTCAGAGCCATTACAGTCTTACCAGAACCTGTTTTTACTTCCAAAATACCTCCACAACCAGCACTTACATGCTTTGAATCTAGATTTACGTTTTTAACATGATTAATATAAATACCAATAATGTTCTCTTGGTAATCACGTAATTCTTTAGAAAATGGAACGTCAATGTTTTCTCCTTCATCAATTTCGGATTTCTTAGGTTTTCCATATCTAGAAATTCCATAAAAACGCGGAATATATATTTTCTTATCATTTTCTCGATAAACAGGAAACGCAATCTCTTCGGTAAATTGTGTTCCTCCAAAAACTACACCAAATAATTCCGGTTTTACAAATAAATCTTTTTTTAAAAATTCTTCATCTTCCTTACATAATACCGATTTAGGTATAGTATATCCTTTTTTTCCAATATAAGAATTATTACAAACATTATTTTTATAACTTTCATCCGGAGAAAAGGGAATATCCTTTTCTTTTTTCCCGCCCTTATTTTTGGAAAATAAGAATAAATTTCTCTTCATATATGCTTATATGTTATATAAGAATATATTTATATTTATTTGTAAAATCAATTTTCCATCCACATAAAAAATATAAATCTATGATATAATGAAATTGTTAGATTCTTTTAAATCAATTCCCCCTTTGGAAATAGGTTTATTTATAATTTTTGTTATATATATCATTTTTCCTTTTGATACACCAGGATTTTTATCATCTTATGTTGACTCACCTTTAGGAATGATAGTTATTTTCTGTGTTACTGTATTTTTATTTTTATATACAAATCCTGTTTTAGGTGTATTATACATTTTTGTAGCTTATGAATTACTTCGTCGTAGTTCAAATGTAAGTGCACGCAGTGCAATTGTACAATATACACCCTCTCAAGCGAATAAGGATGCCGAATTGAAAGCTATGAATCCTCCCAAAGAACACACTTTAGAAGAAGAAATGGTAGATATTCGTGCACCTATTGGTAAAAGTCAACCTATTGAATTTGTTACAAGTGATTTTAAACCTGTTGCTGATAAAACTATCCCCGGTGCTTCCTTGATATAGATTATATGATATCATATTTATTATATTGTATCATATCTATTGTTTACGGTTTTTACGGCTCTTACGACCACCCCTTTTATTTTTTCGACTTCTTTTCAATTTATGGCTTTTTCTTCCTTTCTTAGATCCACCTACAACCTTTGAAACATAAGCGGGAGAATTACCTCCTGTACCAGTTGAAGTAGGAAACGGTAATACGTTATTTTTATCATTTACACCGGCTGCTTGATCAACAATACTTGTCATATATATAGTCGTTAGATTATATATTTACATATTTGAAATGCACAAAGGTGTACAATTTATTGAACATCATATCCATTCACTAATTTACAAATGTGAATAATTCTAGTCGATGAATCCATAATTCGAATTGGTATCCATTTTTTAAATTTCATACTAAATATACATTCAATATTTAATGATTTATTCAAATCCACATATTTATCCTCCGCTATATTTTGAAAATCATCTTCATCGTCACTTTCCTCAATATAATCAATATTCTTATTTTCACGTATATTTCTAAATAAACTGTTCATAAATATACTAGAACGAATATTTGGTATATAAGCTATACTATAATATATCATTTGCTTGTTTTTTCCACATGCAAATAAATGATATACATCAAATTGTATATCTGCAGTTACATGAAATACAGTTGGATATCTATATTGTGGCTTATGATGGTCAATAGTAAACTTTGATATTGGAATATATTGTTTAATTAATGGTTCCGATGTTTTATTAATCTTAGAAAGAATATTATTCAAAGAAACATTTAAATAAGGTGATATTTCCATTAATTTACGCAATTGTATGTGATGTACATTATATGGTATATTTTTTTTATAATTTTCAAAATGATCTAATATTTCATTTTCATTTTTTTCTTCATTGCTAGAAAATCCCCAAAATACAGGTAATACAAATACACACTTTGTATATGGTAACATATTGTGTGTTTTTTTCATAAATTTTTCTATATATCCTAATTTTTCACCAAATGTCATATTCTTCAATGAAATACCTTTGAAATGAAAAATATCTTCCACTATGAAAAATTTTCTACCTTCATTATTTTCTTCTTTTGTTTGAATATCCATAGATTCACTAATCAATGTACCATATACTAATGTACCCAGAGAAAGACATGGATCGAAATATGTATCTACAATATTAACCTTTGATATTTTTTTGTCACGATTTAATTCCATCATATAACATACATCGGATGAATTATGAAATGAAAACCATGCGTAATATTTTTTACCAGTTGGAATAGCTATACTAATATTATAATAAGGAAAAACTTTCTTATGTGCAATAGTTTCATAGGAAAGTTCGATAGAGGGTAATCTTTTGATAAGATTTTGAGTTTCTAATTGTGACAATTCTTTCATTATATCTAATACATCATATTGTATTTATATCTTTTACATAAATAATATAATATGATACTTATAAACCGTTTACTAATTCAGATAAATCGTCATATAAAAAACGCTTTTCATCTTCGCTTATAAAATCATTTTTATTATTGGATTTATTGTTCTCAATAATTTCATTTAAAATATTTTTATATTTCTCAGTTTGAAAACCTACTAAATCTTTTGTCTTTTTGGTAGAATAATTATCTTTGATATAGTTCCATAAATAATGGAGTATAAAAATTATAATAAGAGAAATGAAAATAACTTTTAATATATTTAACATTATTAAAAATATATTAAATTTTTAGATTTTGAAACGGATAAAATAACGTGATATAATGTTAAAAATAAATATGGTATTTATTATATGAATAGTGATATTTATAATCTTATTATAATAAAATCCATTTGTTTATTTATATATTATATAGTTTTGATAAAGCATTCTTTAGATAAAATAGAAGAATATATTCAAAAAATAAAAAAAATTAAAATTGTATTGAGTATGGATGATTTTGAAAATCAAGAAAGAAAATATAACGGAATATTATGTGTTCAAAAAACGTCTAAACTACCGAAAGATATTATAAGATATGTTATATCCTATGTGTAATAGCGGAAATTTATTTCTTGGATTTCTTTGATTTCTTGGATTTATTTTTTTTTGATCTTTTTCCACCTTTTGTTTCTTGTGGATTTGATTCTGTTGGTACTGCTGGTACTGCTGGTACTACAGGTGGTTGTCCTGATGATGCTTGTACTACTGAATTTTCTTTTTTATCATTACCAAAAAGCCCAAAAAAATTCCATACACCACCTTTAATAACTGTTTTTCTCTTTTGTGTTTTATTTTTTTGTTGTTGTTTTTTCATACTATTACGCGACATATATAGATTATAATGATATATTATAAAAAATTGATTTAAAAAATAAAATATAATAATGTATCAGTTATCCTAAAATGCCTTCCGTCATTATTGTTGAAAAGTTAGGTACAATTAAATCGTCTTCGATTAAAACATTTTCTGAATCAGAAATATATAAAAAAGCTGGATTGAAATCACCAGATGATTTCAAATGTCAGACTACATGGAATATCGAAGACAATAATAAAAAATATTCTATTTCATTATATGGTAAAACAAAAGGAAGAGCAAATCAAGAAAATAAATATGAATTTCCTCCTCCAGTAGATAAAGTATTATATTTCGGAAATTGTATTTTAGTTAATACAACTGATAATAAAGTAACTGATTTATCTGTTAAAGAATGGGAATCTATTTATGAAAAATTATATGGTGGATTTGAAGATATTTTGGATGACGATGAAGACGAAGAAGATGATGATGAAGACGATGAAGATGATCCTGCATTAAAAACTAAATCTGGTTATGAAAAGGATGGATTTGTTGTAGACGACGACGATGACGATGATGACGAATATGGAGAAGAAGAAGAAGAAGAAGAAAATGAAGACGATGAAGAAGAAGACGATGACGAAGACGATGATGCACCTAAACAAAAAACAAAGGCGAAACAAAACAAAAAATCTAAAAAACCTGTTAAAAAAGGATTTGATATTCCTATTATAGAAACAACAGAAGAAGATGTTTATTTGGACTGTAAGAGTGAATTAAGTGAAGAATCATATATAGATGAATAAGGTATTAGTGAATAAAACAACTAACTGTATATATAATTATTTTTTCATAGAAAATTGAATGTATTTAAAAAATAAATTATATAACATACAAAATGAAGATTGATAATCCAGATAAATTTCGGTCAAATATTAAAAATAAATTTATTTCTATTATTGGAGATGAAAATATAGCAATAAATTTAGAAAAGGGTATCTTTAATTATGCTATAAAAGAGGCTACTATTAAAAAAATAGTAAAAAAATGGGAAAATCCACATTTTTCGCAAATTTATATAGATCGTCTTCGTAGTATCTATATCAATTTAAAAAATGAAAATATTCTTTCACAAATAAAAAACAAAGAATTATCTGCAAAAAACTTATCTTTTATGAATCATCAAGAAATGGATCCGGAACATTGGAAAGAATATATCGAACGTAAAATTAAACGTGATTCGTCCAAATTTTCCAACAATATTGAGGCTTCTACTGATATGTTTACATGTAAGAAATGTAAATCTAAAAAATGTACATATTATGAAATGCAAACGCGTTCAGCTGATGAACCTACGACTGTTTTTGTTACTTGTCTCGATTGTGGAAAGCATTGGAAGACGTAAATATATCTATGATTTTTATACTATTTAATATTTCAATAGTATAAAGGTGTATAATATATATTATTTTTTATTATATTTACGTTTTGATTTATTTGATTTTCTTTTATGATTTTTGCGTGTTTTTTTGCCTCCACTAATTTTAAGGTTTTCAATTATTTCATCAAATAAATCTTCACCTTTTTGTTGCGTTTCAGAATTTATTTCTGCTATGCAATACAAATATTCACCACTTTTAAATTCACTATATTCATCTATTTTTTTATTTATATTTGAATATGTTTTTTCTTTATCTTTAAAAGCAGGAAATGGACGAAAACGAGTATCATTATATTCATATTCAATTTCTACATTTGAATCACGTAAACGATAATATTTTTTATAATCATCTAAATCATAATCTCCCCATATTGTTGCGTCAAAATTTTTAATTAGTATATATGCAGAAGCAACATTAGCTATAGTTATAAGAACTCTTTTAATATTTTTATCAATTTTATTTGCAATAATAAATAGCACAGAAATCAATAATTGATTAATTTTTCTTCTTTCAAAATTACTATGAGTTTCTGCTAAATATTCTATTATATCACCTTTTCTACTAATAATTAGAGATGATATACATTCGTTTTTATAATTAAAACATAATACTGGATTATTTGTTTTTATCATTTCTCCATAATGTGTTATGTTTTGAATATCTTGATCATTTTCTTGAGTAATTTTCAACTCACATTTATCACATTTTTCTTTTAATTCATCATTTAATTTATTAATTAATTTTTTAACATCTTTATTATTTGCATTAATATAATATTTTTCTTCATCTTTATTATCCATTATACTATTATAATAGAAAAAAATGGTTACTAAATATATTAGTGGATTATTTTAGAAGCAGTTGACGTTATTCCAATTTATCTATGTAGATAAACATATAAAAATAATATATTCAATATATTATATTTAATATAATATGTGTGACATAATGTATGTTTTACTCGGTATTAGTAATGATACTGTTGAACAAGAAACATTTGTATATTTTATAGGTGTATTTGAAACTTTATTACTCGCAAAGGAGAAATTAAACCGTTTAATTACCACTACAAATACAAAAAAAAGTAATTATATAATAAAAAAAGTAACTAAAAATGAAATATATAATTATGATTGGAGTAACAATGAAGAAGATGAAGTAAAAGATATTTGACAAACTTATAAAGAGCGTTTTTACTCATTTACATATATCAAAACTTCAAAGGTGTAAAAAATAAACATTATCATTTTTTATTTTATTTCGATTTTTCACGTGATCTATTCATTAAACTCATTTTCTCAAAATCTGCTACCAATGAATCAACAGATGGTACTGGAGCAGCTATACCTTGTCTAATTGGTTCAGGTTCTGGTTTCATAGGTACTTGTACAGCTACTGGTTCAGGTTCTTTAACTGGTGACGGTTTTTTAATTTCAACATCATCTTCTACATCAGTTATTTTTTCTCTATATTTACGAGTCTTATTAGTAATTCTTTTAATTTGGTCAGTTAATTTATGAATCAAACGACCTTTGTGACATTTACCAGTTCCAATGAAATGCCAGTAACCATATGTTTCCCACTTATCTAATATCTTTTTAAAATTACTCAATATTTTTTCACTCGATAAATTTAATGCAGGATTATTTTTTCTAGTAAAATTACGAAATGTTCTTGTACGACCATCTTCGTCAAATGTATTCACAAAATCAATTGTATTAAATTCACGTAAAAAACGTGGATTTTCTATCATTTCACGATACATTTTAATCATTTCATAATGCACTTTGTACATTTTTTGTCTTTCATTTAATGATTCATCATCAAAAATTTCATCTAATGGTTTATCTAAATATTTCATTATACTATATGTTTGACATAATGTGTCATGTATATTTTTATGTGGTACTTGATGACGACTAGCAACACTGCAATATACTGTTTCTTCATTATTTTTCTTATTTACTAATAAATGATGATATCCACGTTCAAATAAACCATGTTCAGGTACTTCTTCTACAAAAAAAGTAGAATCCTTATTTTTTTTATTTCGAAATACCTTCTCAATAATTTCTCGAACAGTAGCATCTCCAAATATTTGATTAACATATGTATAATGTTCTAAAGAATATTTATCTAACAACTCCTGTGTGCATTCCATTTTTATATAATATATAAATATTTTTATATTGTTATGATAATATTTCTAAATCTTTTAATCGCCAATATTCACAACCACCATTTGGTAATGGTCTTTTAATGATAAAAGGAATCTTTCTTTCTTCCAATTCTTTCAATGCAATCAGATATCCATCAATCATGGAAGGATCAACAGGAATAAATGGTTTTGCACCAGCATTAATCTGTTTTGCTCTCTCTCCGAGAATACGTGCCTTTTCATATTTTGTAAGAATTGGTATAGTTTTATGTAGTGGATCTATAATAATACCTTTTTCACTCCTTACAATTGTACATAATGTATCTATTTCTTCATAATTATGTTGATGTAATTCTGGGTGATATTCGGCAATAATATTTTGTTTTAAATTTTCATCAAATTTCTTCAAATAATCATCGTCGTCTTCATCTTCATCATCTTCTTGGTCTTCAACGGCTTCATCGTCATCTTCTTCGTTGTGTATTTCATCGTCTTGATTATCATTTATTTTAATTTTATTATTTTTATCTTTATCTTCTGTTAGTGAATCGTCGTCTGAATCTTCTTCAGAGTCTTCTTCGGAGTCTTCGTCTGTTTCTTCTTGATCATCATAGCCACCTGTATATTGTTTATCATATTCTTCTTCATTGTAATCATAATTATCTTTATTTTCATCATCTATTTTATATTGAATATTTTCCATTTCGCCTGACATTGTTATAATATAGAATGTTAAATTTTTATCTATTTTATAAAAAAAATCAATTTTTTCAAATATACAAATAATTATTTACTATCATCCGTTTTCCAATTGGTATCACATTCGACACAAATATATAAATATTTCATATTTTCATCATCATAACGTATATAAATAACTTCCGCTGGTACACTACCTTCTAAATTAGTTTTACAATCAGGATTAGGACATTTTACATTATAAATTCTCGGTAAGGTAGGATCCAATTTAGTATATTTATTTATAATATGTTGGAATGATTGTCCACTCTTTTTAAATTGTGTATTTATAACACAAGCACCCTCTTCTAATACATTCTCATCTTTATGACCACAATTTCGACAATAATAAATCATTTTATTTCCATCTTTTTCACTGATGGAAATATAATACATGTTATTGCATTCTGTACAGAATTTCATTATAAAATACTATGATACATATTTTTTATGTATATTATTTTTTTCAATTTTATATTATTTGCTGTCATTTTAGTTTTATTTAAAAATAAAAGATAAAGCATTTACCATGTTAAATTAAAAATATCTTCTAGCTAAAAAATTGAAATAAAATGGATATAAAAATATAAATATATATTAACTCATAATGGATGAAATACAATTAGTGAAACCCGTTTCTATTAAAAAAAAGATGAACACCAATACATCGAAGAATTCAAAGGCAAAATTTTTCGATTTTATGAAAAACCATGTAATTTCAAAAGATAGTGATAAAAAATCCACAAATACAAGAATTGGTGACAAATCGATGAACATATATGGGGGAAACTATCATATTTCCGAAGAAGAATATCAAACATTCTTGGATTTGTATTTTCAAGAGGTATTTATTAAAAAAAATCCAGAATATTTGACAGAAGTCCAGTTGGAAAAATCCGGTCCAATATTGATAGACATTGACCTGCGTTTTTCGTTAGACGTCGGAGAAAGAATTTATTCCAATGAACACATAGATGACTTGATTGATCAATATTTAGAAGAATTAAAAACTATGTATCAATTCGACGAAGATTCCAAATTTTGTATATATTTATTCGAAAAATCGGGCGTTAAAAAAGTACCAGAAAAAAATATTACAAAAGACGGTATTCATTTGATTATCGGTATTCAATCCGATCATATTACACAGCAAATCTTAAGAAAGAAAATGGTAAATCGTCTCGAAGAAATCTGGAATGATTTTCCTATTACGAATACATGGGAAGACGTACTAGATCCAGGAATTTCTACAGGCAAAACTAATTGGCAAATGTATGGATCTACAAAACCTGGTTATGAACCTTATTCATTAACCCGTATATTCGAGATATCTTATGATCCAACTGATGAAGAATTTATGCGTAAAATTATTTCAGTTGACAAATTCAATATGCAAAAAGATTTATTCAAACTTTCGGCTAGATGTAATACACATCCTGCCTTATTCTATAAAAATACTTTTATTAATGTGAGAGAAGAGGCTATTCAATCAGGTGAAGTTGTTTGTGATTCACAAAATATTCAGAAAAAGATTAAAAAGACGACATCAAATATGAACTTTTCAGCTGGAAATATGAATGTATTACAAATCAAGAACCGAGATGAATTGAATGAATGTGTAAATCAATTTTTAGATAATATTGTCTCTAGTTCTCTAGACTATGAATTACGTGAAGCCTATGATTATACTATGACTTTACCAGATATATATTATGGACAAGGTTCCTTTCTAAAATGGATTCGTGTAGGATGGGCACTCAGAAATATCAGTGATAGATTATTTATTGTATGGGTTGCATTTAGTGCAAAATCACCCACTTTCGATTTCAGAGATATTCCCGAGTTATATGAAAAATGGTTAAAATTTGATATGAATAATCCCCAAGGATTGACAAAACGTTCTATTATGCATTGGTCAAAAATAGATGCATTTCAAGAATACAAAAAAGTCCGCGAAAATAGCATTGATTATTATATTGACCAGACACTATATGTAACAAAGGGTGATTTATCTGATGAAAAGAGATTGAATAAGGGCTGTGGTGATTTCGATTTAGCCGTTGTTTTATTCCATTTATTCAAAGATGAATTTGTATGTGTAAGTGTAAAAGCTAATATATGGTTCACATATAAAAAACATCGTTGGGTAGAAATCGATTCAGGTACTACACTAAGAAAAGCTATTTCTGTGGAACTTCGTGATATGTATCGTAGAAAAGCATCTATAATTGCAGAGAGAGCCGTTGCTGAAAAAGGTGAAGAAAAGGAAAAAATATACAAACTTCAATTGGAAAAAATATTAGATATTTGTCTTCGTCTAAGTAGAACTAATGATAAAAAAAATATAATGGTAGAAGCAAAAGAATTATTCTTCGATGATTCATTCTTACAAAAATTAGACACAAATCCATATTTGTTGTGTTTCAATAACGGTGTATTCGATTTCAAAGAAAAGGTATTTCGTAGAGGTTATCCGGAAGATTATATTTCAAAGACAACAAACATTGATTATAAACAAGTAAATAGAGTCCGTGACGCTAAAACTATATCAGAAATTACTGAATTTATGCATAAATTATTTCCTGTTAAACAACTACATGATTATATGTGGGAACATTTGGCTAGTACTCTCATTGGTACTTCTGTAAATCAAACATTCAATATGTATATTGGTATTGGTTCGAATGGTAAATCAGTACTGATATCTCTCATGGAAAAAATACTTGGTGAATACAAAGGCGATGTACCACTCTCTTTAGTAACAGATAGAAGAACGAAAATTGGTGGATTAGCACCAGAAATGGTAGCATTGAAAGGTATTCGTTATGCGGTAATGCAAGAACCAAAGAAGGGAGATACGATCAATGAAGGTGTCATGAAACAAATTACTAGTGGTATCGATCCAATTCAAGCAAGAGCACCATATATGCCTCAAGCAATTACCTTTATACCACAATTCAAATTAGTTGTATGTGCAAACGTATTCATGGAAATCAAGAGTCAAGATAATGGTACATGGCGTCGTATTCGCGTCGTTGATTTCTTATCAGTATTTACAGATAAACCCGTAAAAGATGACCCAGATAAACCATATCAATTCTTAAAACAGGAAGATTTGACGGAAAAATTCGACGATTGGAAAGAAATTTTCGCAGCATTATTAGTGGAAAAAGCCGTTGAAACAAATGGTATTGTAAAGGATTGTGAAATTGTATTAAAATCCAGTAATTCATATCGTGAAAGTCAAGATTATATTGCAGAATTCATTTCCGATAGAGTTATTATTGACGTGAATGGAACTATTACTAAGACGGAATTGACTACGGAATTTAATATTTGGTATCAAGGTGCTTATGGTACTAAGGGAAGTCCTAGTCCAAAGGATGTTCAATCTTATATGGATAAACGATTTGGTAAATTTGAAAAATATAAATGCTGGAAAGGTGTGCGTATCAATTATGATCGTGATATTGGACCAGAATTAAATGTAAGTAATAGTGATGATGAAGATAGTGATGATATTGATGTAGATGATTTATAGATCTATAGCTATATGGTACAAAAAATATAAAAAATATTTTTTTTATATTTTATTATTACACTTTTACATACTCAAATAGCCCACAAAGTAGGCAGATTTGAGTATGTAAAGGAACATCCCCCGCTTGCACACATAAAATGCACAAAGATGTAAATTCAACACATTATACATCCAGATTTTCTATCAGTTTTTAGATTATTTGTTTCGAATGAATTCCTTAGTGTATCTGTTTCAAATAAATTTTCCAAATAAATAACATCATATAATGAAAACAAATAAGCTGTACTTTCACAGAAATTATAGGCATAATGTGTTCTCAATTTCAATGGTGATATTGTTTTTTCAATTCCATGTATTGCAATTGCTTCTTTATAAATAATATCAAATAAATCTATACTTGTAAATATGCGTCTTTTTTCAGCAATAAATTTATATGCTTCATAAAGAGTCATATTACAATATTTTATATAATACATTAATACCACACTCGGGCTTCGATTTACACCCAATGAACAATGCACATACAATTTATTTTTTGGATTTTCCTGTATTAATTCATGAATTCTATCTGCAACACGAATTAAAATATTTCTATTTTTTGTTTCATCTTTATCTGTTTCATCAATAGGATAATGTTCATATATGATTGAATTCGATGGAATTTCATATTTTGTTATTAGTTCATTCGATACATTTATTATATGTGTTACTTCATCCTTAGGAAACCATTTTACACTATCTTTATTATAATTTACATTCCTATAAGAATTCGTACCAATGAGAATATTTTCATCTATTAAATTCAAACTATTATAAGGTAATTTATATTTTTCTATAAAATTATTTATATATAATCTATTACTACGTTGAATACGATAGTATGCAATAAGTTCTGGATTTGTTTTAAATAATAAAGCAATATCTACTTCTATATATTTTACTTTATCTTTACATAATAATTCAAACTTTTCTGTAATTGTATTACTATGAAGATATAATGTTCTCGGTTTTACAATATAAATTGTTTTAATTGTGTTTATATATTTTAAAAATACTTTACAAAATTCACAATATCCTTCTACACCAATTATACCTGTATCATATTTAGAATAAAATAAACTTGTTTTATAATCACATTTCAATATTTCTACAAAATCTTTATTTTGTTCATGAATTTTTTCCAGTTGAATATTTTCATCTTTTGTATAAATAGGTTCTATATCGTCACCATATTTCGATATATATTTCAATGTATTGAATAAAAACTCAAAATATATATTATAACCATCGTTTGTTTTATTTACATGTTTTGTACTATACTCCGATAACTGTCCACTACCTAATAAATATATGTCACCTTGAAATTTACTATTTTTATATTTTTCAATTATATCATCTCTATACATATCATAACTTTCATAATTATGATACTCAATACCCTTTATTTTTATGCGATTATTTTTCAATATATTTATTTCGGGTTGATTTATAACAACAAATAAACATTTTTTTGAAGGATCGTGAATAAGCTCATGAATTTTATCTTCAATTTCTTCCATTTTGATATATGTATACATTATATTATATATATATCAATTTTATCAATAATTATTTGACGTATATACATTCCCATTAAGAATAGCATATATGTATTTCCATAAAAAATATAAAAATTGTTGAAACAAATCAATGACGAAAGGATATAAGAAAAATATTATTATAATTACTATTTTCATTTTCATTGACAATGTTTTATTCATAAATACGAGAACATAAATTAATGTTAAAAATAATACAAAATATACAATATATAAAATAAAATTCATGGCTCTTAAAGAGATGATTTTATCTGCCTGATATCGTACTTTTTGATTATCTGTAGAATAAGTATCTTTCAATTCACCAATCTTATTTTCTATAATATCATTCTCATTTTTAACAAGTTTATATTTTATATCTATCGTATTTGCTCCTAATGCTTTATATTTATCCAAATCACTTTGTATTTCCGCTTTTTTTGTTATTTGTCTATTCATTAAAGAATAGTAATTATCAACATTTGCTTTAAGTGCCTGTGTTAATTGATCATATCCACTGTTTTGTGAATAAACCGGTTTTTTTGATGTTTCAGATAAATCACTCGATGAAGGAATATTTATTTGGTTTCCATAATTATCTTTTAAAGGATTATTTATTTTATTTTTCAAATCATTAATACTTGAAACTAATGAATTATTACCGCTTTTTAAATCATCATTTGTTTGTCTCAATGAATTATTTTCTTGTTGTAATTGATTTACTCTTGTATTTCCTAATGAAAAAATATTCGAATATGTTGAAGTCATTTTATATAATATATACTATATATTATGCTCTAGAATAATTTTCAAATTCAAAAGGTCCATAAGGTTTTACTGAACCAAATCCTACAACACCATTATTAATATTTGTTGCTACCAAAGATGATAAATGATTATCTAAAGTTGTAAAAGATTCATTACATCTTTGAGTAATTGGTATGCATGCATTACCGCATCTTTGCATATTATTTATACATCCTGATATATCTGTACATCTATTATTAGAAATATCATACAATATTTTTCCATTAGATTCATTACTACAATCGAAAACACATTTATTAATTCCGGCATTCCAAGCCGAATTTGTAGAACAACAAGCTTCACCTACACAACTATTTGAAAGTGAAGATAATAAATCACTAGCTTGATTTGCCGATTGAACTTTTTGCGCAGATGAAACTGTTGTATTTGGTGGTGCAAATTTTATTTGATCGAAATTCATATTATCTTTTGTAACAATTTGTCTAATTACGACAATAATATACACTGAAGAAATACCGATTATCAAAATACTCAATAAATCAATTATTGAATCGGGTATTATTGGAAAAATTTTCTTCAATTGATTTATTCCAATAAAAATAATCAATGTAACTACTAAAATAATTAAAATAAGAATATAATGACGTTGTTTTTTGCGATAACTATCATTCAAATATAATTGTCTCTCTTTTCCAAATATTTGATTATCTATTTGACCTTGTTTTGTTTCTAATCTCGTTTTTTCATTGTTTAATATATGCGACATTTCATCTTGTTTCTGTAACATATATTGAATTGTAGTATTTGCATCTTTATAGTAATCTGCTGTAGTATTCAAAGAAGTTTGTGCATTTGTTATATCAGTACTACTAATTGGTTGACTATATGATGGATTAGATATGTATTTTAAAAAATCTTGTTGTGTACTAATTAAATATGTTAAAGTATCTGACATTATAATATATTATCACATAATATATTATATTATATGCTAAAATTATTCCTTAGCTAATAAAATAGCTGTTATTAATAATGTAGCTGTTGTAATTGAACCAACTATATACATATTATTTTGTTGAAGTATCATTTCATTTACATCTTCATTTATTCCATCTGCTAATGTAGGTAGACGTGTTAATGGAGAATTTTCTTGATAAAATTTTGGATTGAAATCAGCATTTACATTATTTGATAAATCTATATATAATTTGTTGTATATGTATTTATTTTTATCGAAATTGTTTCCATTATCATTTACTCTTTGAATATTATCATTCAAATCTTGTGTCATTATTCGAAGTGGTCCAATTTTGTTATTACTAATATCCGCAATAGCACCATCTTTACTCAAATCTGTATAAATCGTATAATCATACGTCCTATTTCCACTAAATCCTTCACAACTTGCATTTGTACCATTCAAAAATTTATTTTGGTTGCATTTCCAATCCTTATATTCTTGTTCTGAATATACACCTACTACATGAGGTGATGAAAATGATGTTGGTAAAACATTATGATATGCATAATTATTGTATTGACTAGCAGAATTCAAATTATTATTTGGAATTGGTTCGGACATATAATTTGATGACATTGAAATACTTTTTTCTTTTATATAAAGTTCCGAAGAAGAAATATTTGTACCTGGTTGTATTAAATTCGTAGAATTAGGTGGAATTATATTATCTGTATTATTATTGTTTATATTACACCATTGTTTTCCATCATTCGTTTTATAAAAATAAAAATTATCACAAGAAGAATTCTTATCACACGTATTTTTACATTCATCTATACTATTTACTTTTGTTGAATTCAACATACTTGATGGAGATGGTGCAAATTTTCCAATACTTGTATAACCATTATATGATAATACACTACTATTATTCGGTGTAAATTCTAATGTTTTATTACTATCATTTGCATAGAACATCTTGTTCATTTTTTCATCCACATTTATATTATATAGAAATCTAGTATTTCCACTCGTATATACAAATTTATTTCCATCACCATCAGTCGCCAATTTTGTACATGCCTTTTTTGCTACTTTTAATACTAAATTTCCTAATTCATTTATATATAATTTAAGTTTCGAATCACTGCTTACCAAATAATTATCCGCATCGATTTTAGATATATATGGATATAAATTTAAATTGGCTGTTCCTATTATCTCTCTCCTGTTATTTTTCTGTTTATCTAAATACCATTCATAACTCATAACATAATTAGTATCATAATCAATAGTAAAAATGTTCTCCGAATTCAAAGAATCAAATCCATTATTATTACTCCATGTAGCTTTCAATAATTGTATTTTTCCATTTTCTATAAATAAATATAATATACCATTATCATTTTTATTTTTATTATTTAAATATCTATTTGCATTATTAATATCTCTATTTTTTTCACCTTCAAATGCCTTTAATATATTATTATTTGAATCATATATAGTAAATTTCATTGTATTTGGATCTATTTTTGCATAATTTCCTTTTTTAATATTAGTAGCTTCACTTGTTTTTGAATCAAAAGCTTCCCATAAAGTAATATATTCTACTTTTGTTTCATATCCATTTACAGATGGATTATTAATTGCTTTTATTTGTTTATTAACATCTGGATCAGTCGGATTTGTAACATAACAATTAAATAATCCATTTTTCGTATTTTCATTAGAGTTCTCCACCAAAGAATAATACATTTGTTTAACTTCATAATTTTTCCCATCTTTTTGAAAAGTACATAACATTCCATTATTAATATCATTTGTATTTATTTGAGAACCATCGGGACGTTTTATTGTTAAAATGAAATCGCGATATCCCCAATTTTCACCGAATTGCATTCGGATTGGGTAAGGTTTTCCACTTATTAAATACATTGTATTTTGTCTATAATTCATACCATGTAATCCACCATTATTTACTAACGAATTCGAAGTAGAATAATCATTTATTGCAGTATTTCCTAACCATAAATAACTTGCATCATCGCTATTTGTACCGAACAACCAATTACCTGTTTGGTCTGGAATAAAATATCCTACCCATTCTACTGAAAATATATGTCCACCATTATTATTAATACTATCTATATTTCCTATTGCTGAAGATAAATTCGTAAAATCTGTAGAAACTCCTGTTTTAATAATATTTTTATCATTCAAAAATACTGTTACATCATCCGCAAAATAATTATTATATATTTTATAATTAAGACCGGGAACCTTTTTAATAGTACCATTTTTCAATCCATCTTCAATTTCTTTTTTTTCATTGTATTTTATATCACTAAATAAAATAGACGCAGCTAATTTACATGATTCTCTTGTATGTAAATTATTATCTATTAGTTTCATATTTACAGAAGAATTTGCTGATGTTTCACTAGTAGTAGAACATGTTGTCGATGTAGAACTAATAGCACTATTTGACGGAATAAATTTTAAAAATTCATAATTATTCGAAAACTTGTCAATTATATTGTAGTATGTTGTAGTTAAATTATCCAAAAATGTATCTCCATAATTTGTTGTTTGTGACATTTATTATATTTTCTATATACTAGAAATATAATAAATAATTACAAGTGCCTAAACACGTAATATATAAGTGATGTTGCTAAAATTGTCCATAATACTCCTGAATACACCGTAGCATCATAGTTCATTTTATAATCTCCATACATTGAACTATTATCCATACTTAAATTTTTTAATTTTATATCCAATTTATTTCTTAATTCTACAATATATTTGTAATTGTTCGATATTTCATTAAAACTTGCATCATATTGACTATATGGAGAACTTGTAGCTGATGTCACTCCTGTAGTTCCCGTTGTAGTCGTTTCTGATGCTGTTGTTCCTGTTGTAGTTGTTTCTGATGCTATAATTCCTGTTGTGGTCGTTCCTGATGCTGTTGTTCCTGTCGACGTTTGTGTACTTATTTGAGTAGAACTATATGTATTACCTGTTTTAATATAATACATAGCTTTTTCTAAGGCGATTGAACTATGTAAAACATTTTTATATAGATTGGTTATATCATCAGAACAATTATTATTATTTTTATAACATCTTAAATATGCATTCAAATCATCTATTGCTATATTTTCTAAATCACTTATATTATATGAATTACCTTGATCGCCATCTATATTGAATAGTTTATTTGATGACATGTTTACCTTTGAATATATAGAATATCACGAAATTATTGCTTGAATTTATACAATACAAATATAAATGCTAAAATGCCTATAGTTAAATTAAAACTTTTTACATATTCATTCATGTATATAGCTTTTGTATTAATATAATTTTGATCACTTCCTAAATGATTGTTCTCCAATTTATGTATTTCATTTGCGTTCAATTTATTTTTACATATTTCCCTTTTATAACAATTCATGCTTGCATCTTTTACCCATGTACTTTTTGAATCTGTAGAAAATTTACACGATTCATCGGATATTATAATATACGTTTGAGAACAATCATTGTTATTAGGAACATCATTAGGAGATATTTCATTTATTTTTTGATAAAAAAAATCATTTGGATTATAATCAACTAATACTGTGGACATGAATATATATAATATTATACACAAATTCTATAATAATTTGAAAACATGGCTGTAGGACTTTGTCGTGCAAATAGTGCTACTTCACCTGGTCTTATTGTATTAGCTAACGCCAAAGGATCAAAACGTGATATTTCAGGTAATAATTTGATATCTTTTAAATTCAATTCCAATTTCAATTTATTTATTTCTTCTTCATTTAAAATAGAAACATATGGTATCAAACTATGTTTCATTATATTGAATTGTAATCTTTTAATATTATGTATAACTATGAATATTCCATGTCTTTCATAAATATATTTTATTTTATTAATAATTGTATCATTAGGTTCTTCATCTATAATAATAATAAGAGTATCTTTCTTTGTTAACACATTTTCAATTTCATACAAATCTTCTATTATTGTGTCTAAAGTCTGTGGTCGAATTTGTTTTGATCCAGATTTTACAGATAAATAATATTTAATATATACCTTTTTATCATCTGTTTGATGTGGTAATAACATATCTAATTGAGAATTAATATACATTGCATCTATTTCATTAATACTAAATGTATTATAGTCAGATATGGAATATTTTAAATGTTCCATATGTTCTAATATTGTCAAACGTGATTTATATATACTTAAAATACGATTACTAGAAGTCCCTGACATGTTTAATGTTATAATATAAATAATATATTTATATTGTATTTGGTTATTTTTTATTCAATTTTACAGATAATATCCATTACTCCGTCTTTTTAATTACTAGATTATTAAAATCTATTGTTCCTAAATCACTAGTCATTTTTTGTTCATTATTTTGTGATAATTTATTACTAGGCATTAGTCCTCCTTGTATTGGTTGTATTGGTTGTGTTTTATTATCATTTCCTGTGTCTATTGAATTATCCGGTCCATTTACTATTTTAATTGTTGGATTTACTTCTATAGTTGGTACTCCATTTGAATACATTGGAATTTGCGGTTGTTGCTGAATAGAATTATACATATTTTCATAAGGATTCATAACTGTTGGATGATTATTATATACTACTTCGGATGGTCTATATATATCACATGGTTCTACAACTTTTATCGTATCTTGAATATCATTTATTCCTTCCATATCACTTGTTTCTATCGTAATAAATTGACCACCTCCTACGTCTTTTATATACCATAATCTATTTGGTTTATTACCACCTCTATATAATACTACCTCTCCCTTTTGAAATGACGGCGATTTCGACGGTGTGGATGCTAATTCAAATGGGGGTGATTCTGGTGGTGTAGACGCTAATTCAAATGGGAGTGATTCAGATAGTGGTGGTGGTGGAAAATCCGGAGAAACTGGTTTAAAAGAAGGTGGTGCATAATCAGGAGATATAGGTTGTAATGTCTGTACTATTTCAGGTAAAATAGGTTCAAATTCAGGTGGTACATACTCTGGTGATTCCTGTAATCCATACTGTTCCATTTCAATTCTTCTCAATTCTTTCTGTTTATCCACCTTTCCTTTAAATTCTACATGTAATTTTTCTTTAATTTCTCCTATCACATCTTTCGTGGATACATTTTCTTTCTGCATTAATTTCGATATATTTTTTGAAAAGGCCATGTTCTCCAATTGATCTATATTATCATCCGTAATAATTCTCATTTGTATATTTATAGCTTGTAATTCCTGTAATAGTAACTTTAATGTATATGGAACACAAACTATACTGAAATTACGACCATATTTTGTTATATTCTCAATATGCATTTCTTTTCCATCTAATGATCCTATAAATTTTATTGGTCCATCCGCCATTGGACTCATGAATAGGTTCTTGGATGGATTGTAAATTGCTAACATACCGGTTTGATTACAAACAGCCATAAAATATTTATCACCTCTTTCCATCATAGATTCACGTAAAAAGTTATTAATTCCATGTGATATTAATACATCACGTTCCATTTCACCTATACGTAATCCTCCGTCATTTGCACGACCACTTACCGGCTGTTTTGTCAACGACGTCATTGGACCTCTAGCACGATAATTTATTTTATCTTTTACCATATGTTTCAAACGCATATAATAAGTGGGTCCAATAAATATATCACTCTCTATTTGTTCTCCAGTCATTCCATTATATAATATTTCATTTCCACTAGAATGAAAACCCATCTTTGTTAAACTTTCACCAAATAAACCTATTTTTGAACCGTTATTATTAAATGCAGTACAGTCTCCAAATCCACCATAAATTGCACATGATTTACCCATTAAACATTCTACTAGTTGTCCAATTGTCATACGTGATGGTATAGCGTGTGGATTTATAATAAGATCGGGTCGTATTCCGTCTTTTGTAAAAGGCATATCTTGTTCTGGAATTACTAAACCAACAGTTCCTTTTTGTCCACTACGTGAAGCCATTTTATCTCCCAAATTTGGAATACGAATCTCGCGAATACGTACTTTTGCAATACGTTCTCCTTCTTCGCCTTCTGTAATAAAAGACTTATCTACTATACCTAATTGTCCTTTCTTAGGAACCTTTGATGAATCAACACGTATTTCTTTATTTTCCACACTATTGGATGTAATACCAATCAATACTGTTTTATCATCTACAGGTGTATTTTCTTTTATTATTCCATATTTATCTAATTTACTATAATCATATCCTGGTTTTATTCCAACAACATTCGAACTGTTCTCGATATTTGTCAATTTTTTATCTACCAAAATATCGGCATTTTTACTGTTCTCTTCATGTGTTTCATATACAGTATAATATGTTGTATTAAATAATCCACGTTTAATTGCTCCTTCATTTACCAAAATGGAATCTTCCATATTATATCCACTATAACACATAATTGCAACTATTACATTTTCACCATAAGGGTTCTCCTCTTCATTAATATATTCCAAATATCTTGATTTAACAAGAGGTACTTCACCATAATTGAGAACCACTGCCGTTTTATCCATTCTTACTGGAAAATTTGTATGATATAAGGATACTGCTTGTTTACTTTGACCACATGAAAAAGAATTACGTGTTGGTGGATTGTTCTCTGGAAATATAATTTGATTACACATAACACCCATTATGAGTGATTCATGTATTTCCAAATGCGTATGTAATTTACGTCTCTCCTTTTCAATATCTTCCATTTTAAGAGCAATCAGTGAATTTTCACTCTCACTTGGATCGATATATTCAATAATCGCTTGTTCTTTTAAAAATCTCTCTAATCTTGCAGGATTTGATTCCGTTGTAATTCCTTCATACAATTCATGTAATTCATAAATACGGGGTAATCCTTTCTCGAATGAATCTATTTTTTTCTTATTGAAACCCATTGTTAATTCAGACCATGAAAAATTATTGTTTTTTATTTTTTCCATTATTTCTTTGTTCTCAAAGGAGAACTTGGAATTTTCTTCTTCATTATGTCTATAAAAAATAGGTCTACATACTCTTCCTGAATCTGTATAAATAAATATTGTATTTAGTTTTATTTCAAATGTAGCACTCGTAAATATAGGAATCAATGCATTGTGTTTAAAAAGACGAATTTTCTTCATTGCTTCTATAGGATTAGATACAGAACCAGCCCATAATCCATTTACAATAACACGTGTCATAGTTGATAATAATGCCGGTCCACATTCTTCCAATAATTTCATAGGTATTTTTTCACGTAACCATTCTATCATAGGTTCTCTTGAATATCCTCTTGAAACTACTGTGGTTATTGCTAGAGATTTATGTAATCCGATATTTCCACCATCTGGTGTATCAATTGGATCTATAAATCCCCACTGAGAACAATTTAATACACGTGGTCCAACTAATTTCGCTGTTGAATCTAATGGTAAATTCGTCTTACGTAAATGTGCAATCATACTATTGAATGAAAGACGATTCAAATCTTGTACAATACCTACACGTTTTGTATGTGATTCAGAACCCCAATTACCTTTGAATGCTTTTTTAAATCCCAATTCTACATATCTTTCCTTAAAAATATCTCGGTAATTTTGTTGAATCAAACCAGGTAAGTTCTCCGAATATAAACTCTTATTATAATAAAGACGTTTTTCAAAATCTAAATGTATTTGTTTTTGTTGTATTGTATAATATTCACGAAATAGATCATAAATAAGAGAACCTACTAACTCTACTCGTTTATATTTGAAATTATCTCTATCTGTTGGTTGTTCTATTCCTGAATGAACAGATAATAAACGGAATACTATATAACCCAAATAATATGCCTTCTGAATAAAATTTATTTCACCAACATGTGGTAAAAAGAAATCCGATAATACTTCTAATGCATAAGATACTGTTGTATATTTTGTCAATGATGCTATATACATTAATGCTGCATGTTGTGTCATAATACCACCCGCATCTTGTACTGATGGTATAAATAAATCTAACATAGATTCATATTTTTCAATGTCTAATAAGCACATTGTAATTATTTCTTTATCTGATATAATACCTAATGCGCGAAATACAATGAAAAGAGGAACTGGATTACGAACATTTGGAATATTTACTACAATGTTCTCAAAACTATATTTTTTGGATGCCTTTTTCATTTTAACTGAAAGAGTACGAATAGGTTTAGAGGCATTTTCAGATACAGAACGAATTTCCGCTGAATAAGAAAATACATCATCATCTACATTACGTATATATAACATATTATCTGCGAATTTTTCTTGTGGAACAATGGTCTTTTCTTTTCCGTCAATAATGAAATAACCTCCTGGATCATTTTTACATTCTCCCATTGAAAAACGAATATCTCTAGATAATCCATTTAATATACAGTAATTTGACTGTACCATAATTGGAAATTTACCCAAATAAATTTTTTCCAATGTAATTGTTCTTAATTGTCTATTTTTACCTATTAGTGATTTCTCACTAGCTTCACGTAATTGAGATAACATTGCTGGTGTCATTTCTACTTCCACCGATTTTACACGTTTCTTACGTTCTACTTTCTTTGGTGCACCACCATCTTGTTCTACATCTTCGGGTTCCACATGGTCTAATGATTTCAATTCTTCCTCTTCATACATATCTAACGATTTTTCTTTAAAATTACCGGCTTTAGACAATTCATATTCTTTCGTTTCATCTGTATAATCTGCGTCTTCTAATTCCAAAGCCTTGTATTTTTCACCCCCTTTTTGTTCAATCATACCAACATCCAATGCATAAGGAGTTTCTCCTGGTTCTAATATATCGATAAATTCAATATCAATATCATAATGTATAGTCATACCATACGTCATATTACGTAAACGAGCTTCATTTGGAAACATATAGTGTGCATTTTCATTATCATATATAACAGGTTTTCCAAAATATATTTTATCTCCATCTTTTCCTCCAAAATACATATTACATTGATGTTTAAATTCTTGTAAATTTTCATCATATACCGAATTTATAGATATTGGATTTCTTTCTTTGAATATTTGAAATATACCTGTCTTAAAAAAATCATTATAAGATTCTATATGATGTCTTACTAAAGCTTGTGGATTATCTTTAAAATAAGAACCAATGATTTTCCATATAATTTCGTCGTCCATTCGATATAATATATAGTTATACAAATTATTTGTTTATTTGTATTTTCTATTTTTACATTTTGTAATTATAATTCTATTTCATTGAAATAACTATTCATAATATATTTATTTATTTAGTCAAAATTTTACAATATAAAAATACAGATTATAAAAATTTCTATAATTATCATATAGCTAAGAATGGCTTCTGGTATTGATACTCTTTTTGGTCCCCTCAGTAAAAACTACTGCTTCTACTTTTACATTCTTTCCGTTTTTGGATTGATTTCTCTCTTCCTTCTTGTTATTACCTCTCTCTTTATCGGTGTCTCTAAAAAGAAGGGATTTGTTTTCTATGGTTCCATGATCTCAGTCGCTATTGTTTATGGAATGATGTATCTACAAAATCGTCTTCTTTTCAATATGTGCAGTCACTCCCTATAAACACGTTTAATTTCTAAAAACTGTGTAAAAATATATTATAATAAAAATGGATGTTCTTTATTATAGTAATTATTGTAAACATTCTCAAAAAATAATACAATTTTTAGCAAAAAATAATTTAACAAATAAATTGAATTTTATTTGTATTGATAAAAGAAAACGAGATACTAATACTAATCAAACTATAATTACACTTGAAAATGGTAAAAATGTTTTATTACCTCCTAATATTCATAGTGTACCATCACTATTATTAGTAAAACAAAATTATCGTGTTGTTTTAGGAGATGAAATTATTAATATATTCAAACCACAAATAAAAAATCAAAATGATTTAGCAACAGGAATACAGGGAGAACCCGCTGCATTTCAATTGAATTCTTCTATTAACAATATTGTATCTGAGCAATATACATTTTACAATATGACTCCAGACGAATTAAGTGCAAAAGGTAGTGGTGGTAATCGACAAATGCATAATTATGTTTTAGCAAATCATACACCTTCTTTTATCCAGACACCACCAGATACTTACCGACCAGATAAAATTGCTAGTGGTATTACTATAGATTCATTACAACAATTACGTAACGAAGATATTACTACTATTCAATCCAAACAGTCCTTCAATATTTGAAACGTCATCTATTTTATGTAAAATATATAAAAATAATATATTATTTCTATACATAATGTCAGATAAAGTTGCAATTCTAAGAGCATTTAATAATCATTTTGTTGAATTTTTTGATGATATAATAAGTATTTATCCTGATAATGTGGAAATTTTATCCGCTAAGACTTCATTTGAAAGTATAAAACGTTTTAATCCAACTACTATTATCAAAGCATGGTACAAATTTATTTATTTACCATACAATGATGTGATACAAAAAGGAGATTTATCTTTTTTCTTTGATAAAGACTACCAAAGTGATTTATCACATTTGAATAATGTTGATGATATATTGAAAATCATTGATAAAGTACGTAATCCATTACGTGAAATGAGTGATAAAAATAAAGATATTTCCGCATCTTATTTAAAAAATTTAACCAAACTTTCAAATGTTTATGCTAATTTGTAAACCGTCGAATATTTGACGCATTTGAAGAATTATAATGGGACAAAATCCCATTATAAATCATCCAAATCTATTCCGTTTTCTAACATTGTAGAAATACGGCTAGGATGCCACATCTTTTGTATTAGTTCTTCCTTAATTTCTTTATAGGATTCCCGCATCTTTTTATAATCATAGGTGAATATATTTGGGTTTAAAGATAACATACTCCATTCTATTTTATCGGGATTTTGTTCCAAAAGATGAATCGCATTTGGATTTTCTGATAACCAATACCAATATATTTTATCCGGATTTTGTTCCAAAAGATGAATCGCATTTGGATTACGTGATAATGAATCCCAATCTATTTTATCAGGATTTTTTTCCAATATATGAATCGCATTAGGGTTGAAAGATAAACTAGCCCATTTAATTTTATCTGGATCTTGTTCCAATAGATGAACCGCATTTGGATTTTCTGAAAACCAATACCAATTTATTTTATCTTGGTTTTGTTCCAATAGATGAATTGCGTTTTTGTTCAATGATAATATATTCCAATCTATTTTATCAGGATTTTGTTCCAATAGATGAATTGCGTTTGGATTTTCTGATAATATAATCCAATTTATTTTATCTTGATTTTGTTCCAATAAATGAATTGCGTTTGGATTCATTGATAACCAATACCAATCTATTTTATCTTTATTTTGTTCCAATAGATGAATTGCGTTTGGATTTTCACTTAATGATACCCAATCTATTTTTTTTGGATTTTTTTTCAAAAGAGCAATTGCATTTGGGTTTTTAGATAATTCTGACCAATCCAGGTATTTCACATTTACCCAATTACGAAGTTTCATAGGAATATTTTGCGACATTATTACACAACAATATATATTGTAATAAATTTATTCAATTTTATATAAAATCGTGAGGTTTTACACTTTTGTACATTTCAAATAGGACAAATACATGATATCATATTTTTATTATATGATATCATTACACTACTTTTATAAATTACATTTCCATACTAGAATTTTCTACTTCACAAACACCATCCTTTTTCATTTTATCTTTATACATCTGTCGTTTATCATAATTCAAATAATACAATAGTTCACTCGGTGTCATTGCATCAAAGTAATCTTTTACTACCTTTCTTGTAATGATTTTCTTCTCTGATTTCGCAACTTCATTTTTTTCTTCAGTTGCTGTTTCTGTCAAACTAGGAATAAAAATATTATGATGAATCCTCGATGCATGAATAAAATATTTTTTAGAAATAGGAATACCTTCTTTTTTCACATAATATGAAAAATAAGATTGATGAACATTTGTAATGAATTCTTGATATTGTTTTCCAAATTGATGAAATAATTTCTTGTATTTCGGGAAAAATTCCAAAAATCGATTCTTCTGTTCAATTCTCGCCAAACAAAAATATTGATACTGCAAATTTGGATTATTACCTCGCAAATTCTTTACATCTTCATATACCGGATTCTGCATTGCAGCTCTATATCCATTATACATATTTGTAAACATAATTCCCATAAAAGAATATTCTGATTGAATAGAACACCATTCACGTCTCAATTCCTCATAATTTTTATTTTCAAATCTACGCGGGAATTCAATCAATGAATTATGAAAACAATCCCAATTCTCATAATATATTGGCGGAACATATTTCACAACTCGTTCATGTACTTCATAAACTGCTACCAAATACAAATGTGTTTCTTGAATAGACAACACAATATGATTTTCTGGATGCTGCATAACAAAACTATAACAGTATTTCTTCGAAAGATTCTGTATCAATGGTGAATTATTCAATTCTCCTCCTGGTTCACGTAATGCATCCATAAACATTTCTCGAAACGTTTTTTGTTGTCCTTCATTTTCCTTATATTGTGTTCTATAAAACCAATAATTACCACCTACTGCACCACGTGTAGCTATTTCCCATGATTGAATTCTTGGATCGTAAAATAAATTTATCATTGTACCTTCTACAATTTCATTTGCAAATACAGATACAGTTGGATTTAATTCCTGGAATTTATCAAAAGGAATGGAATTTGGTGGAGAAAAACACAAAATATTATTATCATCATCCAAAATAATAGATCTGTATAAACTACTAATTGTATCATCAAATGTAATAACACTAGAATCATTATTCAAAATATGATAATTTACATTTGATAATGTATAAGTCTTCTTTTTAATTTTATCTGTGTTATAAGAAATAGTGTCCACTAAATAGGACTTGTATGGATATTCTATATTTTGCATTGTATAAATAAACGAACCTGTATATTATATCATACTTATTCTTTAACTCACTTTTAGATATTATTCTACGAAGGAGATAAAAAATACAAATAAAATATAATTATAAAATATAAAATGTCAGAGGAAGAAAAATATATAGATAATGATGATATGTCAGAAAATAGTGATGTATCCGAAAATAGTGATGTATCCGAAAATAATAATACTGAAGAATCTTCCGAACCAGGCTTTTCTTTAGAATTAGGAGATGTCATTGAAATTATTTCACCTACTAATTCTGATTATCATGACCAAACATTCTATATTACGTATATTGACCATACAAAAATTGAATTAGTAAATATAAATACTTTTCAATTAGAAAAACTTATTATTGATGAAGATGGTATGATTTCCGATGAATCTATTACTGAAATAAACCTCATTAGTAGAAGTGAGGAAAAGGGTTATGCAAGACAAAAAAATCTACTTCCAAAAACATGGATTGATATTCATTTTGGTGGAGAAATGCCCGTTATTGTAACAGGTGAGATTACTAATTTAGAAGAAGATGAAATTGAAATTACTACTTATCCTGATGGAGAAATTATATTCATCAATTTCGAGTATAAAGGCATTCCAGAAGATATTCCTATTGAAAAAATTGTTATACGTGATCCTCCACGTGCTGCATTAATTCAAGCTACATCCGAAACTATAGGTGATGAATTTCAAGAAGAATCTCAAAAAGAGGCTTCGATTGTTTTTACCGATGAAGGAGAATCTATTATTACAATACCTGATAATGCATTACCTGATGAAAATATACGTGATGTATTACAATCTATATATTTAGATGCAAATGAATTGTTTGGTGAAGACTTGGAAGAAATTTTCCAAGTTGTTGAAATTCCTGAATCTGAAAAACGTTATGGTCTTGAAATACAAGTGAATGATTTTACAGATGAATTATTATCCACAATACCAAATAGTCGTCGTACAAAATCTGTAATGTCTACTATACACAACTTAGTAGAACGTTTTAAAGAATTACGTAATATGTATTCAAAATTTGATGAAAACGGCAATGTTTCGGGCAAAAAAATATACGGCGATTTATACAAACCATTAATATCACATATGTTGAATCTCGATGTTAAATTATCTTGGCTTATTCCTGTCGTTACTATGCGTAAAAAATTATACGATATTAGTAATGATGGTACTTCCGATTCATTATTATTGTCTTTTTCAGAAGATATTGAACGTCAAGATAAAATATATACTGATTATTACAAAAATAATATTACAAGTGATGAAATCAAATATGATTATATGTATCAGCGTTCTAATGAATTCATGACTCCTTTTTCACCTCCTTTGAAACGCGACGATTTTTTGGAATTTCAAAAGGAAATTAAAACAGATTTGGAAGCTATTGTAAACAATTTTGATGACCATTATACAACTGTTAGTGAAGAAGCTGTCGCTAGTAAAAAATATACACCAAATACTTCTCGTTTCCGTTATTTTGTTCAAAGATATAATCTTGGTTTATCTACATTAAATGGTATTGAGTATAAAGGAGGACAAAAAATATTCTTAAAAAGTCAATTGACACCGAATGATCGTATGACGATTAAATCCCTTATTATGATGCCTGAACCAGTGATGAAATATTCCCATGTAAATTTACCAGGTACAAATATTCTACTACGTTCTCAATTGAGTCAAAATAGTTTTGAATATTTCCGTGTTTTGAAAAAGGTTCTCGATATACCTCAAAAAACTGTTGAATCATTAGAAAAAGAATTGAATTATGAAGAAATGGAAACAGAAGAAGGTATGTCCTTTATGAAAGAAATAACCGAATTTATACTTGATGAATCACTTGAAAATGAACAAGATAAATATCGTCGTTTTATTAATGTAATAGTTCCAAAAATACGTGTTCTCATTCGTTTACTTAAAAAATATATGAATTATAAATTATCTTTCTTAGATGTTGTAAAATCTCTTGAATCTTTTATGATTTATCCCGAGAACATTACATATGGTCAGTATATGGAAATTCGTTTTTTTATTAAACAACAAATAAAGGATTTCAAAACAAAGTTCTCCGAAAAATCAAATGAATACAATACATTCAAACATATTGATTATAAAATTGCGAATCCTGTCAATAAAATAAATAGTTTATTATCCGCTCAACAAGATATTCATCAAGAATTCTTAGATACTTATATTTCTAAACCGAAAGATTCAATAGAAGAAAGTAAGAGTGAAAAGAAAATGATTGATCCAAATAAATCCAGTGAATTATTATACAAAATCATTGAAACTGATTCAGGTTCTCTATTTATGAATCTTTTAACATCCATGTTATTATCTTTAATTACACCTGATAAAATATTAGACAGTATCGAAAAAACAAATATTGAGGAAATGGGAGAATATGGTAAAATAAATAAAGATTGTACACGCCGTTTCCTAGCTAAAAAATATACAAGTATTGCGGATTTACAAAAAGATAATAGTGTTGAAGATTTATATTATGACAAAGAATATGATGATACTCCATATGGTATACTAAAAAAATACGAAAAGGAAAAGAAGGAAATGCTACCTGAAAAATTTCCTGCTTTTTTGGCGGAAAATTTAATACAAAAACATGATTGTCCACATGAATTAGCAGATGAACTTGCCGAAACTATAATTGCTGGTAAAAAATTAGTTCGTAATGGTGAATATGCTATGGTGGAAATTAAACCATCATTACCCGATGATGTCGATAAAAAAAAACTGACAGAAAAGGAAAAGGAAGACATGGAAATAGAAGAGAATGCTAGAACCAAATATTATTATTATAAACGTAAAAATTCACATTGGGTTCGCGACGATTCTATTGATGAAAATACTTTTTTGGATAATAATACTTTATTTTGCAATGTAGATTTCAAATGTATGAAGAACCCTGTTCTCCAGACATGTGATCCCGAAGATGTATCAAAACTACGCATGAAACGTCTTACTACATCCAATGCATTGAAAGAATTTGATAAACGTTTTTCTATTACTGTAGAAGAATTACGACGTAAATTAGAAAGAGAAATATCTGAACAAAAGGGAATTATAAAAAAAATACGTTTATTAAGAGAAAATGATTCTACAAAAGCTAATTTTATTGCCTATGAAATTGGAAAATATGCAAACAATGAAGATTTAATAGTTTCCCCTCATGCAAAATTATATGATCTTATTATTTCTCAAGATGATTTTGCAAAAAAACAATCCGATATATGTAAATTTGTCAATGAATTCTGTAGAGAACCTTTGGAAGAACATAAAGAAGATCCACATTGGTTATATTGCAAAAAAACTGATACTAAACTTGTACCTCAATCTATGTATATATTAGCAAATACATTCATTTCCGGTGAAGATTATATTCAAAAACAAGATGAATTATGTGCTACTATTGGAACTCTCAGTGATGACGGTGATGCATGGGTTGATAAATTCTGTGGTTGTGTTCTACGTAAAATCGATTTTGTGAATGAACAAGGTTATGATGAATCTGGATTTAAAGTAACAACACATGGTATTATAGAAAAAGATCTCGGTACTGTCGCCGCTGAAATTCTCTCCAAAAAAGAAATCAAAGAACGCAAGGTTTTCGAAGATGAAACAACAGATATCACACACAATGTTTTTTATACTATATGTAATAATATGGATATTCCTATGGATGTTATTGAATCCTTTGTTATGCGTTTTTCTATGGAAATTATTACAGATAAAAATATTTTATTATCAGAAAAATCATATACAAAACGAGCGGAAAAATTGGAAAAGGAAAAGGGAAAAGTACAAATACCATACACTATGTACAAAAATCAAACCATTATTACGATTGTTGGATGTGTTATATTAATTGCAATACAAACTACTATACCTTCTATGAAAATAAGAAAAACTTTTCCAGGTTGTGTACGTTCTTTCAGTGGTTATCCTTTGGAAGGTGGTATAGAAGATATGACAGCTATTACATATATTGCATGTGTTATAGATAAAATAAAGAGTTCGATATCCCCTTGGAATTCTATACAGAAATTAACATCATCTATTTTAAAAAATCGTATAAAAGATATTTTAGAAAAGTTTATACTTCCTAAGAATGAAATTGGAGAACTTTATTTGAAAAAAAGAGAATATATGTTACTTCATCCTGATACAGTTCCACCAGATGAACATAGTATTGCAAAATGGAAACATTTCTTACCACCTATTGTCGATTTTACTATAAGTAATCGTATTCATGGAACTTCTCCAGAATTTGATTCTGAAACGGTTACCCTTTTACAAAAAGGTCATAAAGATACACATGATCATTTAAATATATATCGAAGTAAAACTATACAACATACTTATGGTATTATTGAACTTATTAACGAGAACGTAAAGGAAAAGGGTTTGTTATTGAAAACGGCGGCGAAGATACCCTTTTTAGAGAACGCCTGTTGTAATGAAATAGATAAAATGACACATCCTATTTCTTATTTTATAGAAGAAAACAAAAATATAGATTTATTTTTAAAAAAATGTGACAAAAATAGTCGTATATTAAAAAATGTAAAGTCCATTACTAATGCAAGTATATTATTTAATGAAGATGATACTCGTATAAAACGTCCTGTTATAAGTGAGAACATTATGGAAATTAATATATATGCCGCATTTATTCATTACTGTAATTTTGACACAGATATTCCTATACCATATGACCTCGAGGAATTATGCCGTGAAAAACCCGAAGATGGATATAATAAAAAATGGTCAATTGAAGAAAAAATGGAGTTTTTAAAGAAACATGGAAAACGATACAGTATTGAGAATTTACATCAATTAATGAGTATCGTCAATAAACGCAATACACATTCACATATAGATGATAAAACCGTTTTACCAATTCATATGTTGAAAGATGTCATTGATAGTTTAGATATGAAAGATTCTATAGTTATTGAAGAACCTTTACGTAAACTATTAAATGATTTATTGGATAACTATAATCCGAATAAGTACATGGATGAAGAAGATAAAACACAAACGGATTTTTATAAAACATTGAATCGTCTTCGAAACTATATTCAAAAATCTAATGATAATATGCATAAAAAAATTATGGATTTCTTTGATAAATATGGTAATTTATCGAGAACACAATTTGATAATCTACAAACATATATATTAAATATTACGAAATGGTCATTGGATCGTTCCATACGTGAAAGTGGATTATATTATGACGATGGTTTATATACTATTACGAATTTTATTAAAAATACAATTTATTTTATGACACGCGTCTTTCCTAATGCTATTTTAAATAAAGTTCGTTTTGAAACTGTCCATAAACATTGGGGTTTGTCCAAAGAACATATGGATGATATTTCCTCGTTTATTCGTAAGAATGTAGAGGAACTAAATAAATTCAAAGGTGATTCTGTTCTCACACGTTTTTTGAAAAACATTTCTACATGGTCATTTGATTTGAATATATTTATGCAACATATACCAGTACAGAATCCTTTATTGAAAGACGGTTCTATTTATTTTTCTTTGTTTGATAAACGAACTATATATATGATTTTCTCTTATTGTTGGTATTCCACTATATATGAATTTATTTCATCTACTGACAATCCTGATTTATTGAAATTAGATATTCAAGAATCCAAGAATGTGAGAAATAATAAAATAACTGAGGCAAAGGATATAGCTAATGCTGTTACTGTAGACGATATATTTGGTAATTCTGTTGAAACGGAGAACCAAAATGAATTGTTAGATATAGAAATATCTTCTGGTAATAAAATAGATCTAAAAAATAATGTATGTTCTCTTCTACTTGCTTTTATAAATATAGAAAAGGCTACCAAGAATATTATAGATCAACCATATAATAAAATATCTAGAAAGGTAAATATGACAAAACAACAGGAAAAGAAATCTATTACCGACTTTTTAGAGAACATGGAAAAGGATGAACGTAAGATTGAAGATATGTTGAAGAAATATCGTATGGGTAAATGGTCTGTTGGTTTAACAAAAGGAATATTTCAATATGATGGAGATATGTATAATAGAGAACGTGAAGCGAATTTATCGAGATTATATAATGATTTTGAGAACAATGAGTTTGAAAATGCAGAATTGATTTCGAGAACTGTTGAAGACTTAGATAATCTAGATGAATTGGATGCTATTGCAGAATATGATCAAGAAGGAATAGATATTGGAGAACTAGATGAAGATTATGCAGATGGTGTATATTATGCAGAAGACCAAGACCGTGATTTTGGTTATGATTAAACCAATGATATATTATTTTTATAATTATGAAAAATAATATAAAAATTTTATTATATAGAATGTAATGTTGTCAAAAAAATATGTTTTCAATATTGTTGGTAAACAAGATAATGTAAATAAAGCGGCTATTGAAATTAAGAATTTACTTTTACAATTAACAAATGAAGAACCCACAATAATTATGGAAAATAAAGACTCAATTATACAAAAAATCAATAAAAATAATTATTACATAAATAAATATTATTTTGAATCTGATAATAACTTGGAAAAATCATCAGAAAATATTATCAATTTATCGAGACATATACGTAATTCATCTCGTGATTATATTCATCCTTGGGTAATGCATGTAGAGAATGAAAATGATCCTCCCGTAAGTGAATTTATGAAAATGTGTAATCAGGTAAATTGTGTATATTCATTGAATGAAAATTTAGATATTACACCTTTTCTCATTTAAAAAGCCCAATTTATAATTTCAAAACTACTTAAAGACAAACTTACTATATATAATAGGTAATTTGAATGAGGTTGCTTCCCAGATATATTTGGTTTAGCCGTAGTAAGTGAGTCCAGAAGACAAATATACCTTACTACAAAATGGCTACTCATTTCGTCCTTCACCACCGAGCGAAGCGAGGTGGGTAAAGTTGGATCATCGTAGGTGAAATTCCTACTATTGACTTTACTAACCTTTTTGATATTACGACCAATAATAGAAACCCGAAAGCAATTATTCAAGGGATTGCTGAAAATCGGCGTTTGAAATGTCCAAAGGTGTAAAAAGGATAAACTAAGTATTTACATTGAATGAAAATAACGTTTTATATTGATACCTATTACACCATAATCATAATCTAATTCATGAATATAAAATTCAAATTCTGTCAAAAAATTATTATATTTTATATTGTTATAATGCAAATATAATTTATAAAAATCTATTTTTTATTATACCTTTGCATATTCGAGATTCATTATACATTCATTATCATTATAATATATAATACATAGTATATAGTATAATGAGTATTATTCGAGAACAAAGAGAAAATGTTATACAAACAAATAATACCGCACAAGGTGTTTTAATTGGAATTTTAGAAAAATTAGAAAAGAGAACATCCGAGTTGATTTTTTACGATGATATGCACGGAAATTTAGATTTTTCGGTTCTCGAATCTGAAGGTTTTCATAATATAAAATCTATTATATTATCCAAAGAGGGAGAAATTACTAGTATTTCAAATCTTCCCAATGGATTAGAAAAATTAAAATGTAATCATCAATTATTAATTGAACTATCTGACTTACCATCTTCATTAGAAGAATTAGATTGTCAATACAATTATATTGAACATTTAGAATTATCAAAATTAAATAAATTAAAAGTTCTCCAAATTTCCAACAATCATTTCCGAAAGTTGGAGAACCTTCCAGAATCATTAGAAGAATTATATTGCAATAATAACCGAATAAATATATTAAATTTGAAAGATCTATTATCACTACGTGTTCTCCATTGTTCTGATAATAAATCTATAATAATTGAACATCTACCACCATCTATTGTAGATTTAAAGTCGGAGAACAATCCTTTTTTGGAAATAAACTATGCTAATTTACATAGTAATAAAAAAACTGGTGGAAACAACGAAGACGTAGAAGAGAAAATAAACTATATAGATGCATTAAATGAATATTTTAAATTGAAAAATACTTATGAAGAAAAGGTTCTCAAAGATAGAAGAAAAGCTTTCGGTAGAGGTATTTCAAAAAGTTCTAAACGTAAATTAGCAAGAGAAGTTATACCAAAATGTATTAAATGTGGACAATTAGGAGGAACATTATTTAAAAATTATGATAATACATACAAGGCAATTTGTGGTAATAAAAAATCTCCATGTAATCTCAATATAGAATTATATAATGGAAATTTCTATGAAAATAGTTATGTTCTCGATATAATGCATGAAACAATCAATGACAATCGTACGAATATTATAAAAGATAAATTAAATACTATATTTAACTTTGAAAGTAGTAAAGAAGTTGCTAAAAAATTCAAAGAAGAATTAGAGGAATTCCATTTCAATGACGAATATTATACAGAATTATTAGATAAGAATAATAATTTATATAAGAATGAAATACGCGAAGAACAAATAAAACGAAAAACGAAACATATATACGATTTAATAAATGCTATTAAGGAATTGGTAGAACAATATGAAAAGGATGGAAATCGTGAATTATTGAAAACCGCTATTCAAATTCAATCCAAAGAATTAAATCCTGAAATTCACAATTTACGTATATTAAAATATGAAATTATGGAAATGAATTCTCAAAAAATAAAGGGTGGAATTAGTGCAAAAGAAGAAGATGAAATTGATAATGAATCGAATTTATTTATATTATTTCAAAGATACGCTGATCTATTCAAAATGGAACACAATATGGATAAACCACAAACCGTAGTAAAATTTATAGGAAAATAATTCCATTTTTATTATGGTTGAATGAACGGTAAATTTGTAATATCGGAAGCACGACGATTCATGTTCTCCGATTGATAAAAACGAATCTTGGATAATACATATTGTTGATCACGCATTATTTTTTGTTGCAACTCATATTCCGTCGGTTTTTTACGATAACAATAATATAATGTTATTCCTATAATTCCTATGAAAAATACAAAAATACCAATATTCAGTGCGGTTGTATATATTTTTATTCTATTATCATGACATTTTTGTAATGTTGAATATAGAAAATAACGTGCATTAGGATCTATTAGTCGAGAAGAATCCATTGAAAATTATTATATTTTTATATAATAATTTTTGATATTTGAGAACACGCATTATATTCTACATAAACATCAAATAATAAGAAACAGCCAAATAACATAATATTGCTATAATGATAGCAATTATCCATACAGGAATTACTGTTTTATTTTTATATCCAACTCCAAATTGTCTAAAGCTACCATCTTTATTATAGAACAATACTGGTTTTGTTAAATGTATTATACTAAATAATACCAAAAATAATATAATAGATACACTTACTTTGTTTGTTCTTATAAATGGCTTCAATGAATTCATATATTATTTTATTATATTTTTTATTTGCTATTTCCCATGCAATATTGTAATATATAATAAATCATTTATACCTGTGTTTTAACATCCATTGTAATTTGATACACCATCCCAATTAATATTATTCAAATTTGTCCATTTATTTAATGCACAAATTGTTGTTGTATTATATTTCGATCCCCATCCAGAATCAGAAAAATCGATATTTCCTTGTTTATATCCAGGAACATTATTGCTTAAATCATCTACTTTTTTAAAAGAACCAATATTTATTTTATTTGGTGTACATGTTGCATAACCGGTTGCTTGATCTGTTGAAATGGATTTCCAATAATCTGGACAATCATTCTTAGTAGGTGGATATATTTGTGTATTATTTCTTGCACTCAATAATATACCTACAACTGTCAAAGTTAATATTAAAAATACAATTGCTACAATAATGACTATTTTATAAAATTGTTCCATATTATATATTATTTGTGAAGATTACATTTTTACAAATAACGGCTAAATTTCTTTCTCGTTTTACATTATAATGTCTTACCAAAAGATACATCCTGAAATTATTGATAGTCCCAATAATATTTTGAATTTAGATAAATATAATGGACGTGTTGATATTATACAACAACCGGATCCTTCTGTTATTTTTTCAATGCAAGAAAGAATCGCTAAAAGAAATAAAGCTAGTTCATATTGTGAAGCTTTGAATGGAACATGGGAAGATAATATTTTATCTCAAGCATATTTTTCAAAAGAAAATATACAAATTATTCAAAATGGAATACGCGCTGGTGTATATTCAATGTCGGGTAATAAATTCGTCGTTGGTGTTCCTAATATAGATACTGTCAAAATTATCATGAGAAGTACTTATTTACAATACGCAGAACATTATCCGGATAATATAACTGGACAAATTGAACGATTGAATAAAATTGTAATGGATTATGCTGTACCAGCAACATACAACGAAGCAGTTGGTTACCAAAAATATTTAGAAGATCAAAGTACATTAGTTGTACCTTTAGAAAGAGAATTACAACATGATAGACAATATAAACAATTGGAATTGAAGCCTTGGTTTTAGATAAAATCGTAATAGATAATATTTTGTTATCAATATGTATAGTGCTAATGAAAAAAGGTTTGAGTAAGAAAAATAAAGGAAAAATGGGTGGAAATAGGAGAACAAAGAGAAGAGATAGGAGAACAAATAGAAAATATAATGGTGGTGTCCGTGAATTTTTGAATAATACATTGAATAATACATTGAATAATACATTGAATAATACATTGGATAATACAAAAAAAAGAAAATTGTTTATATTAGCAGCAAGAAATCCATTTCTTACAGGAAAATATATATCTGCTTCAATTAATGCTTCAAAAGGTAATTATACTGATCTTATTCTATTAGCTAAAAATAATCAAAAACAGGCAAAAGAATATATGGAAATACTATTTGATGTAAAAATTCCTGATATAACAGGTAATAATGAAAAAAGTAAAATTGATAATTTCAAGGAAATTATAAAAAAATAATAGATGGAAATAAAGATAAAATTCAAGATGTAAAAAAAAAGTTACTAGATAGATTTCCAGAATTATCCGCAGCAATAAATATAGCTGTTGGTAAAGCTATTGGTCAAACCGTTAGTCAAGCTGATGGTCAAGCCGTTGGTCAAGATACACATAACATGAATACTAATATGAATTCTTATGAGAATAAATCGTTATCTCCATCAGAAGAAGGAGACATTGTTTTGACTGCTGTTTTGAATAAAAATGGAAAACCAAAAAAAGTAGAAATAAACGGAGAACCTATAAATTTAAGTAATTTATTATAATCATATCTAACCGGCATCGCCACCTCCATTTTGTGAAAAAAACTGTAAAATGTATTGGTATATATTTTATGTTATCAAGTTCAATTATATTTTTTTTTGATAATTTCTATTGTAACATCTTTTTCTGAACATAATTCTATTAGTTTTTTTAATGTCGATGGAATTTCATTTTGTTTCAAAAGGAACCCCCAACGATCAAATAACCATTCTTTTGCAGAATTTTCATCATAAAATAATTCTATATCTGATCTTAATGTATCATAATGAAAATATGCAATAACAATAATTTCTTTATTTAATGTATTGGTATCATTTTTTTCCATTTGTAACATTTCTTCGTATACATTCTCCCTTTCTTTCAATATTCTATATTCATTTTCACATAACATTTTATCATAAGTTTCACTATCACAACCAAAGATTTTCATATGTTCTTCTTCTGTTATACTATTGTCATCATCCATATTGTATATTATAATATAATATAATATATAATAAATTCAATTTTTTAACTTACTTATCTTGGTCATTATCTGCAATATAATAACAAATATAAAAATGAAAAAGTTCTCATAGGATGACCATGAATACCACCACCACAATTCAATAACAAATCACTTCTAAATTTATTTTCAATTGCCTTTACAAGACCAGCATCTAATCTTCACCAAGCATTAGGTATATCATAATAATTTGAATTTCCATAAAATATATATGAAAATATTTTCTGGAATATACCCACATTTACACCATTATCACTCCCCCTTGCAGTTCGTATATATTCTCTCTGTGTAAAATCCGATATAATTGGAAACATACATGATGCATTCTTTTGCATTCTTCTTATTTCCATAGGAACATTATTACCACCATTTCCACCATTCGATACTTTATGAAAATTCTCATAATAATCCAATACTTTCCTATCCTCGCGATGCGTTATTTTCATTTGTATTCTCAAATTATCTTCTCTTTGATTCAATGTACCAACATGAATCAAATTTGCATTAAATATAATCATATCTCCACGATTACATAATAAATTTATCACTGGATTCGTCATATTTATTCCATAAGAATTTTTCGACAAATGACTTTCTGGAACAACACCCAAACATTTTTCCATATCTTCCAAATATATTAACAATGTATAAGATGGATATTTCTGTCCATCATTAAAAAAATCTCCGTTATTATCTCGATGACATGTATGTACACTCGACTTTTGTATTATCCATATATAATCTTGCAATTCATAATCATTTCCCAAGTTACTATATATCGCATTTATAATAGAAGGATCACTTGATAGTCTATTTTTCACACTTTCATATTCTTTCTTCATACATGCCGTTTTTAAATTATTTATTTTATCTTCATTCAATACATTTTTTATTACTATTACACCATCCTGTTTTAAATCATATTTTTTATCAGAATAATCAATATAGTCTTGATAAAGATATGAATATGTTATAATATAAAAAATAATTATTATAAATAAAAAAATTAGTATATTTTTCCATTGAATTTTTTTCATCAATATATGTATTCTAAATATATTGATGTAATTTGTTAGCATTATGCATTCTGTATTTTACAATTGTATTACAATTTATACACTACATATACAATCTATTACATTTCTGCTTATTTCTTTACTGTTTTTTTCACAACTTTTTTAGTCTCCTTTGCTCCATCGGGCAATTGTAATTTCTCTCTTTTATCTTTATAATTCAAATACTCACGTTCCAAAACATCCAATTCACGTAACCATATTTGTTCCAAACTAGTTGCAATTAGTTCCGCCAATTCTTTTTCCGTATCCTCTTTTTCCTTGAGAATCACCGCCACATTTTCATTCGTTACGGAATCCATAGGCATTTTAATTAAATATTTATAGTCTCCGTCAATCTTATCAAATTTGAAAGACTCCAATAATTCGTTTACTTGAACGGCAGATTTACGACGCAAATCCACGGAACCATCTAAACATGCTAGTATATATTTTGCACGATTTGAGAGTTTCATCAATAGACGACGCATTGCATCTATTTGTGCATCCTTTCTTTTCTTATAAGTCGCCATTCTTACAAGATAGAAATCCTCAATGATTTCTTCTACATTTCCATACTTGTGTAATTTGAATTCCGAATTAAACATATGCATATTTGTTGAACTAATAGTCGTCGATAATTTCAATAATTTTTCGACTCCGTTAGGCTCATCCTCTTTTCCTGCTACCGATTCCAACTCTGCAAGTTTTCCCTTTGGAAATTGAACTGTGATATCGATTGTTACTTCCGTACACACCGACGTGAAATCCTTGATAAGAGGCGTCGATTTCTTTCCATTTTTATCCACACCTCCATCCATTAGTCCCTCTAAGAAGGTAATATACGGCATCGTCCATGTTCCTACTGGTAATTCCGTAATACGAATCTTATCATCTGCAATTTTTTCATATAATCCACGAATCATATATTTATTATCGGCAATCTTACGTACACTTCCCTTGAATCCCTCATAGTATGGTGTAAATTCTTGTGCTGGAGTTCTTCCATTTAATTTCGTCTTCAAGTAATGAATCAATTCAAGAGGATGATATGACGGGATATTACATGAAAATCCTGTACCAATACCTGAAATTCCATTCACAAGAGCAAATGGAATAATCGGAACATAGTATTCTGGTTCCACAATAGTTCCATCGTCATTCAAATAATTCAATACTGCGTCATCCGCTTCCGGGAAAATAGCTCGAGTGAGTGTATTTAATTGTGTGAATATATATCTCTCACTTGCACTATCATTTGAATTAAGTCTTGTCCCAAATTGTCCATTAGGTTCTAATAAATTAATATTATTTGAACCGACAAACGTTTGCGCCATATTTACAATTGCACCATTTAGTGACGCCTCACCATGATGATACGCTGAATGTTCCGATACATATCCAGAAAACTGTGCTACTTTAATTTCTGATGTCAATTTACGTTTAAAAGCGCTGTATAGAATTTTACGCAATGAAATCTTCAATCCATCCACCATATTTGGAATAGATCGAGCACAATCATAGCTAGAAAAGTGAATCAACTCATTATTAATAAACTCATCATACTGTACCGAAGGTCGGTTCGTATCTAAGAACGCAGTTTTATCATATTGTTCTAACCATGTTTTACGATCATCTGTACGTTTTTTATTGAAAATCTTATCGATAATTTCATCACTTGTTTCCCCGTTATACACGAAATCTACGATTTTTTTATTCGCAAAATATTCTTTGAATTCGGAAGAAGTAGACGTACCCAAACCTTTAAAATATTTAATAGTCCATCCATTCAAACCGCGTTCACCCAAAGATTCCTTCCATTGAATATACTCACCCTCATTATAAAACAACAAGATTTGGGATCCTTTCTTTGCACGCAAAATTGGTGTATTCATAAATGACAAAAATCCCGGTATTCTTATCAAAGATCCCCATTCGCTATGGAATAAATTGATACACAAACCCTTGATATGAGACCCATCTAAATCCTGATCAGTCATATACATCACCTTACCATATCTTAAATTAGAATGGACATCTGCAATTGTATTATATTGACGACCCGTCTCCAATCCCAGAATCTTTTTAATGTCTGTAATTTCTTTATTTTCCGAAATCTTCTTCGTTTGCTCTCCACGCACATTGAGTACTTTACCTTTGAGAGGATAAATACCAATTGTATTACGATCTTCACTGGATAAACCAGATACAATACCTGAAAGAGCACTCAATCCCTCACACAAAATAAGAATACAATCCTTTGATTTTTCTGTACCACCATAATTTGCATCAATGAAATTGGCTATACCGCGAATATTTTTCGTCTTGGAACCATCAGTTTTCTTAGCTAGTCTATTTTCCTTTGCTTCTGTAAGTGAACAAGCCAAATCCATCACACCCATCTTTGCTACCTTCTCAATAAAGGAATCGGAAACAGTACATGAAGACCCAAACTTCGAACTCGGTGTATTCATAAAATCCTTTGTCTGACTGTCAAACGCGGGATTCTCAATATCACAACGAAGAAACAAAATCAATTGTTCTTTAATTGCAGATGGATTCACCTTGATTTTTTTCTTTTTCTCAATATAGTCACATAATTTGCGTGTAATTTGTCCCATAATGTAATCTACATGCTTACCACCTTTGAATGTCGCAATACCATTCACAAACGAAATTTGTATAAATTCATGTGTTGGAGAGAGTGCTACCGCATATTCCCATCTCTCATCCGCATGTTCATATATACGCTTCGTTTCATCCTTTCCACCAACATATAGATCAATATATTGCTGGAAATTTTTCACAGGAATTACTGATTCATTGAATTCGACTTTAATTTTTTTCACGCTGTGGTCAGTTACAGCACCAATATCATAGATACGTTTCTTCAATAATGAAAGCATATCAGGAGTAAGACCTACGACACCAAGTCTTTGGTAATCAGGTTTGAATGTTACTTTAGTATATGGTTTGGAAGATTTAACTTTAGTGATCACAGGTGGTTTGATAACATCTAGATTATCATGGAATTCCTGTACGTATTTCAATCCACGTACATGATCCACCGTTTCGATCCGACCATAAGTAGACCAAATTAATACCAACTTGAATCCAAAACCGTTTTTACCACCTACAATACGTTTTTCTTCCTTGTTATAATTCGTAGATGTACGAAGTTGACCAAATATCATCTCTGGAATCCATACGTCATATTCAGGGTGTTTTGCTACGTCAATACCGTTACCATCATTTTCCATCGTAATTGTTCCATCCTCTGTAATAGAAGTGGATATATAAGATACGAATTTTTTATCAAGAAGTGGTGAATGCATCATACGAATGACATGATCGCGACAGTTTACAATACCCTCATCAAAGAGTTTATATAAACCTGGAATATATTCAATATGACGAAGAACGATTTTATTCGTAGCATCATCATATACCCACATTTCAGCGTCTACATTTTCAACAGAGCCGATATATGTATCTGGATTATCCAATATATGCTGTTTATCTGTTTTACGCTGATATTGCTGAGCCAAGTCATTCGATACAACGGTATTTGACGTCTTTTTTGACATGATAAATTATGATGAGGTATGTTTAACTTCTTTTCATAAAAACTTTTCAATTTTTTGAGAAAGAAAAAAAAAAGAAAAAATAAAAAACAAATATATATATAATGTCAAATCAACATGGAAAAAATGTTGGAACAACTAGTAATAATCTTTCTTATACAAATGCAGAAAGACTCTCATATTTAAGTCAATTTTCCGGAACAATGACATTACCATATCCAGCGGGTCCTTTAATATCTAATTTCAGGGTTATACAAATAACACCAGATTCGCTAGATATTCAATTTTATATAGGAGATATTAGTACAAATATAAATCCTGTCTATACAAAATATACACTTACTACTACTACAATTAGTAGTATACAACCTAATTTACCAATTAATATAATAAAACAAGAAATCATAAATGTACCAATCACTCAACCACAAATAAAAATAATAACACATACTATTCAAAATCTCACATTTGGAACAACCTATAAATTATCTTTAGAAGCTTATTCAAGTATATTTGATTTATACACTATCTTACCTATTCCTGGTACACTTACCGAAGAATATGTTCCATTTCTTGTAAGTACTAAACAACCACCATATCCTATTACTGATTTATCTTATACAAATATTACCAATACTACTGTAGATTTAGTATTTACACCTCCACCGCAAATTATACAAACATTTCGTCTATTCATATATGTCGATTCTAATTTACTCATGACGCAAGATATATCCGCTATACCACATCAATTTACAAAAATAAATGGAATATATGTCATGAATAAACAACAATATACTATTACTGGTTTACATTTTAATGTTACATATACCATGAATATTGTATGTATAAATTATGACGGAACATCCATTGTAAGCAATTCGGTATTATTTACTACATTGCAAATTCCCGATACACCAAGTCATATGTTCTCACCTGCACAAACTATAACAACTATTGATATATCTTACGATCTATTACCTCAACCCGTTATATACAATATAACTACTGCTTATTATTATTTGAATGGTAATGTAGCTTTCACTGGTAATTTATCTCCTGAATCTTTTACTATATATGGTTTAAATCCTAATACGTTATATAATATACAGGTATATCCATATAATTTCACTGGTATTACAAAAATACCGGCGATATTGAATTACGTTTCTACATTACCCGATATTACTTATGTATCTTTCGGAACAATTACGAATATTACCATTTTATTGGAAAATATAACGGGATTTTTTTCATATGCAATTATAAAACGCACAGGTGGAATATACGACGATTATTATTATACAATCTATTCAGAAGATACAAGTTATAATGATATAAATTTGATACCTAATACACAATATACTTATTCTATAACACCATATAATGCAAACGATATTTCTGGAGCTACATATAATATAGGTTCTCGATATACCTATTGTAGTGGGACCATTTTATCTTGTAGTTTTATCACAATAAATACTATTCGTGTAAATTGGAAGGGTTATTACAACAATGTAACTGTCACTAGAAATACTTTGGGAAATTTAATGGACATTGATCCATCATATAATTATCCAGTTTCGAATTCACCTCAGTTAACAGTGTATGGTTATGTAACAGATTCGGGATTATCACAAAATGTTAAATATACTTATACTGTAACATTTTATAATGGGGATGGCGTTCCTACTCTCATATCAAATACCATTAGTGGTACTACATTAACAACCATCAGTGCGACATTTGGAACTATTAAAACTGATCAAATATATATTACTAATATAACAGGTAGTTACAGTAAAATAAATATAAATAGAACTAGTCCAGATGGTGAAGTATATACATTCACTATTTATCCTAGATATAATGGTATTGATCTCGGATTATCACCAAATACGCTATATAGTTATACTTTGGTTCCATATAATTTGAGTACATTTAATGGTATTGTTTATACATTGCCCGGTATTACATTCAATTTGGGAAGTACATATACTCGTCCATATATTGAACCTACGTTTGATAGTGTAAAATATAATTCTATTTTGATAAATTTCAATGGAAGTTTCAAATACATTAAAATATACAGAAATAGTGTCTATAATGATTATCAAGCTTTTACGTGTTATTATCCCGATACTAGTTTCAATGATGTAGGTATTTATCCAAATACGCTATATAACTATACATTAGTTGCCTATAATCCAAATGATTTATCTGGAACAACCATATATCCAAATTATGACACGAGTATGTCTATATATACAGATATTAGTTGTGTTGTCGGAGCAATTTCGAACCAAACGATAAATTCAATGCAATTGAATTGGAGTGGATATTATACATCCATGTATATTAAAAATAATATAACTGGACAAACTTTAACTGCTAATTCGCCATATTTGAATTATACTACATCGACGTCTCCTTCAAATAAGGTAAATGGATACGTAACCAATATAAATTTATCTTCCAATGTAATTTATAATTATACGGTTACCTTTGTAAATGGAAATGGATTACAGACTTCCTATGGAAGCGGGAATATAATTTCAAGTTGTACACTACCAAAAATAATTTCATTATCATATAGTACTACTGTACCCAATGCTATAAAAATTATAAATATAAGTGGACAATATAAAAATATAGTAATACAACGTTATTCGGTAGATTCTTCCGGTAATAATAATAATTTAACTATTTTCAATACGTCAGATACCAGTTATAATGATACTACGGTTTCTTATGGACTATATAATTACTATTTAATACCATATAATAATTTGGATGTTTCTGGTTCTATTTACAATGGTGGACAAATTTATAGTTTACCTCAAATATTAACATCAAGTTTCATAAATACTAAATATAATAGTGGAAAAATATACGATATTTCGGGTTATTATTATTATATAAACGTTTCACGTACAGGCGGTACAAAAGGTAATTCTAATTTCACTATAAATTATCCAGATGTTAGTGCAATTGATACATATCAAATGGATCCAAATACACTTTATAATTATGTATTGACACCATATAACAAGAGTGACGTATCTGGAGCGGTATATAGTGGTTCAATATACACAGATGCTAGTGGTGCTATGTCATCTTTTACAAATATAACTGCTACTTCTGTCCAATTGAATTGGAATAGTATTTATAGTAAAATAGATTTTACTAGAACACATACTGGTTCCGTTGGAAATGATACAATATCATTTGATGCTTATATAAAATCAAATTATAATATAAGTAGTTCTCCACAAACATCTGTTAGTGGATATATACAAGATAATGAATTAACACCTAATATGGTATATACGTACACTCCCACTTTGTATAATGTAAATGGATATGCAACTTCTTTAACTACTACAAGTGTAACAACATTACCTTATATTATATCAGCATCGTTAGTGAATAATACGTATAATTCTCTCAAAATACAGGATATTTCTGGATATTATTCATATATAAAAGTATATCGAACTGGGGGGCCATATGGTGATTCTAGTTTTAATATATATTATCCTGCAACCAGTGGAATCGATTTATCTGGTTTAATACCAAATAATCAATATACATATACAATTACTCCTTATAATACAGCGGATGTTTCAAATACCTCTTATAGCCTCGGATCTATTTATACAGATTCTAGTGGAGAAATGCATATTACAATTTTGGATGAAAAAACTATGCAGATTAATTTCAGTGGTTACTATAAATATGCATATATCACTAGACAAATATTTGGAACTAAAGATATTACCTTATTGAGTAATTTTGAAATGACTAATTATAACTTATCATCTAGTCCACAAACAAGTGTTCAAGGCTATATTATAGATACTAATTTGGTTCCTAATTATTCATATACTTATTCTTTAACATTGCAAAATGATGGATTTAGAAATACAGTATTACCTTCTATTACATTATCTACCATTGCATCATTATCATCTGGTTCTATTTATGCGATTGATACTTCTTCTATCATGATTAATAATATTGTAGGTAGCTACGGAAATATTGCTATTTCGAGAACTGGTGGAACTAAAGGTACGTATAATTTTTCAATGACTGGAACAAGTATAGTTGATGGAACTACAAATCCACTTACTTCGCTTGTACCAAATACTGTTTATACTTATGTTTTAACACCATACAATTTATTATCTATACCCAATCCTAATTCCACACTAAAATTGTCTATTTCCACTTTACCTGTTATTTACACGGCATCGATTAAAACGATTACATCTAACACTATTTCCATTTATGCATCATCGGGTAGTTATAAAAGTATACAATGTGTTCGAACCAGTAGTGGTGATGATTCTGGTGTTTTTACAATCAATTATCCAGATACTAGTGGAACTGACACTGGATTAATATCTAATAGACAATATATATATTCATTAGTACCTTATAATAACAATGCAGGATATACTACCGCTATTAATGCTTCCGGAACAATATATGTATTACCATCTGTATATACGTTGGGAAATATTACTTCTGCTTCTTATAGTACGATAACAGCAAATTCAATATCTATTCAATATACTGGTTATTTCAATACTGTTTCAATAAGTAGAAGCGGTACTTCTTCTAATACATTCACAAGTAGTTTAACTACTACAACTGATCCTGATGTTTTAATAGCGAATTCTTCTTATACGTATTCAATTACCCCTATAAACGTATCCGATGCATCAGGAACACAATATACACTATCTACTGTATATACGTTACCACAAATAACGTCTTCGTTCGGAGCGATTGATTCTTCTTCTATTACAATCAATATTAGTGGTAATTACAGTTACTTTATCGCTGTTAGAAAAGATATTACTGGTTTTAATAATAATACATTCACACAAACAAATGCGCAACCTACGATATTCGATAATAATTTGATATCAAATACTAAATATATTTATGTTATTACACCATATAATGTTACTAATAACGCAGGTTCATCTATTACAATGAGTTCGTATACTTTGTCTAATATATCATCAGTGTCGTATAGCAGTACTACAAATAGTATTACATTGAATATATATGGAAATTTCAATACTTTCAATATTTCTAGAACAGGTGGTTCTTATGGAACATATCCATATAATGGAATCAGCAATAATACTGTGGTTGACACTTCATCTACTAATCTAATTTCTTTATTAGCGGACACTACATATACATATACAATAACACCTTATGATGTGAGTGGAGTTACAGGTATAAATTATTCATTATCCGTCGTAACATTACCTATTATAAATACAGTTTCTTATGGAACTATTTTGGCGAATTCTATCGTATTACAGGGTTCAGGATATTTCAAATCGATTATTATACAAAGATTTGATGGTACTAATTATACTAACTTTACCGTGAATGCAACTGATTCATTTTCTTATACAGATAGTGATCTCTCACCAAATAGTTTATATACGTATACATTTACTCCATATAATGCAATAAATGGAGGAGGGTCTCCGGGAAATATATATACTTCTTTGTCTGGAAAATATACCGGTCCATCCGCTATTATTAGTTCTGTATCCGCTTTATCTAATGGTACTAGTGTATTAATAAATTGGACTGGTAACTATAATACTGTTACTATTACCAGGAATGATTTAACTGCTACGTCTTTTACAAATAGCGTGAATTATCCATCATCAACTACACCTCGAACCTCTGTTTTAGGAAGTGTACAAGATAATGGTCTATTAAATGCAGTATATTATACTATGATAATGACTAACAATGATGGTGTTTCTTATACAATGTATACTTCCATTTATGCAGAAATATTACCTGTTATTTCTACCTATAGCTACGGTACTTTTGATTCATCAAGTATTGTATTAAACAATCTTTCTGGTGTTTATCAAACACTTTCTGTTGATTATAAACCAGTTTCTGGAGGAACAAAAAATACGGTAAGTATTCAAACAGGTACTTCAAGTTATACAATTACTGGACTTTCAAATAATACTGGATATAGTTTTTCTCTGACTCCTTATTCATCCTCTGGAATATATGGTTATACCGTAAAAATCTCTAACAAATATACATTACCTACACTTAGAAGTGCATCATTTGGAACAATTAATTATAATTCTATTAATATACAAAATTTGGATGGAAGTTTCAACAGTATAACTGTAAATAGATATATAGGTTCTAATTATAACGGATCTTTTACAATAACGAGTCAGAGTGGAGGTACAGATACTTCTGGTGTTAATGGTCTTCTACCAAATACACAATATTCATATAGATTGATTCCTTATAATGGAAATACTACACCAGATGCTGGTACTACATTAATTACTACTTCTGTTTATACAAATTCTATCGGAAATATATTACCATATTCTGTAACTACCAATACTGCAACTATTAATTGGAATGGTACGTATAGTAAGGTTGTTATATCTAGAACGAGTGGTGGTGGTACATTTACACCCGATATTAGTTCTAATTATGTGAGTTCTCCTACACCACAAACTAATGTCGTTGGATATATTAGAGATACTGGTTTATTAACGAATTCACAATATGTATATGAAATAAATATGTATAATGGCGATTCTTTGAAAAATGTTATATCCTCTTTATCTATTTACACATTACCATCTATCACTAGTTTTACATATTCATCTGTAACTTACTCTTCTATATCATTCATTATGGATGGTAGTTTTGTTAATTATAAATATAGTTTGTATGATGTATGTAATAATACTTTATTAACTAATAGTATAACTACTTCAAAAGATATTTCTTATAATGGATTAAAATCTAATTATCCTTATTATTTTATTTTGAGACCGTATAATGGTAATTCTGTTCCCGATTCAGGTAGTACATATACATCTAGTACTAAATATACATATGCAACTGGTACTTCTAATGCACCTAGTATTTATGATAGCTCTTCTATACAATTGAATTGGTCAGGAATATATAGTACTGCTTCTGTAAAACGTAGTTCGGGTGGTGGTACATTTACACCTGATATATCTGGTAATTATACAGCTTCATTGAAACCTCAAAGTACCGTAGACGGTTTTGTTGTAGATAAGGGATTATCATATAATACGTTATACTCATATGATATATCATTGAATAGTGCTGATGGTATATCACTTGGATTAGGAAGACAATACATTTATTCTTCTGCTTATGGTTCATTATTATCTCTTTCAGGAATTACTTCTTCGCAAATTCAATTGAATTGGAATGGTATATATAATACAATAAGTATAACAAAGAGTGGTGATTCATCTCAATTAACATATACATCACAAAGTAATTATCCTACATCGTCATCAGCTTCTTCTTCTGTCACTGGATATCTTATTGATACTAATTTAACTGCAAATACTTTATATACATATACTTACTCATTATTGAATGGAAACAGTGCAACATATTCTATTGGTTCTAATAATACATATACATTGAGTAATATATCATCATTGACTATAAGTGCTTTGACAAATAATAGTATTAATATTACTATAGGGAGTGGACTTTATAATTATTATTATGTATATAGAAATGGAAATTTATGTAGTGGAAAAAATAAAACTAATTCTTTTACAGATACAAGCGGTTCTGATGGATTAATTTCGAATACATCATATACATATAGTGTTCTACCGTACAATGGTAATGATATGTCAGGAAATATAACTGTAGGAACTTATTCGTCATTAGGAAGTATATATACTCTTTCCGGTATAACAAACGTAAATATTGCTGCAAATGATTGTTCTAGTATATTGATTAATAATATAATAGGTAATTATAACTATCTTTATATATACAGAAATGGTGTATTATGTAGTACCAAAATTCTTTCATCAACGAGTAGTTTCTTAGATACTAGTGGTAGTAACGGATTAACACCTTGTACAAGATACGATTATAGTATTTTGCCTTATAATGCAAATGATATTTCTGGAAATAATTCGAGTAGTACATTTTTCACGAATTTTACAAAATCCAATAGCAATACTACATCCTATGTATATACTTTGTCTTTGATGAATAATTTAAGTAATTATATTGACATTTCTGGTAGTACTTCTACTTCTATTAATATTACAAATAAAGTAAATACAGGATTTTTTAATTTTTATCTATATAGAGGTGATACTAATACAAATTATTCATTTAATTATAATATTTCTTCAACAAATTTAGATAGTGGACTTACTTCAAATACTACATATAGTTATAAATTACTTCCGTATAACAATGATGCTATTAGTGGTAATTCTACTATTGGTACATTTACACCTACTATTTCTGCTAGTACATTATCTGTAATTACTGGTTCTACATTAACAACACAGAGTAATTCTTCTATTAAAATTTCTAATGTGACAGGAAGTTATACTGGATATTCTGTATATAGAAATGGAACTATGAGTGGTAATATAATTTCTAGTACAGATGTTTCATATAATAGCGGAAATAATTCTTATACGGATACTGGATTATCATATAATACACCATATACTTATTATTTATTACCTTCTAATTTGATTGGTGTATACGGAAATGATGGTTTGAATTTATTTTATACTGTTGGAAGTAAATATACAGATGCTAATGGTAGTTCTTCTGCGTGTACAAATATAACTACAAATAGTATTCAAATAAATTGGACTGGAACTTATTCTAGTGTACTTGTTTATCGTAATAGTACTCTTATAACTGGTTCTGACACTTCTAGTAATTATCCAAATAGTAGTAGTATTAGTACTAGTGTAACAGGTTATGTAACAGACACTGGATTAACCGCTGGAACTACTTATAATTATGATATATCTTTTAGTAATGGGGATGGTAAATATATTGATTTATCAAGACAAACAGCTACAACAACAAGTACAAATGTATATATTGTAAGCTCTCCAACTACTGGAACTTCTTCAAATTACTATAGTCCGGTAACACTAATAGGACCTTATAATTATAGTACTTGGAATATAAACTCTGCTGTTACTAATTATCAAAAAGTTCAAACAGCTAATTGGATATGGAGTAGCGATTATGCATCTTATCCAACTAGTACACAAGTTCAAATAAGATTATCTATTAATTATTATACATATCAAGATATAAGTAATGTTAAAATATACTATGCAGTAGATAATAATGCAAATATATATAATAATGATAAATTGATTGTATCAAATGATAGTGGTGGATGGACAGGTAGTTTGAAATCTACAACTTTTGATATAAGTGCTGGATTAAATACATTAAGTGTTGATGCTTGGAATGGTGGTGCTCAAGCTGGATTTATATTAGCAATGTATAATAATAATAATAATCTAATACTACAAACAAATAATTTGTGGAAATATAGTTTACCTATATTGAAATTGAGAGTCACTGGACAAATATCATATGATATTTCTAGTAATTACAAATTAATTTCTTATTTGAATAGTGGTTCATATTATTCGTTATATAATAATTTAGATGCAAATCAAAATTTTTTATTAGTAGGTGGTGGTGGTGGTAGTGCTGGTTCTAGTGGAGGTTGTTACGGTAGTGGTGGTGGTGGTTCTGGTGTTTGTTATGGCAATTTTAATTTAAGTAATAATACAACCTTTAATATTGTTATTGGCTCAGGAGGAAATGGTGGTATTTTAGGATCATTAACAAATTATCAATATAATACTGATACTAATATTGATGGTAAAGATGGAAATTATTCTACATTTAATGGTGGAGGTATTAGTATTACTTCTGGATATGGAACTGGTGCTTCAAAAGCTAGTAGTAGAACAAATTGTGGTTATGGTGGTGACTCAAAACAAGGTAGTGTTACTGGAGTTACAGGATTAACTATTAGTCAAAATCATAATGGTAGTGAGAATTCTCATAGTAATTGTGGTGCTGGTGCTGGTGGTGATGCTGCATATCAAGTTGCAGGAAGAGGATATCAATGGCCTTTTAATAGTATTTATTATGGTGGTGGTGGTAATGGTGATTACGGAGCTTTTGTTGATGGGTACACACCTATTGATAATAAAGGCTCTCCAAATACTGGTGCTGGTGGAGGAGGTACTAGTGGTGGTAAAGCCGGTAATTCGGGTGGTTCGGGTGTTTGTATAATTGCAGTAGATTCTTCAAAATATTCATTATTAGCGGATACATCTGATTATTCTTTAAGATTGAAAGCTACTAGTAATACTGTACCATCAAAAGATATGGTAAATAATACAATTACAAATTTAGGTAATGTTACAATTTTCAATGATCCATTAAGGGGATATGTTTTCAGTTTTAGTGGTTCTAATTATTTAAGTCTATCTGTATCTACTACTAATAATATAACAAGAACTTTTTGGGTTAAAACATATACTCCTTCATCAGGAAGTGGTAATGTATTCAGTAGTACAAATTTTCCAATATGGTTTAGTGCTTCAACAAATTTACATGCTGGATTTAATTATAGTTCAAATAATAATAATTATATAAGTGATCCAAATAATGAAGGAAGTGTATGGGTATTTTATGCAGTTACAATAGATTATAGCAATAGTACTGATAGTAAATTATCCATGTACATAAATGGTAATACAACCCCAGCAGTTACAACTACTTACACAAGTACATCATTAACTACTGATACTACTATATATTTTGGAGATTATAGCACTACTGGTAATAATTATACTGGATATTTAGATGATATGCGTCAATATAATTATCTTTTAACACCCACTCAAATACAAGAAATATATAATTCAACTAATATTAAATTCAACAATGGATTAAGATATGATTATTATAGTAATAATTCTGGATCGAGTGCATATTACTATGATTCAGATAATCATCCTGTCTTTACAAACTCATTAGCATTTTTTTCAGGATATGGTCAACCAGATTACTCTAATTTTGTAACAAGTATAAATAATAATCAAGCTGATATATCATCAAATCTTACAACAGGATCACAAAATTTTGCTATATCATTTTATGGATATTTCCTAGCAAATGCAACTGGTAGTTGGACGTTTACAATGACTGGTAATGATATTGCAACATTTTGGATAGGAACAAAAGACCAAAGAATTGAAGATTTTAAATATAATGTTACTGAATCTAATTATAGTCAACGTAGTACTTATATTTTAACAAACCAAACATATACTATATCATTAGTTTCTGGTGCTTATTATCCAATATTATTTAATATTGGTCAAAGTATTGGAACAAATGATTTTATATTATCATTTACAAATCCAACTAGTACAAAATATACAGATGGTACTGGTTACTTTTATATATAAAAATATACAACTAAAAATCATCATATAAATTTTTATATCCCACTATTATATATTTAGGATGAAAAGACCTCAAAGACAACCTGATGGATACTATCACATCGATGGTAAAAAATACAAAGAATTATTTGGTTCTCGTATTCAAGTATGGAATGGTACTGCTTACAAGACAGAAGGTCTTTTAACCAAAAAAGATCTTATAATGAACAAGCACAGACGTATTGTTTCCGTTAAAAAACATAGAACCGCCAAGAAAGAAAAGCGTCTCCAGAAATATGGTTATTTTACGGAAAAAGGTAAATTTGGTTATGTCAAACGCGATACTAAAAAAATGCGTAAATCCCGTAAAATGAAAGGTGGTTCTACTGAACTTGCTCCTGCTGAATTCAAATAAATATAATATTTTATTTTGTATACTATATTATATATTGTTTTATTTTCACTTTTGTGTATGTTTAATATATGGTTTTTCATTGCTGCGTTAGCAGCTGCTTCTCCTATACCATTTTTGAAACAATATACTAAGAATAAAAATATTCTTTTTATTGTCTTATCTGCTTTATCTTATTCTATACTCATATATGCGTACATTCAAATATTGAATAATAAAAATATTACTATTCTTTATCCTCTAATAAAAGTATTTTCCGTTATTATTGTCGTAATTGCTGGTATTCTTATTGAAAATGAAAAAATTACACCACCTATTGTTATAGGTATATTACTTGGGTGTTTATCCATCTATCTATTACATTTATCATTGTAATATATTTGTAATTATAACATAAAGATATTTTGTATTATAATACAAATGCTACTATTATTATTTGTATTATGTTTTTATACTTCATTATCTAGTAAAATAAATTGTAAAAATTGTATTTTTTATGAACCTGTAAAAATACGTGTTTTGAATACTCAAATTATACGTGGAAAATGTTTGAAATCAGGTAAATTAAATATATACAATGAAAAAAATAAGAATGCTACATTTGAATATACAGATATTTGTAGAAGAAAGAATGGATTTTGTGGTCCCGAAGCCAATTACTTTGTAGATAAAGATATTATCCATATTGGAAAATAAATTGAATAATTCATATTGTATATATTTTCATACATATACAATATACTTACACAATATTATATTTTATTTTGAATTCTTCCACAGTCATAATTGGTATTCCATTTTTTTCTGCAAACTCAGTTTTATTCGATTTATCTTCCTTTGATTTAACTATCAATGCAAATGTATCTTTTTTAATCGAATCCTCTAAAGACGCACCATAATTTGATAATGCATTTATAATACTCTTATCTCTTACTTTCGTCATTACTATTTTTTTTCCATATAAAGGATGTGATTTATCAATATTTGTAGTTACAATTGGTTCTTCACTTATAATTTCTCCTTCTAATTTTCCTTCTAATTCACATTCTCTTAAGAAATCCATAAATATACCTATATTTGTTACAAATTCCGTTGCATTTTCTTTTCCTATTCCTTTTATCGATTTCAACATTTCTATTTTTTGCTCGGGATTTTCAGGAGATGTCAAAATATTTGGAAATGTTTCAATAATAGGTCGGATCTTTTTTTCTCCCAATCCTTTTCCTAGTTTATTGGATGCAACCATAATATCTAACAATGACGCCTTATCTATCTTCTCATGAATACTGCTGTATATTTTATCCGCCATTTTTGTTTTAAATCCTTCTATGCTTTCAAAATCTGATTTCGACATTTTCAATATTTTCGATACTGAATCATATCCTGCCTTTATTAGACGTTTTACATTTCCTGTTGATAATCCATCTACTTCCAATTCCGTAAAGAATACTGTTATATTTTTCTCACGAACTATAGGATCTTCTGCTATGTTTTCTAACATAATATCTACATGTGTATCACTCCATACATATGGAACATCCGGCATTTTTGCTTGTTCTGCCGGTGTTGTAATTGATTTTATATATGGTATAACATCTCCTGAACGTATTATCTCTATAACAGCTCCAATACCTATTTTATTTTCTTCAATAAATTTACCATTAAATCCTGTTGCATATTCAATTGTTACACCACCTAACTTAATTGGTTCAATACGAACACGTGGTTTTAAAACACCATTTTTACTCGGCGTCCATATTACATCGACTACTTTTGCTTCCGCCAATTGTTCAGATATTACCATTTTGAATGCAAATGCATGTTGTGGATTACCACTTACACGTGGATATATTTTATCATCTGTTACAATAACTCCATCTATTTCATAATCGTAATTTTTACGCCAATCTAGAAGTGTTTCTGACAACAATTGATTTGTCAGTGACGATTCCGTTTTATTCATTACTATTTCGTATCCTAATTCTTCTATTTTTTTCATTTGTTCACTTGGTTTCATTGGTGGATCAATTACCTCATAGGCTACAAAATGTAAATCTCTCGTCTTTTCATCAATAGATTTACTATTAATAATACCTGATACTAAATTACGGGGATTTGCAAATGTATTTTTATATTTTTCTTCAAATATACGTTTTGGTATAATAAATTCTCCACGAATTGCAATATCTTTTATATTTGGTAATTTCAATACTGATATTAAATGAGTAATATCCTGACCTACTTTTCCATCTCCTCGTGTATACAAATTTGATTTTCCATCTTTATTCACATACATTCCACTTACACCATCTAATTTACATGATAATACATATGGACCCTTGTATTTTAGTATCCAATTCTCTAGTGCATTTGTATCTGGTTTTATTTTATCCATAGAAGCCATTTCATATGGTAATTTTACCTTATTTTTTGTAACTGGTGCACCTATATCCTTAATTGCCTTATTTGATGGATATTTTTTTTCTATATATTCCTTTACTATATCATACTCATTATCTGTTAAAATTGGATTTTTTGTATTATAATACTGTTCATTTGCATATTTAATTATTTCTGATAATTCTTTTTCTGATATATTTTGTAATACAGTAATACCATTTTTCTTAAAATCATGTATTGATTCTACGATAGGTTTCTTCTTATACGTATCTTTTATCATTTTACTAATATCTTCTTTTATTTTTATATCTTCAATTTTTTTTATTTTTTGTTTTTTTTCGTGTTTTTTTTGTGTTTTTTGTGGAGATGGTGTTTTTTCCTTTGGTTTTGGTGGAGATGTTTTTTTTGTTTTTTTTTCTTCTTTTGTCTTTGGTTTTGGTGGGGATGTTTTTTTTGTTTTTTTTTCTTCTTTTACCTTTGGTTTTGGTGGAGATGTTTTTTTTGTTTTTTTTTCTTCTTTTACCTTTGGTTTTCTACCACGTTTTTTCTGTGTTTTTGGTGGAGCTGGTAGGGCAATTTCCTCAACTGTCTCACCAGTAATTTCCTGTACAGCTCTACCATCCACACGCTCATTGGGTAATTTATATTTTAATCCTAAAAAATCAAATATAGATTTTTCATCTGTAAATATACCTTCTACGTTTACCTTTTTCTTATCATCTGATAACTTGGATATTCCATGTTCATTTAAACTATATCCATTCTTCAATGCATGTCCACGCATAACTGTATTAAATGATTTACTACCTGTAAAATATAATACTGCAAATGGATATTCTTCTTTACTAGTATATAAAAAATCCACACGTCTTGCAGGATGTTTACCTATACGTGTAATTACCAAACATTTTGATTTACCACGTGATAATACCTCTATAATAATTTTATTATTTATAAGAGCATCTATAAATTTATCATATACTGTACTATCACCACTTGTTATAATAACATCTATATCACCAGATGATTGAGAACCACGTCGATAACTACCTACAATTTCATATTTAGATTCTGGATCTGAATTCATAGTAAATATATCTTGAAATACGTTATTATATTCATCTATTTCCGAACGTGGTATTTTTTCCATTATATCTTCATAATATTTCAAACCTATTTTTTGTACTTTATTGAGAACTTCATCTTGACATTCTCTTAATAATTCTATTGATGTTATACCTTTTTTAACTAACTCTTGTGCTTTTTGTGGTCCAATACCATATACATCACTTAGTATATTTTCTGGTTTATTTTTTTCTCTTTCTATTAGTTCTAGAGTACCTGTTTTCAAATATTCTTCGAATTTTTCAATTATAGTTTTACCTATTCCTGGTTTATTTTTTATCTCGTTAATCGAATTTATATCGGTAGTAATAGACATTATTGTTTCTTCTGCACGTTTATATACTCGTGAACGTATATTATCACCTCTTTTCGCCATTAATGAAGAAAGTTCTCCCATTAATGATGCAAATTTTTCATTATAAGGAGGCTTTGGTAATTTCGTTGAAGGAGATTTTGGTAATTCTTCTATTATTTTAATTTTACGAACCCTTTTAACTGTTTTCTTTGGTTCTTTTTCTATTTTCTCTTCCTTTTTACGTGTCTTTTTTCCTTTCTTTTCCTTTATCTTTTCTAAAATTTCTTTCTTAAGTACTTGTTCAGTATTCATATACATATTACGGAACAAATTATCTAGATGGAAACTATACTTGGTATAACATTTGATTTTGTATATTCACTTGTACTATCAACTATAGATGCTTTCAAATATTTTGCTATTATTGAATTGGATTCTAATATAGAATCTCCTTCCATTACGGAGAACCATTGAAATTTATTACGCTTTAACATTTCCTCTTCTGGAATATAAATACCATATAAATCACTTGGTAAATCTAAAAAATTTTCTTCCATTAAATCGTCTATTAAAACCGGCTTTCTATCTCTTGTTTTAATACCTATTTTTTCACCACCTATTATATTCATTTTTCCATTCAATATAGCATCAAAACACCATTCACTGTTATCTGCTAAAAAATCAAATTCATTTGTGAAATGCACTGATTTGTTCTTTAATTTCAAATATTCTATAAAATCTTTAATAGTATCATTATTTTTCGGAGAACCAAAGAAAAATAAATCTGGTGCAAATAATAATTTACTTTTATGTTTTATTAAATTCAATCCCTTATTCTTATTTTCACAAATAAATGCTTTTTCACCTAAAATACCTTCATTATATAAATCTTTCAAGTTACGAGAACATATAAATGAATTTGGAACTACCATACCACCATAATAATACACCAATTTTAATAAACCTATTTCACGGAAACGGGATTTAAATGGTTCTGCCGTATTCGATAAATCTATATCCCACGATGGAATTAATTTACTAAAGGTATCATCATCTATTAAACATATATTGAAATCATTACCACAATGATTTATAATTGTTTTTATAGTTAAATGAATATATGGTTGATTTAAATCCTTTGTATTACGTGAATAAAAACTCTTCCATTTTCGTGCATTTATTTCATATTTTGTATGTATCCATATCTTAGGTTTATTATATCCGTATAATGGTGAATCATTTAATAGGTATTTTTTAATTAATTCATATTCATCGTTATCCTGAAAGGAATTCCTTACCTTATTTGCAAAATAACTTGAAATCATAATTACACTAAAAGCTAATAAATAATGATATATATTCTTTGAATCAAACATGGAACGATAATATATAATAAAATAGATAAAAAAACTATACAAAATACACTATTATACTTCGTTTTGTATTACATAATCTATCAATAGTACGAATTTCACCTAAGATGGTCTTAATTATGTAATACTTTTATATTTTTTCTGAAAAATATACCTTTATTGTAATACTGCTTTCATTCTTTGAATAATATATTTCATTTACTTTTTTTGTTTTCATTTCACTACTGAGATTTTTATAAAGTGTTTTTATATCATGTGAATATACATCTAATTTATCCAAATTACATTTCATATTTTTATATGTACATCCATTAGCATCACATGAAATATTACCTCCTGATATAATAAATGATTCTATCAATTCTTTACAAGAGATCATAATAACTATATATAATATTTCTTTACGAGAAAAAGTTCAATTTTACCAAACGATGAATAATTTTACCTAGCAGGTAAAAATGAAATTTTTTCTTATTTCTTTACGTTATTTTTGAAATATCAAAATAACTATTATTATTAGAAATCCCATAGTCCAAATAAACACTATATCTAAAAAATCATTGAAGTTATCACTGTTTATATCTTCTATAAATAAACAATTGTTTGTTGTATAAGAAGTACCATTCATATTTAGTACTTGAGATACTTCATTATTACAATATAATAAGGTTCTCATCATGTTATTTACCATTTCTATAATATATGTATTATATTAGATATATTATAAATTCAATTTTATATGCTTTTACGCAGGTTATATTTTCTTAGTTTATTATGAACAAAAACTACCTGTAGATTCTATTCTATATTAGAATTCTATTAGAAAAATAGTGAAATTTACCAGTAGAACGTCATTTTTGGACATTTTTTTCACTCGAGGAAAACGATAGTTTACACTACCACTGCATAACCAGTCATATAAAAAGTCATTATAAAGAGTTAGAAATTTATGGTAACAAATTTAAGAAAAAAAGTCAGTAAATTTTTTGGAAATGGACATTTTTCAAAAATATAAAAATGTCCATTTTCGAAAACCTGGCCTGGACTTTTGCAAAAAAAGTGGTTGTGAGCATAATGCAGCAAAAAGTGAAAAAAACCGTTTTAAAATGACTGCATAAATTTTTTATTTTTTTATTATATAAAATGGACATTTTAGTAAAAAGTGTTGATAAACTATTAAAAAGTAGTAAAAAATATCGTTGTGAAATATGTGATTATAATACGAGTAGAAAATATGATTATGACAAACATTTACTAACTGTATACCATAAAAAGTGTTCAGAAAGTGTGGAGAAAACTAGTAAATTATTTCATTGTAAAATTTGTGATTATTATACCAGTAGGTTATTTAATTTCGATAAACATAAAATAACTGCAAAACATATTCGTAACGAAAAGATACTATTATGTAGTAAAAAACATCGTTGTGACCATTGTTGCTATGAAACCGATTCAATACAACACTATAAAAAACATTTATCAAGTATAAAACATATAAAAATGTCCAAATTAAATACAATTACTAATGATAATGAAAATATGTTAACTAGTAATATGATATATATGCTTATACAAGGTACAGAAGAATTGAAAAATATTATTGTAAAGCAGAATGAACAAATAATTGAATTATCTAATAAAAATAGTAATATTACTAATAATAATACTATAAATAATAATAATAATCAAAGATTCAATTTAAATTTCTTTTTGAATGAGCAATGCAAGGATGCAATGAATTTATCTGATTTTATAGAAACAATCGATGTTTCCTTCAAAGATTTAGAATATGTTGGAGAACATGGTTATGTAAACGGTATTACCAAGATAATCATGGATAATTTGAATGAAATTGATATATATAAACGTCCAATACATTGTACAGATATCAAACGAGAGATAATTCATATAAAAAATAATAATAAATGGGAAAAAGATACCAGTGATAATTCACATATGAAGAGATTTATTGCTTCTATAGGAAAGAAGAATAGCAATTTGGTTTATCCATGGCAGTTAGAGAACCCTGAATATGAAATATTAGATTCTCCGAAATATAATCAATGGTTACGATTAGCTATGCGTTCTAATGAATACAGTAAAGAAATAAAAAACCATGAAGCAATATTACGTAATATTTGTAAAAATATATACTTAGATAAAAAAGAACTACAGTTATGTAATATATAATGTACATTTGACTACATAACAGGTGTTATATTATTCTATTTTTAATATAATAATATTATAATAGATAAAACTACCAGTAGATTCTATTCTATATTAGAATTCTATTAGAAAAATAGTGAAAATTACCATTAGAACGTCATTTTTGCGATTTTTTTCCACTCGAGGAAAACGATAGTTTACACTCCCACTGCATAACCAGTCATATAAAAAGTCATTATAAAGAGTTAGAAATTTATGGTAACAATTTTTAGAAAAAAAGTCAGTAAATTTTTTGAAAATGGACATTTTTATTTTTCCAAAAAATGTCCAAAATGAAAAACCTGGCCTGGACTTTTGCAAAAAAGGTGGTTGTTAGCATAATGCAGCGAAATGCGAAAAAAGACGTTTTAAAATGACTGCATATTTTTTTTGGTTCTACCCCCTTCCAGGATCCAAAAAGTGGACATTTTTTGGAAAAAAGGAGAGAGAAAGGAGAGAAAAATCGCATTTTTAACTATTAATATTATTACATACCATAAATGGTAATAATAAATTATGAATATAATATTAAAAATGACTGCATATTAAAAATGTCCATTAAAAAAGGTGCGATTTTTGCGATAAAAGGAGATTAGCATAATGCTTTAAAACCGTTTTTTATACAATTTATTTTAACAGCATTTACGAGCTAAATGGACATTTTTATTTGACTGTTACTGAAAAACAGTTTATTATTACATATAGTATAAACCAACAGCATAAATAGTAATAAAATGAAATGGACATTTTTCTGGACATTTTCTAATTGTATTTTATTTTACAAATATATAATATTCTACAATAGAAATATTTACTAATAGTAAAATATAAATAGTTTCTAATTAATTTTACAACCAGAATGACATTTTTGGACATTTTTTCCACTCGAGGAAAACGATAGTTTCCACTCCCACTGCATAACCAGTCATATAAAAAGTCATTATAAATAGTTAGAAATTTATGGTAACAATTTTAAGAAAAAAAGTCAGTAAATTTTTTCAAAATGGACATTTATTTTTGTCCATTTTCGAAAACATGGTCTGGACTTTTGTAAAAAAGGTGGTTGTGAGCATAATGCAGCAAAAACCAAAAAAAGACGAAAAAAAATGACTGCATATTTTTTTTGTTTATACCCCCTTCCAGGATCCAAAAAGTGGACATTTTTTGGGAAAAAGGAGCGATAAAGGAGAAAAAATCGCATTTTTTATAAATAATATATATCGATACCAAAAATGGTAATAAAATATTTTGGACATATAAAATAAATCCGCTGCATAATTAAAAATGTCCCAAAAAAAGGTGCGATTTTTGCGATAAAAGGAGATAAGCATAATGGTTTAAAATGAAAAAATGTCCAGAATAAAATAAAAGCATTTACGAGCTAAATGGACATTTTTATTTCATGTGATTGAAAAATAAAAAATAACTGGACATTTTTAAATTAACACCATTTTCAGTGTTATTTTTATAAAAGTACATAAAATATTAATATATTTTATATAAAACTAACAGTAGAAAAAAATTAGAACTACAAATATTTTACAACTAGTAAAATAAAATACATAAAATATATTTTTACACACAAAAACAATGCATAATCGTAATTATAAATCACTTAAACAATATATTTGACTACAATATATGTATGATTTAGGAGAAAAAGGAGAGAGAAATCGCAAAAAATATTCATGTGAAACTTGTTACTATTTTACGTATAATAAATCCGACTATATGAAACATATTACAACCCGTAAACACATAGAATCAGACAAAGGAGAACAAAAAGGAGAGATTTTTGCGATAAAAGGAGATGAACCAATTGCGAAACTGCGTTATTCATGCGAAGTATGTAAATATACTACTCATGATAAGACAAAGTATGGTTTACATTTGGGAACAGTAAAACATATTAAAAATACATCGAATGTACAACCTGTAATTAATACACAAAATGCAATAATAAATATAAAAACACAAATAGTTACAGAACCAGTAGTGACTCCTCAACAAAATATGGATACATGTAATGAAGACGCATCATGTAATATGATGATAACAAAGGACGTATTTTACGCATTATTGAAGAATAATCAAGAACTCATAAAAGATAACCAGGATTTCAAGAACATGATGATGGAACAGAATAAACAAATCATAGAATTATCAACAAAGAATAATATAATAACAAATACAAACAATAACAACAATAATATAACAAATAACAACACAATCAATAACAATCAAAAATTCAATCTTAATTTTTTCTTGAATGAACAATGTAAAGATGCAATGAATTTATCGGAATTTGTAGATTCTATAGATGTTTCAATACAAGATTTGGAGTATGTTGGAGAACATGGATATATAAATGGTATTACCAAAATAATCATGGATAATCTTAATCAATTGGACCTATATAAACGTCCAATACATTGTACTGATATAAAACGCGAAGTAATACATATCAAAGACAATGATAAATGGGAAAGAGACACGGATGACAATGAAAAAATGAAACGTTTTATAGCATTGGTAGGAAATAAGAATAGTAGTATGGTATATCCATGGCAGTTACAGAATCCAGAATATGAAATATTGGATTCTCCAAAATATAATCAATGGTTAAGATTAGCAATGTGTTCCAACGAATATAGTAAGGAAAAGAAAAATCACGAAGCAATATTACGTAATATATCAAGAAAAATTTATCTAGATAAAAATGAAATTATGAATCGAGGAAATAGTATTATTTAGACCAGTGAAGATTTGATTCCGCACCAGCGGATTGAAATATTCAATGGTATAAAAATCATGTATAGTATATTTGATAATTAGAGTATGATTTTGATTTATCATATGTAATATTAGAAGTAAATACAATATCATCATTTTTACATATATGTTTAAGTATAGTAATAAAAGAACTATATGTAATATTTCTAGTAATAAAATAATGTTTCGACAAACGATAATAATATATAAGTGTTTCTAAGAAATTTTCATGTAATTTATGAAATATCATTTTCTTATAAGAATTTATATCAAATAAATAGTATTTTTCCGTTTTCAAGCAAAATTGTTCTAGAAAACGAAACAGGTGACTAGCAGGATATTTAATACGGAATATTTGATTATGCATAGTATATAGTATTATCAAAGTTAGATAATACTATGATATATTTTTATTTTGTATCAGAGAACATTTGTTTTAATTTTTCTAAATACAAAATAGCATCCATATGTTCTTCTTGAGCGTGTTGAATCCATTGTAATACAGAGAGATCAGTTCTATCGAGATTTGTTCCGTATTTTTTAAATCCGAATTCCGCACGTTCTTTAAACCCCTTTATGATAGAAAAAACAACGCTATCTACATTTTCACGGGAAATGATCATCTTTTCAAATACATTTGCATGTTTGGAAGTTTCTATATTGGATAGTATATTTTCAGACACATGAAAAAATGGCGTTTCAGAAGGTGTATTCGAATCTTGTTCCATGATAATATATAATAATATTGTATATTATGAAATACCTTTTAATTTTATTTACACTAATAATAATATATTCATTTTTACGATTATATAATCAAATAAATAGAAATATAGTTTTAGAAAAATTAATAATTATACTAATAGTAATAGTATGTAATTTTATAAATATAACATACGGTATAATATCATCAATCATAGGTATATTCATTTATTTTATAATAGATTATGAAGATACTAATTATGAATACCTAGACACAATAAAGACAAATAAAGAGGGTATGTCCATTGATATTTTATATGAACGAGATTATGATATTGAAGATATGATGAGAAAGGCAGTAATACCATTCAATATATATCAAACATGGTCTACAAAAAATTTACCACCATATATGCAAAAATGTGTAAATAAAATAAGAAGAGAAAATCCCGAATTCAATTATTTTCTATATGATGACAATGATTGTAGAGAATTTATAAAAACAAACTTCGATTCAGATGTATTAAATGCATTTGATAAATTAGTACCAGGTGCATACAAGGCGGATTTATGGAGATATTGTATATTATACAAAACAGGAGGAATATATTTGGATATAAAATTCCAACCGGAGTTAGGATTCAAACTCATCGAATTGACAGATAGGGAATATTTTGTATTGGAAAGACCATATGTAAGTAATATATATTTGTATGACGAATTAAAAATGGTAAATAATCCAAATTTTTATGATTTGGTGTATAATAAAATCGATAAAAATTTTTGGAAAAATAAGGAAATAGGAATATATAATGCAGTAATGGCTGTAAAACCGAATAATCCAGTATTATTAGAATGTATTCAAGAAATTGTTAAGAATGTAAATAATAATTATTATGGATATAATGATTTGTATGTTACAGGACCAGGATTGTTGGCTAGTTTATATTTCAAAGGAGACTATAGTAAAATAAAGGATTTTGAATTATTCAATAGTTTAAATGGTAATTATATATTAAACAAGAAGAATAAGATATTATCACATTATCCAGAATATAGATCAGAACAAAAAAAATTTGCAAAAACAGATTATTATGGAAAATTATGGAAACAGAGAAAAATATACACTACAGGATATGGATGGGATATAGTGAATATGTAATAATATATTATGATATGTTCTTAAACATGTTCTCAAATATATTATGATATGTTCTCAAATATAATAATATATTTTCCAAAAAAATTACAAAATAATATCAAAAATGTGGTTAGTAAAAAAGGCGAGTTCAATAACATCCTCATGAAGATTATGAAAAATAGTTATATATTTACATAAGAAAGGAATGATACGATATTTTTGTTCTTCTTCTAACATATTGGTAGTTTTAATAAAAGTGAAAAAATAATCTAGAATATCAATGACAGAATAACCATAATCATGTATATTGTATAAAATACGTATAGCTTCATTCAATTGTCGCGTTTTAATACAAAGAATATAGTTCTCGAATAATTGGAAAGAAATATTTGAACATAATTTTTTACATAATTTGAGATTAATAGGTTCTCCATAAATGTATATTTTTTCCAAGTTATTAATAAGATTACGTATAGAATAATTGGAAATAGTTAATAAATGTTCTTTGGATTCATTATCAATGACAATATTTTCTTCTTGGATAATTTTATTCATTATATTGTATAATTGTTCTTTGTTAGGAGGAGGAATGGAAATAATATACATACGTGATTGAATACTTTCAATAACCTTTTGTATATTGGTACAAACAGCAATAAAATTCACATTATTTTTGTATTTATCAATATAATTTCGAAACACCTGTTGACTCTGTTCATTAATGTTATCAATATCATCAATAATAACCATTTTCTTTTTACCAAAAATAGTACAATGGGATTGACAAAAGGTTTTCATTTCATTTCTATAAAAATTAATACCCTGTTCTTTCAAATTATTAATAAACATAATATTGTTCTCCGAAATATTGTCTGTTTTACTTAATCCATAATATTCACGTATAATTGCATATAGGAGAGTGGTTTTACCAGAACTACTATTCCCTACAAAAAGGATATTTAGATCATCAATACCATGTAATGTTTTCAAAACGGACATCATTTCGTTATTTGTGGAGAAATCATTTATATAATATGGTTTATATTTGGATATAAATGTATGGATAAATGACATAGAAAAAGTAAAAAATAAATTTTATATTTATTTTGTAGATATAATATAAATGAATTTGAAATTTTTAAAAGAGAACATAATATTGATATGTATAATAATTTTAGGTATATTTTTTCTAGGAAATATAATTTACAATACATTTGCAAAAAATGGACCAGAAGGATATATTGATATGTCACAACCAGAATCAAACGTATATGGTTCTCAAATAGATATAATTTATCCAGCAGGAACTGTTGCACCAACAGGATTCACAGGAATAATAGGTCCTCAGGGAACAGAGCAATATGTATATGTAGGAGCAACATGTTATACGGGTCCGACGGGACCATCAGGAATCGGTCCAACAGGACCAACGGGAGCAGCAGGAGCAGCAGGAACCCCAGGTGCAACTGGTCCAACAGGACCAGCAGGTATATCTGCCCCAATTGTAGTATCTTCTATAGGAACATCAAAATATTATCGTTTCGAACAAGGAGATATAACGAGTGATAAAAAACTAGCAAATTATTCAGCGGGAAATGCAAATTATGATGCATCTATTATAGGAACATCTAGTATAGTAACAACACCAAAACCAGATGCAGCAGGATCAACATCATGTTTTGCTTTAGATGGAAATACATATATAAAGGTAAATTCATTTATTTGTACAAGCGGAGGATTGTCATTTTCATTTTGGATAAATATAAATGATTCAGATATAAACACTTTGAATAAACGTAGAATATTTGATTTTGGAAACAGTGATGGAGTAGATAATTTATATTATGATATATATAATGGTCCTAGTGTTAAAGAAACAAATGATAGTGGAGGTTTTACTCAAGGTTATTCGATAAATGGTTACGATAAATCAAATGTGAATTTATCGAATTCTCAATGGAATCACGTAGTATGGACAATGTCTTATGCTCCATGTAATTTATCAGGAAATCAATACTTTAATCAAAGTTGTAGTTACAGTATATGGAATATATATTTAAATGGAATTTTGAAATATACAAAAACAGATGGAATATATCCTATAATTTCTATACCTAGAACAACAAATTATATAGGATGCGATATTAATACCCAAAATAAAATTAAAGGTAACATAGATGAATTCAGAGTATATGATCGAGTTTTATCACAAGATGAAGTTAAATTATTATATGGTAAATAAATGATATAAAGAAATATAATGTATATATTATGAGACGTACATTGTACATCTAGATATAAATATTCAAATAGTACGTCAAATATGCCTCTGTAGCTTAGTGGTAAAGCACTAGTCTTGTAAACTAGAGATCTCGGGTTCGATTCCCGATGGAGGCTCGTAATTTTACAAATATTTGTTATTTATTATATATATTTTTGAAAAATATATATAAATGGGAAATATATTATATGTATTATGCCTAATCATTATGAAACACTTGGTGTATCGAAAGATGCATCTGAGTCAGAAATTAAGAAAGCATTTCGAGCATTATCATTGAAGCATCATCCAGACCGTGATGGTGGAGATACAGAAAAATTTCAAGAAATAAGTGAGGCATATGAGGTATTATCCGATCCACAGAAAAAAGCACAACATGATATGGAATTGAACGGATTTAATGGAATGCCGGGAATGCCGGGAATGCATTTCTCACATAATATGGAAACACCAGATTTTGGAGATATCAACAATATATTTAATATGATGTTTGGTGGAGGAATGCCGGGTATGCCGGGTATGCCGGGTATGCCGGGTATGCCGGGATTTGGTCCAGACATTCGTATATTTCACAATGGTATGCCGGTTCATGGTGGTGGTATGTTCCATAATTTACACAAACCACCGGCGATTATAAAAAATATACATATTTCACTTGAACAGGCATATCATGGTGCATCAATACCATTAGAAATAGAAAGATGGGTGATAATTGAAAATAATATGAAAAGAAATGAAACAGAGACAATATATGTTACAGTACCCCCAGGAATAGACGATAATGAGATTATAATAATGCGTGAAAGAGGAAATGTAATAAACGAGTCAATGAAAGGTGATATAAAGGTGGGTGTACAAATAGAAAATAATACACCATTTAAGAGACATGGATTAGATATATCATTTAAAAAGACAATTACATTGAAGGAAGCATTATGTGGATTTTCATTTGATATCAAACATCTCAATGGAAAACAATTATGTTTGAATAATAATACAAATAAGACAGTAATAAAACCTCACTATAAAAAAGTAATACCAAATATGGGTATGATTCGCGAAAACAACAAAGGTAGTCTTATTATAGAATTCGAGATAGATTTTCCAAACAATTTAACAGAAGAACAAATGCAAAAAATATCCGAAATACTGTAATATTTCAAATCAATACTGTAATATCAAATATGATATTATAGTATATTGTAACTATCAAAAAACAAATTATTCAATAGTATTGGAAATACGCTTTGTAGGAATAGAAACATCGACAATATAAATAGAGTTTTCTGTCATGATAATAAATTCCGTATTAACCTTGTATATTTTGACAATAGGACTAGTATATTCTTCCTCACTCTTTACAAGAAGTTTTTCACCGTTTTCTTTGACACCAATTAATACGGTTTTCTCAAGAGAATTAGTCCAATAGTCCATCATAATAGGTTTATCTTCAACAATGGAAAGTTTTACAGCGTGTTGTAGAGTATTATTATTAGGTAATCTATAACCACCTTGTTCTACAGTAGTAACAGCAGTACTAGCAGTACTAGCATTACTAGCAGTACTATTAGTAACAGGAGAAGCAGAAGGAGGTCTAGGGGGAACGAGCGAGGTAGTATCCTCTTGAGAGATTTTATTCATTATATGAAATATAAATTATAAAATATTTTTACTTTAAATACTTATAATTCCTAAATAATTATTTTTATTGTTATAGTGTATATAATATAATGAATTTTATTGAAAATATAATATATAATTACGCATTAGTAATAGATGAGTATTTCCAACACATGATACAATCGGAAATATTAAAATCCATTGAAAATTCCACCTATATTTTATGTATAGGATTGAATACAATAATACATATATACAAGATAGTTCTCATAAACACAAATAACATAGAGAATGCATACAAATACTGTCAAAAAGCATATTATTGTTTTTTAGAATATATTGAACAAATGAATAAAACGAATTTATTACATAATTTGAATAATTCAGATGCAATTATATTTGTATATAAAAAAACAATAGGTAATGCAGTATCAATAAGTATAAAAAATACAGATGAAACAAGTTCGGAAGAAAAAGAAGAACAACGTGCAAGAGCGGATTCTTTTAGTATGACATCACCATTCTATATGGATATTTTGAATAAAAACATAGTAATAAAGAATGTAAATTTATATCATATTATAGAGAATATATCTATAATAACAAAGACATTATTATTTTTTACAGACACATTATTTTATGAATCAGGAGAACATAAAATAATAAAGAATATAACAATTCATGAAATATATGATATAGCTAATAAACATTTAAAACGATTTTTATTATTATCACTCAACGAAACAAAAGAAGACATCATTGAGATATATACGTATGTACAATATATTCAAGAAAAAATAAAAATGAATAGTAATGAATATGATAATTTTTTAAAAGAATTGTATAAATCAATAAAAATAAATATAAAGCAAAATAAAAAAATCGACGATTTAAAATACAAATATTTGGAATTATGTATTGAAGAAAATATATCGATAATCCAAACGTTACTCAATAATAAAAAATATAATGAAATTGTTCATCGTTTATTAGACTAATACAGGATATTTATTTACAACAAATAGTAGACATATAATCATTAGTAATAGAAATTATTTTCTTTCTCAATTTCGCCTTTTTATTTTTAATAACAATTTCATCGTTAATAACGGCAATGTTTTTATATTCATCAAACAATATTTTTTTGATGAATTCAAAAATAAACACGAGGATTTTTTCGGAACAATTACCCACTATTAGACAACTACCAGTTCTAAAAATCATGAATGAAACTTCGGTATATTTCTTATTTTCCCCGAGTTCACTCATCTTCATCGACCTATCTTCTGAAGTAATAGTACCTAATTGTGAATCTACACTAAAACTCAATTCATTATTGAAATAAAATTTACATTTCACACCAGGATAACTACAAGGGTCATAAGAAGTTTCGATTCCATATTTTTTACTCAAAATAGTGTATAATTTTTCACGATTGATATAAAATCCGCAATTGAAATTCGAATTAATGAGAACATTTTCATCTTTCAAATTTTCAATGAATTCTATTTTTTTCTCAACGTGAGGTTGCAAAGTTTGTAATACCATTTCTTTGACAATATCGAGTAGTTTACTATTTAAAATACCAGGAATTTCCATTTTACCCGTATTAAATACTTTTACATGAATTTCGCGAAATACATTATCAATCTTAAAACGAAGAATAATTGCAAAACAATTATAAAATGCATTTTTAACTTTACCTCTACAATTCATAATATCTTTTTTCGAAGTACCAATAGTTATTTTACGTTCATCTTTGAATTTAATTCTACGTGCATTAGGATTGTCAATTTGTTTGATTATATTTTCAGTATAGTAAGATAACTCCTCAATTTTCTTTCTATATTCTTGAAATTCTTCCGGAGTTTTAGATATAATTTTCATCTGTTTCTTGACAACACCAGGAGTAGGTTTCCAATATTCAATGATAGGTATATTCCAAAATACACGATGAATATCAATTTCTTGATTCAAGAATACAACTTTAGTTTTTGTAGAAATATATAAATCATCACATTTTGGAACTTCATTATCGGAACATTTTAATGCTGTCTCACATGATTCTATATTTGTATGTATATTATCCATATATGAATCACAATGATGTTCGCATCTAATATTATCGTCATCACACAATATTTTATTTGATTTTTCAGGGACACTGTTATTTACGGTGCCGCTATTACCAAATAAACTTTGGTGTGAAACGTAATTATTCCATTCTTCGTCAACAGATAACATATTGATTTCGCAAATTTATATTAGATTATATAATTCCTTTAAATACGTTCAATTTTATATTTTTTCCGAATGAACTGAATGATTCGAACGATCCGAATAATATTTTTTTGTATAAATAACAAAATATGGTAATATATATTCAGTATTGGTTTCATTATTATGTAAAATAGTTTCAATAAGGTCTAATAGAGATTTATCAATAATATCCGAATGATTACGTATAACATAATTGAAATAAGTTTGAATAATGTTTTTTTTGTCCATATTATGTTGAATACTAATATTATGTATATACGATATAATAAAATCATATGTAATATCTTGTGTACAATTGTTCAATAAATGATGTATATTTTCCCATATTTGTTTATTGATGACATTTTTTTCCCATTCAATCAAATTTTGATTCAATTGAATAAAATTAATCATACTACGAATATCTGAATTGTAAATAGTTTGTATAGTATCAATAATAGAATCAGTCAATGGAATATTTTCCTTTTCACCAATATATTTAATAAAGTTATGTATATCTTTTTTCGGAAGTTGATTAAAACGAATACATATGAATTCATTTTGCAATGATTCATCGATTTTACTAATATAATTACAAATAAGACAGAACCTTACATTGAAAGTAGATGTTTGTAATAAATATTTGAGTGCCTGTTGTGCATTTTTAGTCATATAATCAACTTCATCTAATATTACAAATTTGAAACCAGTTTCAAACAAACTCATAGATTTTACAAATTGATTAATTTGATTTCGAATAATATCGATACCTCTTTCATCGGAAGCATTTAAATGAATGACAGATCCGCGATTATTATTATTATTATATTTTTTCTGATATTCGTTGATAAGATTAATTATAGTGGTTGTTTTTCCAGTTCCAGGTGGACCATAAAATAGCAAATTAGGAAAATATTTTTTTTCCAAAATATTTTTAAACAATTTTCGATTGACAGAATCGAGAACAATATTGTCGAAATGTGTTGGACGGTATTTTTCAACCCAAGGAATATTTTTTTCTTGATGTAATTGATTCATATGAATGTATAATGTGTGTTGTATGTATATTATTTTTTTATTTGTATATAATTTCTATCAATGCATTCTAAGTATTTTTCTAAACAATATAAAGTTTCTTTCAAATTATTAGAAATATCCATAATAAAAAAAATGATGGAAGTGTCGTCGAATGAATCATTAAAAAAAAAACGCGGAAGACGTAAGAAGCAGAATGAGGTAATAGTGGAGAGTGTATCAAATGAAAATATACACGTAACATTGGAAGAAGAAGAAGAAGAAGAAGAACATAACAATGAAACAAAAAATATAGAAAATTCCACAAATGAACCAATATTAAAAAAAAGGGGTAGAAAACCAAAGGGAGGTAAATTAACATTTAAACAGCCGGAAAAGGTAGAAGAAAAGAATTCAATAGCAAATATTATATTACATTTAAAATGTAGTATGTCAGATTTGACGGATTATAATAATAAAATAAATAAATTAATGAAAAATCCATTGGAATATGATCCATCAGTACCTCCAAATTTGTTAACATATAATCAAGATGATGCGATACAATTTAGTGAATATAAAAATGATTTTGAAATGAATGAAAAGAAAGAATCCAATAATAATATTTCTGATTACGCATATAATGAAAAGATGAGTGTATCAAATATAAGTAATATAAAATATGTATGTTCTATCTGTAATAGTGTAAATACAGATACCAATAGTAAAGAAAAAAATGTAACAGAAGGTGATAATGATACTGATGATGATATAGATGTAAAGAATATAAATTTGAAATTGAAGAAATTGAAGATTAATTTGTATAAGAATCAAAATCAAGATAAAAAATCAGCTTGTTTTTGGTGCACATATTCATATGATAATCCATCATGTTATATACCAAAATATGAAATGGATGAAAAAATATATGGATATGGTTCATTTTGTAGACCAGAATGTGCAGTAGCATATTTAATGAAAGAAAATATAGATGATTCTACAAAATTCGAAAGATATCATTTATTGAATCAGATATATAGTAAGGTATATGATTTCAAGAAAAGTATAAAACCCGCACCTAATCCGTATTATTTACTAGATAAATTTTACGGAAATCTTTCTATACAAGAATATAGAAAATTATTGAAAACGGAACATATGTTATTGGTAATAGAGAAGCCATTGACACGTATATTACCGGAATTACATGAAGATAATGAAGATTTAATTGTGAATATATATGGTGGAAACAAAACATCAAGTGTAAATAATAATAGTAATAATACTGGTGTATATAAAGTAAAACGACAGAGTGAGAAACAGCAAGGTCCAAGTAAATCGAGTATAATGAAGGATAAGTTTGGAATTTCCTGATAAAAATCATTATGCATTTGGACTGTATAATGATTTACAAAGGAATATGTATGAAATGTTTTTCCAAGGATGTAAATATAATATAATAAAAAATAAAATAAAAAAAACACAATAAAAAATGTATTATGATTACAATAACATTGATGGGTGGTTTGGGAAATCAGCTTTTCCAGATATTTGCAACAATAGCGTATGCAATAAAATATGGACATAAATTTATATTTCCATACACGGATTATTTAAAAGCGGGTGTAACAAGACCCACTTATTGGGAAAATTTTTTACATAGTTTGAAGATATTTACTACGGAGAATCCAAAGACGGGAATAACAAATCGTATGTTGGAAAATTTTCAAGAAATACGTCTTCTATTTCATAATTATCAAAATATTCCAATGGTGAGTTTGTCGGATAATGTTCGATTATTTGGTTATTTTCAGAGTTATAAATATTTCCAGGAATATGAAAATACAATATTTTCGATGTTAAGATTGGAAAATCAAATACAGAAAGTGAAGGAAGAATATCGAGTATATTTTGATGAAAATAAATATACAGTATCAATGCATTTCCGATTAGGAGATTATAAACATGTTCAAAATTGTCATAATATACTTCCAGAAATATATTATCAAATGTCAATGAAACATGTGATATCGTTGATAAGTAAACCAATTAGAGTTTTGGTATTTTGCGAATCTGAAGATAATGATCATGTAAATGGTATTATTACAAATTTGAAAAAGGAAGGGTCAGAAATAGAATATGTAAAGATAGATGATAATATAGTGGATTGGAAACAGATGTTATTAATGGCTTCTTGTGATTCGAATATAATAGCGAATAGTTCATTTAGTTGGTGGGCGGCATATTTTAATAGAAATAAGGATATAATAGTTACTTATCCGTCAGTATGGTTTGGACCTGTATTGAATCATAACTATATGGGAGATATGTTTCCAGATAATTGGAAACAGATTTGTTTCTAGATCTACTAACTATATAATAAATTGAATATAATGTCAAAAAATTGAAATAATTTGGTTGTTTGATAATATTAATAAAGTAATTAAAGAGTTATTATAATATTTTATTAACACCCAACGCAACATGTCTTCTGTATTGAAAACTTCGATGAATAATATTAATAACGAGTTTCGTAATTACAATAATTATAAGAAAAATTATGAAGCTTTAAAAGGTATTCCATATGTTAAAACTTTATTAAAAAGAATACATTCATTGGAGGTGGAGAATAAAAGACTAGTAAATATTTTATTGACGAATGTAGAAATTAAAAAAGAAGACACGAAAAAAGAGATTATGGTAGTAGAAAATATAGAAGAAAATAACGAAAAAGAAGATGAACATATTGTATATGAATTGATATCTGAAGAAGAAGAACAAGAACAAGAAGTAGAACAAGAAGAAGTAGAAGAAGAAGAAGAAGAACAAGAACAAGAGCAAGAACAAGAAGAAGAAGTAGAAGTGGAACAAGAAGAAGAAGTAGAACAAGAAGAAGAAGAAGAAGAACAAGAAGAACAAACCCAAGAACAAGAAGAAGAAGAAGAAGAACAAGAAGAACAAACCCAAGAACAAGAAGAAGAACAAGAAGAACAAGAAGTAGAAGAAGAAGTAGAAGAAGAACAAGAAGAACAAGAAGAACAAGAAGAACAAGAAGAAGAACAAGAAGAAGAAGAACAAACCCCAGAACAAATCCAAGAAGAAGACCAAAATCAGGAATCCAATGATTCAGATGGTGACAAAATGGATGTAGATGAAGAGGAAGATAATGTATTTGAAATAATTATTGAAGGAAAGACATATTACACAGACGATCGTGTGTATGGAACAATATATGATACAGATGAAAATGGAGATATTTGTATTGAAGTAGGTAAATTCAAAAATGGAAGAGCAGTTTTCAATTAGTGTAAAAAATAAATAATGTAAAAATCATACAAATAATATATATTTGTATTATTCCCTGTTTGTATATACATAATCATCCTTTTTTTATTTCTTATTATTTTTCTTGAAAGTTCTCCTCGAAATAATCTTATATTTTTTATTTCTGGTAGTATGTCGACCCCCTTTTATAGTTTTTATTTCATCATTTGATTTTTTAGACCTTTTGTAGTCAATTCCACCAACTTTGTTAGCGTTTTGATTGTTTAAAGACGTAATATCATCTTCATCGGTAATTTCTTCTTTTAAAGGAACATATACTCGATGACTAGAAAAATCATATTTATTATTTTTACTAAAATAATTTTCTGTTTCTAGACCGAGATATAATCCTCTATATTTACATTCTAAGTTTTTCAGATTATCATCATTAAAAAGACCTTCAACAACATCGATACCTAAGTATATTTCATAATGAGGAGCTTCATAATTCGTTTTATTTATAAAATTAACTCCAGTATATAAATTATTCATATTTAGATCACTTGTGAAATAAGTAGATGGTTTTAATAAAATGAATTCTTCTTTTATGTTTTTAACAATTTTACCAAAATCATCGGAATTATCAGGTGTATTTTGAGAAAAATTAATAATTTTATTTTGTAACACTCTATTACTACTCTCTCTCGTTGGTGCAAGTAATACATTTATTTTATTAATAAAATCGATAAAACGTTTATAATTATTTTTTAATTCTGAAACAACATCTTCATCTTCTCCTTCTAATTTTATATTTACTTGACCACTAGTAATATATTTATTACTTATTTTATTTAAAACATTTATTTTTTTTAATTCCCTTAATATGACAGATAAATTATTGGTAAATTCCTTTTTCACACCTTTTAAAGTTACACTTTTATTTTCTATCAAACGTTTGTATATTTCATTCATATCTAAAACATCGGAGTATAGTTTTTCAATATCAGGTTCTTTTTCTTTTATTAGATTATTAAAATTAACAGAAACATCATTAAAATCATCCAATGTATCATAAAATTTCTTTTTTTCATAGTCACGAAAATCGGGTGATTTCATTAGATTTCTTTCATCATCACTAATATATTTTTTTCTATCAAATACATCCATATATTTTGTAATATTTAAAGAATCAGTTGCAGATTCATTTTTAATTCTTTCTAATAATATACTTATCATATTTTGTTTTCTTTTTTTAATATTTTTGCTTTCGTTTTCAGCCCAATTAGAATAATTATTAAATTCTTCAACAAATTGTCTGTATATTGGATGATTAAATAAATCGTTTAACCAAGTAATTCTTGTAATAGTATATTTATTTCCATCGAGATTCAAATAAGAAAAATCAGAAGAATAAATAGAAGTTTTAAAAGAATATTCACGTTGATTGATACCTTTTATATATTGATTAAAAGAAGAATTGAAATTACGCATTGCAGGGAATTTCGTTGGAAATAAAAGTTCAATCATTATTTCTACATTATGTTTTAATATTTCATCATCAATTTCTTCCTGAGTTTTATCATCATCTTTTATTTTCTCGATGCCTATTTCATCTTTTAAAAATGTAAAGAGCTTATTTTCAAAATATTTTTTATCAAAAAAGAATTTCAATGTCTTTTTATAATTTTTTTTAATTAGGTTATATAATTTTTTAACAGGATATTTATAACTTCGAGTAATAAATGGTAATTCAGACAATGAAGATTTTTTTCCATAATTCATATCAGGATGATATAATAAATTACTTTTCAATTGAAAAGGTTCTTTATTAGGTATATTAGAATCAATCATAACAATAATTTGTTCCACATTAATATTTGCCATGTAATATAATATAATATAGTATATTATATTATGTGATAATATATCGAATATGGAAAACTAGTACAGACCATAAGTTTGAAATTGCATTTGCGAAACGTTTTTATTTTGTTCATTATCGGATTCTTTTTGTAATTGTGCTTTTTCTAAAATTTCTTTAGCTTTCTTAATGTCTTCTTCAGTGATTCGATCGTTGTTTTCTAATAAGGATACGTGATAATCTGTGAAATTTTTAGGTAGACAGCAGAACATACTATCTTCATTTAATATAAAATCCATGAAAATAATAAAAATAATAGTGATAATAAATGCAATATATATTTCACGTGTTCCCATCCATGCAATTGCAAATACTAATATATCACGACTAAATGTATATTTTAAATAAGCCTCCATTGTTTTTGACAATTTCATAGTAACAAATTTGGAAGATATATTTAAAGTAATTATCATTAATCCTGCAAATAATTTACTATTATTAATAGCAGTAACATTATTATGTAAATAATTCAATAGATTTTGGAATGAATTTCCGATTTTATTTTGATTAGTCATTGTTATACATTATGATTACATATTTTATCGAAGAAAGGAAAAAGGTTCGGATAAAATACCGACGGAATGTAATGGTTCCTTATTTTTACCATTTACCATTTCCATTAAATTATCCCAAACGGACATATGATCATTCGAATTTTTGGGTTTGAGCATTTCATCTTCAAACATTAGTTTGTTGTCAATTTCATATTGACACATTTTATCACATGGATTGCATTTGTTGCCTTTGAATTTTATTTGTGGAAAAATATGATCAGTCATTTCCATTTTAACAATAGAATTTTTATATTTGAGAATACCGGAATCGCAATTATTTTGTTGAAACTGTGATTTCATAATATCTGTAGTGGATTCAGAATCATATTGAGAACCCAAGTTCTCTTTTACAACTTTATTTTCCGCATCAGATTCTAAAAAATCTTTAGAAACGGATGTATGTTTTCCATTTTCCTCTGTAAAACATGTATTTTTATAAGAAGAATCACCGAGATTCATAGAATCTACACTATCGTGTGCATATTTCCATCCATTATTTATTGGATTTGGATTTTTATTTTTATGAACCATTGTATTGCAATATGTATCCATGTTCTCAGTGAATTGATTAAATTCAAATGTCATCTGATAAAATATAATAATGATAGCACATGCGAGAACACCATATAAAATATCAACAGTACAATAAAAAATAATTATACAAAGAGCTATTATTTTCCCTAAAATAGTATGACTATATTGTACCATTTTTGTAGTGTACAATAAAAATAAAACAATTAAAAAAATAGGAATAAATTGGAGAACAATATCTTTCATATATTGAATGTTATATATTATGATTATATTTATCTAGAAAAATAAAAAATTTAGAATATATTTTCATGAAATAAATATCTAACAATTTTGTAAATATAAATATATTATTATATGTCTTTATTAACAACGGCTTCGCCATGGACAAATGATGATTTAACAATATCTAAAAAAAGACCGTCTACAATGCGAAATTCAATAAAAAATACACCTCAACAAGATACGGAATATAGTTCTTCACTGAAAACAAATTTATCTCAAACAACACCATATAATGAATCGCAAATACCCACGATTGAAAAATCGGAGGAAATAAATAATAACCGAAATTTGAAAATAAATGATATTTTAAATAAAATGAATCTATCTGTGGATAATGATGGTTCTCAATTAGGTAATTTCAATCCCCCACCAAATCCAGTAGTATTTAATAAAAAACCACCAGTAAGTGGTAAAACGGATGCAAATGAATTATTACCGTCTGAATTATTACCAAAGAATCCATATCAATCAACAATTTTACCGGCGGGATTTATGAAAAATACTCCTGGTCCAACAAATAATTACAGAGCGAATGAATCAAATTTAGGAAATTTAAACAATTATAATAATATTTATGAACCATCGCAAATATCGACGAAACCTTATTATTCTAAAATGGGCATAGGTGCAAATGTATTAGACGATAAATTGATGGATAAAATAAATTATATGATTCATTTGTTAGAAGAACAGCAAAATGAAAAGACGAACAATATAACAGAAGAATTTGTATTATATACATTTTTAGGTATATTTATCATTTTTGTAGTAGATTCCTTTGCTCGTGCAGGAAAATATGTGAGATAATGATTGTCGAACAAAAAAAAAGAATTCAAATGGGACCAGTAAGATTATATTTGTATATTTTATATAATGTCGGGAAAATATACAAATAAAAGAAAATTAACAGGGAAACGTAAGGCATCTGTATCGTCAAAAAAATCAAGAAAATACAGAAGACGAAGATCAAAATCATCATCGATAACAAGTAGTATAAATGAAAGTTCAAAAGAATCTAGCACATTAACAGAAGAATCGATAAAGAGTAGTATAGATGATAAAATAAAGAATTATGATACTAATGAAAAAAGCGAATTAGAAAAGGCATTATTTTATTTTTTCAGAAATAATAAAAAGACGGATGAATCATTAGAAATGTCACCATCATCGCAAATATCAGAAATTACAATGGAAACAGAAATACCTGGAAAATATTATTATCCATTTGAGTCTATTCAAGTAATAAACAATAATATAGATGCATATTTGAAAAAATATGAAGAATTCAAACAAGGTATAACATCAGTTTTACGTATAGATACTAGTGCTATAAACAAATTTAAGGAATATTTAAATACAGTATCTGAGAACATTAAAAATGTAAATAATATGATAATAGAAAAATTCAAACCAAAGACGTTTTCAAAGAGATATATAGAAAAAATTTATAAAACCAGAGAAGAAAAACAAAAGGATGTAACGGAAAAATTAAAAGGTAAATTAATCATATTGGGTGATATTTATGTAGAATATTTAACAGAGATAAATAAAAATACATCTATTATTGATGACGAAGAAATTGAATTCAACAAGAATTTCTTAGAAAAAATAGATAATTGTTTGACAAAATTTGATGAATTTTTAGATAATCATAAAGGAAATATATCATATTTTGATAATTTATTATCAAAAGTATCTGTTGCAAATACCGCAATTCAAGGACAAATACAAAAAATAAAACAAGATGAAAATAAATTAATTTTATATAAAAAGGAAGATATTTATCTTGATAAACAGGTATTGAATGATGTTGTAGAGAAAATAGATGAAAAGATACAGGGAGGAAAACAAAGAAAGAATAAAAAATAAAATTAGATACATTTGCACCATTTTTCAATAATATATTCATCAGTTTTTTTAACAATTTCGGTTTTTATGTAATTAGTCAAAATTTTATCCATATCTAATTTAATATCACATTCATAATCATTTTTAATATGTGTTAACCAAATAATATCAGAATACGAATAAAAATCATTGTATATTTGAGAACCACCAATGATAAATATTTTTTTATTTTTATATGGTAAATCCGAGTCTACAAATTTATCTGTAAACATCAAATTATCATATTTAGTAACATAATCATTATATTTGGAAGGTTCTCTTGTATAAACAACATTATATCTATTTTTCAAAGGTCTATTTTTTTCAGGAAGAGAAAAAAACGTATTTTTACCCATAAAAACAATATGTCCATTAGTTTTTTCTCGGAAGAATTTCATATCATCAGGTATATTCCATGGAATAATACCATTTTTTCCAATACCATTATTAGAATCAATAGCTAATATCATTTCGATTGAATCAGACATTATAATCTATAGATAATTACAAATTATGTAATTATATATTTTTCACAATAAAATAAAAAATAATTCACACCAACAAAGAATATACACATATAATGACCCAAATGTGTAGAACGAATCATGCAGGACCACGCAATGATGGATCAGGTACAGAAATCTTATGAAAAACAAATCGTGGATAAATCATAATCTTAGCACCTTTATGGAATGCTTGTAAATGAAAATGTCTATGTTCACAATCATTTTCGAAATAATTAATAATCTGACAACCATTATTTTTTTGTTGTTTTAATAAAATATCCGGAGGAAACAAGTCAATATCAATTCGTGTACTATAAGAACAATCAATAAATTTTTCTTTCTTGTATATAGCAAATCCATTGAAAGCGGAATAAACAGGTATGAATTCATTATATTTATTTTTATATTCTAACAACAAGTTCTCAAAACAATCTTTCATATTTTTATAAACAGTATTTTTTTTATTGAAATGAAAAAAACTATATATGAAATCACCGAAGGAAAGAGCCCATATATCATAATAACCAGCTTCACGATCAAATGAAACGGCATCCCATTTATTGATATTAATTTCACAAAATACTTCATTCAAAGTTTGTATATTAATATTGCCGATACAGGAATATTCATTACAATCCATCATAATAAAATAATCCCAAACAGAAATATGATAAGAACGAATAATATCTAATAAAGAATTTCTTGCATTACATATATTTTCAGTTGTATATATTGATCTTTTTTTTGTATTTGTGAATATATTGATATTATCATATTGATTCTTAAAATCATTTAATATAAAGAGTGTATTATCGTCAGATTTATCATATAAAAAAAATATTTCTGTTTTTTTAAATAAATGCATAAGTATCTTTAAGTTCTCAATAATACGAGGTAATCCCTTTTCATTATTGTAAACACATAAACATATACAACATGTATAATTTTCCATAATATATTATATAGTTAATATCTAAATAAAGATAAACAACATGTATTTTTATGGATATAAATAATTCGAGTGATAAAATAGCATCAAAATGTTTTATAGGTGGTTGTACAAGAAATTGTGGTGAATATATTCATGATGTATTTACAAATATAATAGAAATATCTAAATTATTCGAAGAAGTATATGTAATAATTTCTTATGATTTTTCAATAGATAATACATTACAACAATTAGAAAAACAAAAAGAACGAATAAAAAATCTGGAAATTATTATAAATACAGAACCACTTACAAATATACGTACAAAAAATATTTCCGATGCGAGGAATCGTATAATCGATTTTATTCACAAAAAATATACACCAGAATGGAAATATTTTATTATGATGGATATGGATGAAATGTGTTCTTCACCTATTAATATAGATATTTTATATAAAAATTTACTTCGTAATGATTGGGATGCGTTATCATTTAATCGTAAAATATATTATGATATATGGGCATTATCGTATGATCCTTTTGTAATATCATGTTGGAATTGGGGATACGATGAATTTGAAAAAAATAATTCTGTATTAAATTTTATGCATGTTGATATTATGGAAAAATTAAGTAAGATGAATCCAGATGAACTGTTTTCATGTAATTCTGCATTCAATGGATTTGCAATATATAGGATGGAAAAAATAATAGATTGTAAATATGAATGGTTATCGATAGATTTTGAAAAAATACCAGTAGAATTATTAATTAATTCTATTGAAGCATTCAAAATGTTACCAAAATATAAATCAAATCGCGATGATTGTGAACATCGTGAATTTCATAGACAAATGATAGAAAAACATAATGCAAGAATACGTATATGTCCTGTACCAATATTTAATTATCCAAGTAAATATGAAGATTTACTAAAATAAATTGTTAGGAGTAATTCATAATATACTGTTTAATAATATCGACAACATTTTTATCATATTTTTCTAACGAAACAGAAATTTGCAATTCTTCAATATATTTTTGTTGAAGATCCTCCATAGTAATAAGATGATGTAAACCATAACCATACATTCTATCTGTTATAGGTATATTTTTTTGTATTTGTAATTTTCTTTTATACATTTCTTTATTATATGGATAATAACCACACCATAATATGATACAGTCAGATAAATATACTTTATTATATTCTTCAACATTGAATAATGTATGTCTTCCTACAAAATATCTACCATGTGGATCAGAATGTATAAAACGATGTCCTCTTCCATGTGCTCTGGAAATATATTTTATATCATTGAAAAAGTCATAGAGATTTTTCGGATAATAATTTTGTTGTTCAATAATTTTATTTTTTTCCATTTCATTATCTATATTTTCTATATTCTCTGATGATATCATAGAATAACTTTTAATTGCATAATAATAACCGGGTTCCAGTGTTTCTACAAAATCTTTCTTAGATATACAATCACGAAATAATAAAAATTCCGTAATTGTCAAAGATATTTTGTATCCAGTTAATAACATTTCATATTGACATACTTCAGTATCTATTAATTCAGCAGCGAAATTAGGAGTTCCATCCCAATTTATATTTTTTGTTGTGAAAACATCCCATGTTGGACATATTTTTTTAATAATTTCCACAGAACGATCCGTAGAACAATAATCAATAATAATACCATGATCAAATATTTTTGAATGATGTTCTAACCAAAAAGGTAATAAATATTCTTCATTATATATATGTGTAATTACAGTAAGTTTATTCATATATTATACAATATAGCATATAATATTTTTATATAGAATATAATATAGAAATATTATATTTTAGATCCATATAATGTTTTCAATAAATATAAATTATAATTCGATAAGTACACCATTATGTGATATAGGTGCAAAATATGATACTTATAAATCATCAAATCGAACATATGCAATAGGAGATAGACATTCTCATTCAAATACAATATTTTATGATGCTATATTTAAAAATCATCGCGATAAAGAATTAAAAATATTAGAAATAGGTTTAAAAGATGTAAATTCTCTATTAATGTGGGAAGAATATTTCAAAAATTCAGAAATATATGGTTTTGATGAAGTTTCAAAAATTAGAGAATTACGAGATAAAGTAAATGGAAAACGAATACATTTATTTTCATATGAAGATAGACCACAAAATATACAATACGATTTAATTATAGAAAATATTTTTGAATCGCCATTTGAACAAATAAATTTTATTAAAAATAATCATAATGTTTTGAAACCAGGTGGTATGTATATAATAGAAAATGTTCATGATCATGAAAAAATTTACAATGATGAATTATTAGATACATTAAATGAATTCTTTGAAGATTTTTATTTTATTAATATGACAAATGATAGAGAACATATAATTGGTATAAATAAATTGTTGGTTCTCGTTAAAAAGGGAACACCTATATTTGATAATAAAAAGAAGGTTACATTTATAACGCCATCAATAAGACCGGAGAATTTATTAAGATTACTACAAGGAATTAATTTTGATTATGTAAATGAATGGAGAATAGCTTATGACGGAAAAAAAATAAAAGAAAATCCTCATGTTTTTAAAGAAGAAAATAATCCAAAAATAATAGAAGAAATGGTAATAGGAGAGGGTGTCAATGGAAATCCACAAAGAAATCATATATTATCAACTATAAAACATAAAGATACATTCATTTATTTTTTAGATGATGATAATGAAGTACATCCAGATATATATCGTATATTGAGAATAATAGATGAAGGATATATGTATACATTCAATCAGTATTTATTTGATGATCCACGTAAAGTAAGAAAAGGAGATAAATTTAAACTTAGATATATTGATTCATCGCAAATATTAATAGACTACAGATTATGTAATTATATAGGATGGGTATGTGATGTATATGAAGCGGATGGTGCATATATATGTGATAATTATAGAATTAATAAAAATAAATGGGTTTTCATTGATAATATATTATCATATACAAACAGTATACAAAATAGAAAAATATAGTGTTATGATTATGCGTGAAGAATATAATTGAAAAATGTAATACAAATTTCTAGATATTTGAAGCAATATTTTATTTTATTTGTATTTTATCAAATTCATAACTAGTAGAGTAATATACACGTTTTATTCCATATTTTTCTATCATTTTTTGACAATCACTACAAGGTTTTGAATATTTTAAGGCAATTCCTCGTTTAGATATTCGCACAATATACATAGTAGATTGTTGAAGAATAGATTTATTTTTCTTTACTTTACATATTGCATCAATTTCAGCATGAATACTATATTTATGACACATAAAATCCTCCATTTTATTGTAACCACATGATAATATATTCCCTTCGTCTGATACAATGACACAACCATGTTGATGAGTCATAGATGATTTTTCTGCTATTTTGGAAGCTTTTGAAAAATAAAATCCATGTTTTCTATTGATAATCTTCGGAGATATAGAATCTTTGAAAAAGATGTCCATATTCAATATCTTATTCAATATCTTATTTACTATTTTTTACAAATCATTGAAAGGATTTCAATTTTGTATGTAAAAATTGATTTATGAGTATACCAATAATCACAATACAAATAAACAATTTTCACTTTTCAATGGAATATTAGGACAAACATAATTATAAAAATAATATGCAGAATCATTGGAATATATATGAAAAAAAAGACGGTCAATAGCAGTTTTAATAAAATAGTTATGAGAACATTCATCGATAGCAATTATTTTGAAAGATTTATATTTCATTTTTAACATAATACGTAATGAATGTAAAAATCCTGAAACGAAAACATTATTTGATGTGGAATTATTAATAGAGGCGATTAATTGAATAGAATTTCCACTTATTTTTTGGGTGTTTGTAGTAACATTTTCAATATCTTCATAATTCATATGCATATCTTTTAAAAAATAGAAACCAAAAATATGTTCTCGTCTTGATAAACAAAAAACATACAATTCATGATTAATAATTAAAGATGTTAAATTACTAATGGATGGTATTGCAGCGAAATTAAATAAATGATAGTTATTAATACCACTAAAAAAATCAAAAAGTAAATCTATATTTTCTTTGTATATTCGAATAATAGTAAAATGTTCGGGTAATCTTTGTAATCGTAATGGATGAATATAATAATAATGTGTCTTATATTGAGTAATAGGAACAATACCTTTACATAAATCGACTTCTTTTTTAAAAATAGAGATAGGTATATCAGGTGATTTTATTCGCTGATTATATTCATGTGTTTGTATAATATTTCTGGATATATTGTATTTTTTATGTTCTCGATGAACGCAAATAAAATCCCATAAATATGCAAATTTTTTAATCATATTATAATTATTTTTGTTTCTTTGTAAAATAAAAATAGTAATAGGTTTTGAGAACATACAAGCAATAGGGTGATTTACATAGGATAATAGATAATTTTCATTATGGGAATCACCACCGGTATCTTTGATGAATTCATAATGTTTATCAAAATAAATGGAAACAAATGGAGCACCATCTGTTCCAGCCATATGAGAACTCAAAGTATTATTAGTAATAGTAAATAAAATTTTATCAGAGGATATATAATGACTTTGTAATAAATCAATGCATTTATCATTATAATTAGATTCAGTAAATGGAATTGTTTTAACATTATCAAATTTACAATATTTTGTTCTCAATGGTCCATTATTTTGTATTAAAAAGGGAGAACTTGTATAATATCTCCAAAAATCATATGTATGAAATACGGGTTGTATATTCCAAAATGGATATTTTATTTTGATATAAAAAAAAATAAATAAAATAGTGAAAATAATGACCAAATAAAAATAATGTAATGGAATGGATTCAGGAAGAATAGATATGAATGTGTATAATGTTTTTATGCATACATTACATATACTAAAAAACACATCATTTGTTTTTCTCAAAACATTATTTACTATATAATATGAAATAATATTCATTACATATTATATATATTTATTGATATAAAGTTTTCCGCATTATACACATAATGTTATTTCCATCAGAAAAAATAGAATATAAAATATCAAAAACCGAGTCACGTATACTAATAGTTACTTCTTCTTTATCTGTAATACCAATATATTATGCATTTCATAAGGAATTATATTCATATTCAATTGTTTCTATAGGAACATATATATGTTCATTATTATATTGGATAGATCCCAAACATGGTTGGCGTAGAAATTTGGATTTGATGTATGCAAAATTTTCATTTGTTATATATTTTGGAAGTGGAATAATATATGTGCCTACAAATTCAATGATTATATTTATGTTTGGTACTACTTTTATTTATGTTACATATATTTTGACAATGATATTTCCGAAAAAATGGCTAAGATATCACGCGTTATTTCATATATCATCTATTTTGATGAAAATTTATATACTTAGTTTTATTACACCAAAACCGCGAATATATAATATATTGTAAAGAGGTATAAAAAATAAGTGTATAATTATATACACAAAATGGATCATGATACCTTAGTACTAAGAATGATACAACGCACAGAAAATGAGAATGAATATGAAATATTTATTTTATATGATTACAAAGAAAAAATATTTTATTTACGAGGAGGTAATGTCATGGATAAAATTTTAAGTTCATATTCATTTGAATGTGATAATGTTATTGAATTATATAATTTTTTAACTAAGATATTCAATCCATTATTTGATGATGGTGATTTGATAGTATCTCTATTAGCAATGAATAATTTACCTTTAAATAGTAAAGAAATAACGTATGATTTGTTAGAACAGTCAATCTATAAAAAGGAATTCGATAATATCGATAAAAGTAATTGTGTGAAATATAAATCGAATGAGCTACTCTATTATACGACTATTATGACAGATATTCACAATAAAGAATTGCCTATGTCAGAAAAAATTGTTTTACAGTATATATCTACTCTTAAAAATATATATACAAAATATTGAAGAAAATCAGGGTTTCATAAGACCTTGTAATAGAAAAAAACTGCAAGTAATTGAACCGAATAATAAGAATGCAAAGGAAGATAGTCCACATAATTGGACATAAAGGATTTTATTTTTCCATATAGTAGGACGAAAATATTTTCCAATCATACCACATTTATTCTCATCTTTTCTACATTTTATAGTATATTCATAATCAAAAACATTTGTATAATCATGTATTTTTTTGAATCGAGCACATTTTGCAAAATGTATAATTTCATTTTTATTTATTGATTGATATGGTATAAAATATTTACATTGAAAACATTTATTAACTAGGCTTAATTTATTCATATTGTATATATATGAATAAATGTCTCTATATTTATGGATAAAATAATATTATGAATTGTTTTCTTTGAAATGGTAACAATGAAGCCCATAGAAGATTTATTTTGGAAATTATACTTCGAGATAAAAATTTATCTGTATAATTTATATTTGGGTTTTGTATATATAAGAAAAATATAATGTCATTATATATCCAAAAAATATCTTGTTCTTCATCTTCTTCTTCCCATTCTTCAATCCAACGAATAAAATATAATTTATTTCTTAAAATAGATGTTTCGTGATAGTTTCGAATATCATTCAATAGTCTTTTATTTTGCAATTTATAAGTATATGGAATTATATGTTGATTTACAATATCTTCTGGAAGTTGTGAAAAAATCATCTTTGTAATACCTTATAATATAAATATATTGTTATAAGTCCTTTTTCTAAATTTTAATTGTTTTGAATTCATGTATTGAAACACTACCAATTATGTCAGTTTTTTCGAGATTTTTTATTTTTGTGTAAGTAATTTCCACATCTCTTTCTGCATTAAGTTTCGAATTTCGTTTACATAATTCCGCACCCTGTACAATAATTTTTCGCATTTGTTTTTTATCAAAATTATTATTATCTGGTAATTTTGCAACAACATGACATGATGATATATTAGTCATATGAAACCATATATCATCAGGATCAGATACATCAATAATTTCGAAATTGTCTTCCGCATTTTCACCAACATAAAATTCAATATTTTGCTTAATAGCTTCGATATATCGTACAACGAGTTTCATTACTTATCAATATGAGTAATGAAATATATTATAATCAATTTTCTATAGAGCCCTTTCCAAAAAATAGAAGAACTGGTTTTTATCCATACTACTTTCTTTTAAATCTATCTTTCCGTGAACAATAAAACCATTTCTAGATGCAATTTGTATAATATCATTTATATCTTCCATATATAAAATGTTCTCATTTTGTCGAACATTACCATTGATAGAATCTGTAAAAGTTTCTTTAACAGTAGTCTCATTTTTATCATAATTGAATTGATAAGATAATTTATATTTAAAATTATCAAATTCAACAATGGAATCAGTATCGCGAGATTCTCTGAATCTCTGTGGAGAACCAAATAAGAAATGTTTTGCAGCTGGAACATGAATGTCATATGTTTTACGATCAACAAGATGTAATATTAGATAACCTCCCGGTTTTAACCAGAAATAACAATTTCTAAAAAATAAAGATTTATCTTTAAATTGATATATAGTAAAGTAAAGACATAAAACATGGGAAAAAACGGATTTATCATATAACATTGTATCCATAACATCGCCATTTTTAACCATAATATCGGGGAATTTTTTCGTGGAATATTCAATCATAGCTTGTGATTTATCTACACCATATGTATTATAACCAAGTTCAGTGAGTTCATTTACAATATGACCAGTTCCACTTCCAATATCTAAAAATATGCTAGATTTATCTGGTTGTGTAATTTGTACAATAGAATTTATTTCATGTAATGTTCTCCAAATAGGTTTATTTATTTTATCATACATTTCCACATAGAAATCGTCGTAAATGTTTTCATTATATTTTGATATAAAATGTTCCTTTTGTGAAAATCCTTCATTGATGGGTTTATAGTGTTTTTTAATTAAAAATATTATTATGATTATAATAGATAATAGAATAATTAGTTTTAACCATATTTTACGAAATATACCTGTTGTAAATAATGAATAGATATATTGTAACATATTTTTGTATATTATATATTTTTATTTTTTTGAGCGTATTTTTTGAGCGTATTTTTTTTGGGTGTATTTTTTTTGGAGTATTTTTTTGTTTTTTGTTTGTTTTTTGTTTGCTTTTTGTTTGCTTTTTGTTTTTTTAGATTTTATACATTGTTTTTTGGTTTTGATACGTTTTCCTCCTTTAGGATCTGATGAATCCGAAGATGTTAATTTTTGAGATGAATTTGAAGAGTATTCATTGCTGGAAGTGTCACTCGAATCATCGTCGAGATCATCATCGGATTCATTAGACATATCAAAATTATTTTTTGTATCTATTTCATTTATTGTATTGAAAAAATCAGTTATTTTGTCGTTTAAAATAATTTTATTTTCACTAATAATTTTTTCTTTTATACTTTGTAAATGTTGTTCATTATTATCAATTTCAATAAAAAAATTTACATTTTTTAATTCACTTTGAGTAATATCCAATGTTGAATTTTTATATTTTTTCAAATATAATTTTTTATAATTATGATAATCTTTAATATTAGGTAAATATTCAATAAGATTTTGTAAAAAATAAATTATTGTATCATGAAATTTTAATTTACCACATTCATTTACGTTATTATCATTATTATGTATATCTTTTTTAACGTAATTACAATACTCAACTATTATATTTGTAGGAATTTTTTCATATTTTTTCAAAATTTTTTCATTTTTGTCAATAATAAATAATATATCTTTTTTAATTTTTTTATTTTTTGTTATTATATCAAACCAATAATCATATTTATCTATTTTTTTTCTTTTAAGTGTACTAGATATCCTAGATAACGTTCTAGATAACATATATAATATATATATGTTATTTTTTATGACAAAGTTCTCAATTGTGTACGTGTATTATTATGAAATAAATCTTTTCCTATATTACTATTTTCCAATTTATTTGATATAAATGTTTGGTATTGATAATTAGAAAATAATTCCGGATAAGGTTGTAAACTTGGACGCGAAACAACCGAATTTTTATATAAATCACTATTTGAAGAAGGAATAAAGACACCCTGATAAGCACCATGTTGCATAGCAGTATTTTGATTTCTCAATGTAGTTTCAACATCGACATTATCAAAAAAACCATTTGGAGGTGCACGTTGTGTACCAGGATTAAAATTCAATTCAACATTGTGATTGATATAATTCGTAATGTTAACATTCGCAGGGGTTCTTCTATTTACAATAGGAAAAAGGGAGTATTTTGTAGGTATAGGTCTAGGATCGAAATTAGGCGCTAAAGGAATATCTGGGAATCCGCGTGCAAATATACGATCATTCAATTCATCAACTCTTTCATTTTGACCATAATATATTCCATCAGGAATACCATATATTTTTGTATTATCATTTATATTCATTTTATATAATACAAAGGTATAAAAATAATGTAAATAAATAATAATAATAATAATATGATCAGTATTTTAGTTCCTATTTACAATGGAATAGAATATATAGATGATTCAATTCAATCTATAATAAACCAAACATATACAGAATGGGAATTATTTATTGGCGTGAATGGTCACAAACCAAATTCGGAAGTATATAGAATCGCTAAAAAATATGAGGAAAAATATCCATCTAAGATATGCGTTTTAGATTTATACGTATGTGGTGGAAAACCAAATACATTAAATGAAATGATTAAGTATTGTAAATATAATTATATAGCATTATTAGATGTAGATGATATATGGTTTCCAAAAAAATTGGAAATTCAGTTAAAATATATTGTTAAATATGATGTAGTAGGAACAGATTGTGTATATTTTGGTGATATAGAAGGAAAACGTCCAGGTATTCCATTAGGAGATATTACAGAATTTGATTTTAAGAAAAAAAATCCAGTTATAAATAGTAGTTGTATTATTAAAAAAATTTATGCAAATTGGAAAGACATTGAATTAGAAGATTATGATTTATGGTTAGAATTAAAAAAGAATAAATGTAAATTTTATAATTGCGAAGAAGTATTGGTACGACATAGGATTCATATGAATTCAGCATTTAATTCAAAGGGAAATAATAACCATATTGCTGGTTTGATTGAAAAATATTCATCTCTAAACTAAAAATCGTTGAAACATAAACCATATATCATTAGAACTATCAATTTCGCGAACCAAATGAAAATGTTTAATATTAGAAAATATACAGTCAATCACGATGATTTGGTCATCTTTTACCAAATAATTATGTTTAAAATACAATTTTAATTTATGATCAAAAGTATTTTTCCACCATTCAATTTTTGTTTTATGTCCAATGAAAAATCCTGCGGCAACAGATATTTGATTAGGTGGAATAGGGATAACAGGTAATCCATATACATTTTTATTTTGTATTATAGAGAATAGCATATTTGTCGCATTTTTATTATTATTGACAATTCCGTAATAAATTTTGTTTTTATTCAATTCTGCAATTTTTTTATTGGAAGGAAAATCTGGTACGGGTTTTTCTCTGAAATAACCAATATCACACCATCCATAATATTCAGTATCGAAATATTTCATGTTTGCAGTTTCAAATACTAAATGTGTTTTTTCTGCCCAAAGCATATGTAATTTCCATTCTGTAGTATTATTAAGAAATATATTTTTATTATGGTTATCAATCCATGAGTTTTTATATTTATAGTTATAAAAAGTTTCTAATGGTTTGATGATAATTTTTATATTTGTATTTGTAAAATGAGGTATATCAGTATCGGTATTCATATATTGAGAAAAATTCTCAAAAAAAAAGTTGATTCCATCTAAATCTGTATAGATAACAAGATAATAATTATGAACACAGGAAATCATATTTTCAATCCATTTTGCATAAGTAGAAGGATCGAACTTGGAATTTAAAATATACCAACATGTCGAAAATGTTATATTAGACATGATGAATTATAATAGAAAATATCTATATTATTTGTGATATTTTTTAGTTTTTTTATTGGATTTTTTATTTTTACGTGATTTACGCGATTTATGTGATTTACCACCTTGGGTTGGTGATAAAGCATTTTGTTCTGTCGATGGTTATAATTTTAGAAATAATTACTCATATATTGTCCCATTTTAAATCTTCAAGGGTGTAATTGTAGCATCACCTACAAGATTTTCTGTTTTTTGTATAATTTCACCAGAATGATTAATTGCACTTGCTACAGTTTCATCTAATTTTTTAACAGCATTACCTAATGCAGCAAATGTAGAACCTGCTTTTTTTTTACCATTTAATTTATTCATATATTATAGAATATGCAGATAATAAAAAACCAATAGTATGAAACTAATAAAATTCTAAATAATATAAAAATATATTTATATTTTATTATACATGACAATAAAAATAAGAATATTTTCAAGTTTTTGCGAATCTGCAAATTGTAAAAAAACCTTCGAAAGATTATGTGAGACATCAAAGATGTCGAATTATGGACCAGATAAAGATATATATATAACAAATGATGATGATTATACACACGTTATTATTCTTAATACAGCGATGCCTGTATTAAAAAATATTCCAAAACAAAATGTAGTAGGTCTTGCATTTGAACCACCAATATTTTTAGGATTATCTTTAGACTTTGTAGAATATGCTGAAAAATACATAGGTAAATATTTTATAGGTGAGAAATATGATTTACCATCTCCATTCATTGAAAATTATAGTTATATGTGGTATACTACACCATTAACATATATTCCTATTAAAACAAAGAGAATGTCAATAATGGTGAGTGAAAAGAATGATGCACCGGGACATAAATATCGTCATATGTTAGTACAGAGAATATTATCACAAAATTTACCAATTGATATATATGGTCGTGGATGCGAAAAATACAATTATTTGAATTCGAATACAAACAGCAGTAATCAGAATAGTATTTTTCCATTTTTATTGAAAAAACAAACAAAAGATCCTCGTCTTAAAGGAAAATTTGAAGATATAGAGCCATATGAATCATATGATTTTCATATATGCATTGAAAATTTCAGTACGAATGAATATTTTTCGGAAAAAATAACGAGTACATTATTATGTGGTACAACACCGATTTACTGGGGATGTAAAAACATTGATTCATATTTTCCCGATTCTTTCATTAAATTGACTGGTTCCATTGATTCAGATATATTGTTACTTACAAATATATTGAAAAATCCAGAAGAATATAAGAAAAATATAGATATAGATTTAGTAAAGGATAAAATAAATATTTTGAAACATTTAGACGATATATTTGAATAGACGATATTCTAATAAATAATAAAAAATTGATACAAATTACATAAAGTGTAATCTGTGTTATATTCAAATATGGTTGTTATATGTGATAAACCCTATCCTAAAGAGAATGAAGATAAATATAAGGAACATTTTGGTATATTTCCATATTCTCTATCTGATTTCCAAAAATATGGTATAGAAGCAATTGTAGAGGGTCATCATACACTGTTAACTGCACATACTGGTTCAGGTAAAACTCTTCCTGCGGAATTTGCAATTCGTTATTTCACATCAAAAGGTAAAAAGGTAATTTACACTTCACCTATTAAAGCATTATCGAATCAGAAATATTATGATTTTACAAATAAATATACAGAAATAAGTATTGGATTAATGACGGGTGATATTAAAACAAATCCTACAGCGGATGTATTGATTATGACGACTGAGATTTTCATGAATTATTTATTTAATACGATTGGAAATGAAACAAAAGATAATTCATGTTTGCAATTCCAAATAGATGTAGAAAAGGAATTAGCATGTGTCATATTTGATGAAGCACATTATATATTGGATGAACAACGTGGACAAATATGGGAACAGACGATATTAATGTTACCAAGACATGTTCAAATGGTATTACTTTCTGCAACGATAGATTCACCGGAAAGATTTGCAAAATGGTGTGAACGTGGATATGATGATAAGCAAGTATATTTAGCTTCAACAAACCATCGTGTGGTACCATTGACACATTATTCATATTTAACAATCAATGAATCAGTATTGAAAGGATTGAAAGATAAGGAATTGGAGAAGCAAATTCGTAATTCTACAAATAAATTAATTAGATTACAAACAGAAAAGGGTAAATTCGAAGATCATGGTTATAATGAAGTGAAACGAACGTTAGATATATTTCAAAAAAGACAAGTGTATATGAAAAGACCACATCTATTGAATAATTTAACTTTATTTTTGAGAGAACGTGAAATGTTACCGGCTATTTGTTTTATATTTTCAAGGAAATTAGTGGAAAGATGTGCACATGAAGTGACGATGGTTTTATTAGAAGATGATAGTAAAATTCCATATATAGTTCGTAGAGAAGCAGAAAATATTATAAGAAGATTACCAAATTATCAAGAATATTTAAATTTGCCGGAATACTTGGATTTAATTTCTTTGTTAGAAAAGGGAATAGGAATTCATCATTCAGGAATGATACCTGTATTGCGAGAAATAGTAGAATTATTCATATCTAAAAAATACATAAAATTACTATTTGCAACAGAATCCTTTGCAATTGGATTAGATTGTCCTATTAAAACAGCAATATTCATTAGTATGACAAAATTTGATGGTAATAATGAGCGTTATTTAATGTCACATGAATATACACAAATGGCTGGTAGAGCAGGTAGAAGAGGAATAGATACAATAGGACATGTCATACATTGTAATAATTTATTTCGATTTCCATCAATAAATGATTATAAGAGTATTTTATGTGGTAAACCACAACCATTGGAATCCAAATTTCATATTTCATATTCTGTTATTTTGAATATGTTGAAACAAAAGGCAGGATTCCAAGAGATTTATAATTTCGTGGAAAAGAGTATGATATTTGAGGAAATTAATAAATCAAAACGTATATGTATGAAAGAAATAGAAAAATTAAAGGAGAGAATGGAAACAAAGTTAATAGTATTGAAACAAATGAAAACTCCAGAGGATATTTGTAATCGATATTTATATATTGAAGAAACATACAAGAATACAAGTAATAAACAAAGAAAAAATATGGAGAAGGAACGTAATCAATTATTAAATGAATACGTTTCGATAGTGACAGATTCAAAAATATACAATGAATATAAATCTATAAAGGATGAAATGGAAGGAAAAGAAAATCAAATGAACTATTTGGATATGTTTATTAAAACACAAATAACAAAATTATGTAAAATAATGAATGATAGAGGATATATATCTATTCAAGAAGGAGAAAAATACGAATTGAATGAAAAAGGAGTAATTGCAGCAAATATAGCGGAAGTACATCCTCTAATTATGGCGCATTTTATGGAGAAATGGAATTATTTTGAAGAATTTTCGTGTTTACAATTAGTTGGATTATTTTCCTGTTTTACAGATATTAAGATACCGAAAGACTATAGACGTAGTATTCCGAGTGAAAAGGATGTATTTTTAAAAGAGAAAATGCAAGAAATGAAGGATATGTTTATAGATTTTGATACTATTGAAAAGGATAGTGGTACAGAAACAGGAATTCAATATGATTCATGTATGGTATTTGATATCACTGATGAGTCTATGGAATGGTGTTATTGTGAAAATGAAGAGGATTGTAAAAAATTTATTCAAAAGACATTATTTGCAAAGGAAATTTCCATAGGAGATTTTACAAAAGCGATATTGAAGATATCAGTTATTGTGAAAGAATTAATGGCTGTATGTGAATTAATAGGAAAGGTAGATTTACTTCATAAATTATCACAAATAGATGGTATGATATTAAAATATATTACAGTAAATCAGAGTTTATATGTATAAAATTGATAAAATATTAGTATATTTATAGAATATAAAAAATGGAAGAATATTTATATGATTCAACATCATCGAGTGATGAAATAATAATAGAAGATGAAAATGATAGTGAAACAATTGAAATAGATGAATCAGATTATGATGATTCTTATTCTGATGAATCAGATTATTATTCAGAAATACACGATGAAGAAGAAGAATTTATAGATTCAGAAAAACAGAATAACCAATATATAATTGGTACTAGTAAATATTATTCAAATTATGGATTTATATACATGAGTGGTATATCATCAAAATCATTCTTTCAATTTTCATTTAAAAATGTACATAATTATTTAAAATCATGTAGTTTGGTGTATTTGATGGATGATACTGTAGATATAATTAAAATCAATATAATAGATAATGTATATTGTGCAATAAAAAAAACATATTGGCTTAGATTAATACAACGTAATTGGAAAAGAGTATGTAAAGAGAGAAATAAAATCCTAAATAACAGGAAGAAAATTAATTCATTGAGACATTTTACATTGAGAGGTAAATGGCCATTAGGAATGAATAATTTGCCTGGATTATATGGACTATTAAGTATATATAATACGAAAAATTATTTATCAAAGGTTAATAAGTATAAAAATTGATTTATATCTCCCAATATTTCGTCGCGTATATTTAATAAATCAGAATCTTGTTTACTATCAAAATATAAACTCATATCTATTAAAAATTCACGATATTCATATACACGTTTTTTGAATTCTCTAGTATTAGATTCATCTAATAAATCAATCCTTTTTTCTAGCATTTTAATTCTAGATTCATCTTTTCCTAACATAATTTCCACAAATGCATCAATATCTTTGTTTAATTTATCATATAATTCATCTGTAGCTTTATGTTGTGCAAACGAACGTGTTTTCCAATGGTATAATTTGACCATATTTAACATTTCAATGAATATTTTAACAATGCGTGATTTATTTTGGTTACTTATTCTATTTTTAAAAGTAACTTTATTTTTTCTACCACCTTTTTTAGTCTTATTATTTTTCCTTTTACTCATTATAAAATACAAGGATATATTTTCTGTAAAATTGAATTACATTTTATAAAATATATTATAAATCATCTAAAATGGAAACACAACAAATGAATGAAACTACAACTGTAAATATAAATGATACACCTGTATTTACAAGGTATTTGTATATAAAATCGGATGTATATATTTCATTATTATTATCAATATTAGAAAAAGATACAGAACAATCATTATATTGGGCATATGAATTATATCATTCTGGATTTCATTATGAATTGACGTCGTTTATTGAGATTGTTTTCAGGGAATTCTATTCCTTGAATAAAAAACTAAAAAATTTCATAGAAAAAAAAATAAATGAATTTCGTGTATTTAAAACTAGAGAATGGGTTCTAGCAATTATTTTAGCAAATATTACTACAAGAAATAATAAATTTAGTTCAGAAAAAAATAAATCGAAGAAAATCATTTATATTATTTATGATATAAATGATGTGATACAATATCGTACTTTGTCAATTTCATCAGAGGTAAGAAACTGGAAATTACTAAGTAAAGTTTGTGTATATCCTACAACCAAAAAATGTTATATAGAAAATATACCCACATTATTGAGTAATTTTATGAAATTACCATATTCGAGAAATGAATTGAAGGATATATTTCGTAATCATTGGATGTATTATTCATATTTTACACCTATATGGAAAGAAAGATTAGAAAGTTATCATGTTATAGTTGATCATGAAAATAAAAAAATATATTTTCAAAGTGATGATTTAATGGATTCTTTTGATGATAAATGGAATTATGAACCAGACGAACAACCAGCATGGATATTGGAATTTTGTATTGGAATAGAAGAAGAACAAAATATTACTTTATTGGTTGATGAAATGGAGAACCTTATAGTATAATATTACATCTTTGATTGTAACTTATATGTAAAATATGTAGTAAATGCAAATAAAAGTCCTCCCCAAATTGTATCAATAATTACAAATTTCATGTCCCAATTTTTTAATGTAGCATAATTTGTTGTTTCATATACACCATATATAACAATTCCTAAAATGAATGCGTCTATTATTGAACGATGAGGCTTCAAAATAAAATAATATAAACCTGTAATAAGAGCAATATAACAAATAATAGCACCTAAATAACGCATTTTTAATGACACTTTTTGTATGGAGATAATTTGAGATTCAAATTGTTTATAAATAAGTGATAAATAGATGGAATCTAAAAGAAGTAGAATAATTGTAGGTATAATAATTTCTTTGAACCAATTCATTATACACTATAATTACATATTATTTTATACTCCATCATTGTTTTCTACATAACATTGTTTATTATCACTGTAACTAGATCTTTGTTTTCCCAATCTATCTACAAGATAAATCCAATGATCATTTGGTTGTAATCTTTTCCAAACATGATCATTTGCATAATTCCAATGTTCATTTGTTCTCTCTAATGCTGGAATTGCCCATTCGTATAATTCGATAAGAGTATCATAATAATGTTTATTTACAATATAACCACACGCAGTTTGACCATTTAAAACTCTTCTAATGAATGTAGATCCAGGTATTTCTTCACTTTGTTGAACTATATAAGAAATCATACAAACATCAAAATCAATATGATTAATAAATAAATTATTTAATGATTCTTCCATCTCTTCTTTGGTAACAATAAATTCAAAATCATCTTCTAAAATTAATATATTATTATATCCACGTTCTTTTGCTAATTTGAGAACATTCAAATGAGAATAACCACAACCAACAATACCTGAATTTGGTGTATGTACAGCGGGATATCTTTCTGCTTTTAGATTGTATTTTTTAAGTTCATTTTCAATCTCTTCTCTTCTATCTTCACGTTTATCTAAATTAATATAAAATATTTTATCGATAAATTTTGACATTTTGTAAGTATATAGAAAACTATCTTTATATAATATCATATTTTAATATAATGATTCAAATATACATTGTTTTTCATAAAAAATTGTATGATTTTTTTTATGATAATGTGAGTGAAGATAATAAAAGAAATTTGGTATTTTATGGTGTAAATGAAAAATGTGTTCATAATACATCCATTACAACTCTATATGAGGAAGATTTAAATATATATAACCCATTATTACAGAAAAGACGTTTCAATGAAGGTAGTTGTATTTATCATGTATATAAAAATAATTTGTTTGAGAATGCATCTTATATAGGTTTTTTTCAATATGATATGAAGTTCTCGAATGATTTTTTTAATATTATTAATAATAAAATAAATGATAATACAAAATCATATATTTTTGCTTCTTTTACGGCATTGAAAGATAGTGTTGATAAATTGGATGGTTCTCTACAATTTATGATAACACCCATTTCAAAAATAGGTTCTGCATTAGATAGTTATAATAATTTTTTTGGTACATCATATACAATTGAAAATGTAAAACAGAATTATTTTGTCATGTGTAATACATATGTTATACCAGTATATTTGTATAAAAAAATGATGACATGGTTAGAGAACTTTTTTGATAGTGATATAAATCAAAAGGAATTGGAGGAGAAATATTTCAAAAATCCTGGATATTTGATTGAAGGTTCTCCGGAAAATATAATAAATCCTGGACATTTATTGGAAGCATTTACTGCAATGTTTTTATCATTGGAATTATATCAAGGAATGGAAATTGTATATATTCCATTGGAACATGTTCGAGAATATAAAATATAGACTTTATATTTATATATAGACTTTATATTTATATATAGACTTTATATTTCTATATAGACTTTATATTTCTATATAGACTTTATATTTATATATAGACTTTATATTTCTATATAGACTTTATAATTCTATATAGACTTTATAATTCAAATACTTTTACATGTGGAAAAGGTAAAATAATAATAACCTTTCTATCATTATTCAAATGTGTAATTTCACTACGTATTTTATTTGAAATTTCTTCCCAAAAATTCCAAGCAAAAATGATAATGACCAAAGGTCTTGTATCATTATATGTGCTAAGAAATGATGTTTGATATACAGGAATATTTGTTCCGGGACAATATGTATTTTGCTTTAATAATGCATCATCTAATACGAAATCTATTTTAATATTAGAATTACCATATAATAAGAAATGTAATAAAACCATACCTTTTGCTGCAGCTCCGTATGCACCTAATACATATCCATTTTTTAAAAAATTCAATAAATAACTAATTATTAATTTTTGTCTTTTAATTGCATGTTCTTTATAATTTATATAAAATGTTTTACTAGTAATACCATCATAAATTTCTTGTAACAACCTATAATGTAAATTAGAAGATAATGATGTAGATGAAGAACGCATCAGTGTTACCAAACAAGACTTACCGTGAATAGGTGTTACACTAAAATCTACTATATTTAATCCACTTAATTGTGAAGCTTTTTGAAAAGAATGACCAGTAAAAAAGGAAATATGTTCATGATATGCAGTATCAAATTGTCCTTCTTGATGCATTTGACATTGAGAAGTTTGAATATAAAGTTTTGTATGAATACCCATAATATTTGCACATGCCTTTAAAAATGTAACTGGTTCTGCTACATGTGCTAAAACATTTTGAGCCAAAATAACATCTAAGTTATCAAATTTGGGTATTTCATCAAATGTATCAGTACCCCAAAATCCCACAAATACTTTATGACCTTTTCTTTCAGCAGTCTGGACAATACTTTCTGCTGGATCTACACAATAAGTATTCCAATTCATTTTTTTAAAAATATCTAGTTGACTTCCATCATTACAAGCAATTTCTAATATAGTTTTACTACTTTTTTTTATATCCATATCTTTATCGATACGTTTAGCTAGCCATTCAAAATAAGATAAAAGAGTTTTACTAGTACCAGATTCATATAAATATTTTGAAAATAATTTACTTCTATCTATTACAGTAGAAAGAAACATATGATAACATTTTGGACAAGTCATTAATCGTAATGGATATTTATTAGTGTCGAGAGAATCGTTCAAATTATTTTTAAAATCATTTGCTAATGGTTGATTATTTAAATTTAATACTTCAATGGGATGTTTATGACCACAAACAGGACATGGTATAGAATCTATATCATGTTTTGATGGTCTAATAAAATAATCCATTTTTGTAGTATGAATACCCTTACCGATAATAGAATCAGGTAAAAAAGTAACAAGTTCTCTAATAATACTTTTAGAAGTCTCCTGAAATCGAAAATTATAAGTTTTTTCAAATTTTAATGAAGATAAACTAAAACCTTTTGTAGTAATACTATCAATATTATAAATATGAGCATTAATACCCCATGTAACAATATCTTTTGCTATTGTTTTTATTTTGATATTAAATGAATTTAAATGATAAATGTCCATTTTATTAGTAGAATCCAAAAAAGGATTTTCGATAATTACATTCAATGCTCTTATTAAATCATTTAATCCTAATATAGCACGCCAAGAATCACCATTAGAAATATTCATAGTATTGTATAAATGAGCAGTTTTTAATAACGCCATATAAACCATATCTGTACGTTGTCCGGGTGAGTGACCAACCACTGTTCCGAAACGCAATCCAATTAATCTAGGTAATAATTTATTTTCACTATATTTTTTCATAATTAATTCACGTTCATACATAGATTTTGAATAAAGATCTAGATTATTAATTATAACATGTGTATTTTCATTTGTTTTAATTATACCAGAACCTTCCATGACAGCAGATGTAGAAGCAAAAATAAGTGTTTGATTAGACAACATTTTTTGTGAAAATAATAAAATATCTTCTACGTTCTCTTTATGAACATTTTCAGGATATTTATCACAAATTTTTCTGCCTGTATATCCACCCAAATATATAATCGTATGAAATGACTGAACGAAATTGATGGGAATATCATTTGCATTATACTGAATAATATTTTTATCTAATGAAAAACGATCAAATAAAGTTATATCATAAATATAATGTAAATCATTATATATTCGAGAACCAATGTATCCATTACCACCTATAATTGCTACTTTTTGTTTATAAAGATGAAATTTCGAATTTACAACCGGTAAATTATTTGAAATACAAACAGTTATTCGAATTGAATATATTAATAGTATAAAAAATTGTATATAAAAATATTTCATTATGGTAATATCATTTTTATTTTTATATATTTTACAAAAATATATACTAGAGAATAATACTAATATATATTATACATTTTCAACTTTGTTCTCGTTTTGAATAATATCTAAATCCAATGTTTTCACTATTTTCTTTTTTGTATTTTGTTGTTGAATAAAATATAAAATCCAATCGGGTATGTTTGCAATAATGTTCATAATAGAATTATATGTAAAACCACACATTACAGTATCTTCTTCTTTTGAATATTTTATACTATACCACCAATAAGGTGGAATATATATAACATAACCAGCATTTACATCAAATTCGAGGAATTTTAATTTATCCATTTCATTCAAATATTTCTTTTGGGGATTCCATACATTTATTGGTGATCTAAATTCATAATTTTCGTAATCTTTTATTGGATATAAATATTTTTTACTTTTATAAGGGGTCATTTTTATATGTACTTTACCACTTGTAACTACATAAAAATTGCGATAATTTGTATTATATCTTAGGGGTGTAACGGCGTTTTTAGAACCCATACAAATATCATATTTTGTTTGTAAAGTAAAAGAGGGTTTAAAATATGTATCCATATTTCTAAATAGTTTATAGAATGCGGATTCTTCTACAAATTCATTATTATTTTCTATGAAAAAATGACCATTGGAATCCGTTTTCATTAATTTTTGAGAACTTTGGAAAGGTAATGTGATATAATCAACAGAATCTATTTCTTTTTCATAATCATTCGAATCTTTTACTTTTACATCATGATTTCCCATGTTCTCTATGTTCACATCTTCGAAAAATTCTGGATATAAAGAATGGAATTCAAAAATAATAGGTTGTTTAACATTACATATTTCTTGTAATTGTCCATTATTAGCATAATCCATTTCATATATTTCTAAATCTTCACTTGTTTTATATTGATTCACAATATGAAGATATAGAAAAAGAATGATAATAAAAATTATTATACTAATGAGAACTTCCATATACAACGAACACAGAATAAAATAAAAAAATAATAGCGTAAAATATCAAAAAATTGAATAATATATACTTATGTCAAATATGTATATATTCTATAATGACGATTGAATTATCTTATAATTTTGCGGTTATGTATATTTGTTCGTTATTAACATTTATTACTATATCATGTACTTATGTATGTGTACAAAAGAACTATATACAAATTATTTCTAATATGCAAAAAATGAAAAAGCGAATCGAATCTTTAGAAAATTTTATAAATAAAATGGATAGTGATTCAAGTAATTCAGAATCTAATGAAGGTATGATTCTATTGGGTGATGTAGATGAAGATGAAGACTTTGAAGATGAAATTATAGGTTGAAAAATTCCATAAAGAATATAAAATTGATTACGTATAAACCAAAACAAATTGTGTAGGTAAAATGTGGTTCACTTCTAAAAGTTACAATTCAATAAATGAAACAGAAAATGTAAATAGTACGGTTGAATCTTCGACTAGAAGTTATAATTATAGTAATAAATTACGTGAAATATGCGATTTGTGTTGTTGTATTATTATAATAATCGCATTTCTAATTATTGCGATTTTTGCAATGTTTATAGTATTTAGTTTAGTGAATATTTTGAATATTATTTTTGGTGAAGCTATTACATATATTATAACAGGACTATTTGGAGAAAAACTATATAATAAATATTTTCCTATTTGTTCAACTACATCATATAATGTTATGGATGGATGTTATACCACAACAAACGTTTATTGTGACCGATAAAAAATTCACATATATTTATTAGTATACAAAATATATTTTTTTATGAATTTCTTAATTTCATCCATATATTCCCCAATTTATTACCTCCCAAGATTACCATTTCTCCATTTTTTTCAACCATTCTACCTTCCCATATTTTATCCTTCATTTTTTCATCACTACATCTCAAAGCAGGATGAATTAAAATACTAATACCACTTTTTTTTAAGTGTTCTTTTACTTCTTCATAGTTTTCCAACTTATATCTACAAATTTCAAATTGAACCTCTACACTCAATATATTCCACAATTTTAATTCCTCTATTTCCAATTTTAATCCATTTTTTCCTTTTCCTCCTTTCTTCTTAGCTTCTTCACTAGTCTTAATATCACCATCTACACAAAATCTTTTACTATAATCCAACAATATTTTTTTTCTATTATCATCTTTACTATTTAACCCCAATCTTCTATATTTTTCACCATGAAAACATAACTCACCACTCAAATAATCAATATTATCAATACTTACCTTTCCCTCCCAAAAATTACTTAAACATCTATATTCCTTCTTCTTATTAAAGAATGTTATCATTTCACTCTTATTCATCTTTCAAAAATAGTATTATTATTTGTAATTAAAAAATGTATTTCAATTTTTTATATGAATACATAAATTTATTCATTGATTTTTGGTGCTAAATAGAAGACCATACTAGCATTTTCATGACCAATTAATTTATATATTATTTTCAAAGGATAATTATTACTGAATTTTAATTCAATTTCCTTTGATATTTTATTATACAAACAAATATTGTGTAGCAATTTTAATGAAAATGATAATTCCACTGATTCACCTTCATCGATTGTAAATTCAGATAAATCATCTATTTTAATTTCGACAAACATTTTACCTTGTTCATTACTACTAGCACATAATAATATTTTATCTTCAGAACAATTTATATCTAATGAATCTCCAAACATTTCCAATTGATGAATTATATTTGCAAAATTATGTGAACCCAATGTAAATTCCGCTTGATATTCGATTTCAGGAATACTCATCATTTCCATATCAATATCCATCAAAGAAATTTCGAAATGTTTATCAAATTCAGCTTTATTATCACTCGTAAAATGAAAACATAGTTTGTCATCACTATTATTATAAACAATATTAATTTGTTGTGTTTTATCGCGTGAATTTAATATTTTAAACAAAATGGAAGTATTCATTCCTAATGTAATAGAATTTGCTTCTTTGTGTTCATAAACATCGAACCAATCTGAAGGTATCGATATTTCCAAAATAGATATTTTGGAGGAATCCATAGTTTGCATATAAAAACGATCCTTTTCAAAAATAATATTCACATTATCTGTAAATACACGAATATGCTGAAAAAGTGATGCAAAACATTCCGCCTTTTGTGGATTGTTAATAATAATATTCATTATATTGTTATTAGCATTATGTATTTATATTCATTTTATCGAGAACAAATTTTTTAATTCGGCATCAGAATCCTTTTTAGAAACTAAATTAATTTTGTTTATTACTTCTGGTTCGATGACAGTTTTCAATATTTTTTTAATAGTTTCAATAACATTGGGTGTATTATATATCTTCCAATAATTCAGTTTTTTTGAATATTCAGTATTCAAATTTTCAATACATTTTTTGTTGAATTTAATAATTATATTTTTGTATCTTTCTGCTGCAGAAACAGAGAATGTATCTAAATTTACATGTACAACAAAATCGCCATATTTATTAATACATGAATCAAATAATTGCATGATATAATCAACAATGATATCATAATTAGATTCATTTGCATACATCTTAAAAATTAAATAATCAATAAAAATAAAGTTAGTATTTGGAATAATGAATGCAGTTAATCTTAACAATTCGAGAATATTAAAATTATTAGAAATATGTTCTGCACATTCCATTTTTTGTGATTTTTTAAAAAATATATTTTTTGAATTTTTATTATAATATTCTTCTTTGAAATTATTTAGTTGTGACATTAAATCACTATTTTGCATATTGTATTTACTATTGTAATATTTTATTTATATATTTTTAACCTAAATAAAGAAAAAATAGTATATGTAATAAGGCTTATGAAAAGTATTGAAGAAGTTTATAAATTTTGGAATGATAGACCTTGTAATATAAAACATTCAAATAAAGAAATTGGAACAAAAGAGTATTTTGAAGAAGTAACGAAACGAAAATATTTTGTAGAACCACATATATTAAATTTTGCGGATTTCAAATTATACAATTGTAAAAAAGTACTGGAAGTAGGTTGTGGTATTGGAACAGCTGCACAAAGTTTTATAGAAAATGGTGCAATTTATACTGGTATTGATTTATCAGATTATTCTATAGAATTAGCAAAACAGAGATTAAATGTTTTTGAATTATCAGGAAATTTATATCAACAAAATATTGAAGAAATGAATGAAGGTAATGAAGAAGAATACGATTTAATATATAGTTTTGGTGTATTACATCATATTCCTAATCCAGAAATAGCTATGAGAAATATTTATAGAATGTTAAAACCGAATGGTGAATTTAAATTAATGATGTATGCAAAAAATTCGTTAAAATATGCGGAAATAGAACGAGGATTAGATCAATATGAAGCTCAAAATGGCGTTCCAATTGCAAATGTATATGAAAAGAATGATATATATGATCTATTAAAGAATTTTAAAGATATTCAAATAAAACAAACGCATATTTTTCCATACAAAATAGAAGAATATAAGCAATATAAATATGTTAAAAAGGATTATTTTGAAAAAATGCCTCAAGAAATATTCGAAATATTAGAAGATAAATTAGGTTGGCATTTATGTATTACATGTAAAAAATAAATATATAGATGTATGTTAAATTTATATATTTATGAATCAATATTATCTGGTATATATTCCAGAGGTTTATTATCACTATTTTCATCTGAATTTACATTCAATAACATTCTTTCTTCCATGAGAACTTTGTTAACATCCATTGTGTATGATTGTAAACTTAATACAATATTTTTAATTGATACAATTTCTTCAGCCAATAATTCATATCTTTTATCAAATTCATCCACAATTTCTTTGAGTTCATTTTGAATAGAATCTGAAATTTCTCCATTTTGTTTAATTTCTATATTATTTGAAGATGAACCTCTCGTCTCATTCATAAATCTTTCCAAATTTAATAATCTTTTATCAATTACTTGGATTACTTGAGGTAATGTCAAACCTGATGGTTGACTTTGAGTATTTAAATTATTTTGTATAGACGTATTAGATGGTAAAACATCGGGGGGTTTTATTTGGGCTCTTCGTTGTTTTGCAGATGCTAATGACTTACTCATAACAATATATTATTATATAATCATTTATCTAAATATATATAACGCATAATATATATTTTTATGCTTTCATATTCATTTTTATTTCAGACAAATGTTTATAATCTTCTAACCATTCTATATGTTCTAAACTATAATCTTCTATATTTTCTTGTTTTTTAATGGAAATTTTGGGAAATGAAAGAGGTTCTCTTTCTATTTGTGTTTTTAATGCTTCTAAATGTTCTGTATAAATATGTGCATTTCCTAAAAAATATACAAATTCATCAGCTATTAAATCGCAATGAGAAGCAATAATATGTGTTAAAAATGAATATGACGCTATATTGAAAGGTACACCTAAACCCACATCACCACTTCTTTGATATAATGCACAAGATAAATATTTATTGTCTCTTACATTGAATTGCGCTAATACATGACAAGGTGGTAAAGCCATTTCTTCTATTTGACATGGATTCCATGCAGTCATTATAAGACGTCTAGAAGTTCTCTCTTTTGGATCTTTCAATTTATTAATAATATACATTAATTGGTCAATACCTTGTCCTGTATAATCGGTGTTACAATTCACATATGGTGCATTGAAATGACGCCATTGATGACCATATCCTGGACCAATATCATCTTCCTCTAAATTCATTAAATTTCTATTATCTAAAAATTCACGTGTGCTATTTTCGTCCCAAATATGAACATTTACATTTTTTAATTCTTTATTATTTGTAGAACCTTTAATAAACCATTGAAGTTCTTTAAAACATGTTTTCCAAGCTAAACGTTTTGTAGTTAAAAGGGGAAGTTCTCCATCTCTCAATGGAAATTTCATTAAATATCCAAAAATAAATTTAACAGAACCATTTCTTCCTTCTTCTTCGGTCCCTTTTTCAATAATATCTTTAATTAATTGAAGGTATTGTTTTTCTGGATGGTTCTCCATAATATATGAATGTATAAGGATAAATCTTTAGATTAGATTTTATATTGTATTATATATAAAATGACTATTGTAAGTGAAATACTAAAAAAAAATAAAACAAATAATAATAATGCAAATGGAAGTTCATTGAGAACATTTAATTTAAGTGCAAATTGTTCTGGAAATTCAATCTATAATATTGGTATTGGACCTCAAGGAATACAAGGTGAATTGGGACCTACTGGTTATACGGGTCAAACGGGGGGTAGAGGTGATACAGGATTTACTGGTATTATTGGTAAAACTGGTGCAACTGGTGCAACTGGTGCGAGTGGTTCGACAGGCTTTACTGGTTGTACTGGACATACGGGTGATACAGGATTTAATGGTGAAACAGGTGATACTGGTGATACTGGTAATACTGGACATACAGGTTATACTGGATCAATTGGTTCTACTGGACCAACAGGACCTACTGGTAATACTGGATACACAGGATATACAGGATATACTGGACCAAAGGGTATGACTGGAAATAATGGTAATACAGGAGATACAGGATGTACAGGTAAAGATGGATTTACTGGACCTATGGGACAAACAGGACCTAGTGGATCAATAGGATTTACCGGTGAAACAGGTTCTACTGGTTCAATAGGACCAACAGGTCCAACAAGTGATACCGGTTCAACTGGACCATCTGGTTCAACTGGACCATCTGGTTCAACTGGACCAACAGGACCAACAAGTGATACCGGTTCAACTGGACCATCTGGTTCAACTGGACCAACCGGACCAACTGGACCAACCGGTTCAACTGGACCATCTGGTTCAACTGGACCAACTGGATATACTGGTTATACTGGTCTAAAGGGTGAAACAGGTAATACAGGAGATACAGGTTCTACAGGTATTACTGGTGCAACTGGTATTGCAGGACCCGCATTATTCACATTATATACATATAGTAACAATTCAATTATATTTCCAACAAGTAATTCTATACAAAAGATAGGTAGTGATACATTTGTAAATTTAATTATAACAAGAGAATCATTTCGTACGTGTTATTTATCATTTCAATTAACAGGTCAATTTCCTAGTCCAAATAATATTGGTTTATCTACAACTGGATCAGGACAAATTCCAACATATGGATTTGATTTTAGAGACGATGGTACAAATACATTCCATTTATATATTAATGGAGTATCACAACCACAGGGATATTCATATAATGGTATTTATGATAGATTTATGGTTATGGTTTCACAAAATAGTGTAGATTTTTATCAAAATGGTTCTCTCATTATTCCTTCAGGAACACCAAATTTATATAATGTTTCTTATTATGCATTATTCACAATTAAAGATAGAGGAGATGGAATGCAAAATATTTTATTTGCACCTTTAGGACCTGCAGGAGATAAAGGATATACTGGAAATTCAGGTGATACAGGTATTACGGGATATACAGGAACAACAGGATGTACAGGTACAAAAGGAGATATGGGTGATACTGGACCAACAGGTCCAGTTCCAAATAATATTATTTTATCTAATAATAATATTCTAGTTTCAAATTCAAATTTGGATAATTATGTTATTGATAATCAAACTTCCTTCTATAAAATAACGTCACCTAATGGAATTTCGGCAAATATTAATGGATTAACTAATGGTATTCCTGGTAGAATGTTGGTAATTGTAAATACAAGTTCTCAACCACAAACGTTTAATAATGAAGCTATTTCAAGTAGAGCAAGTAATCGTTTTTCATTATATAGTTCATATAAAATTTTAAATTTGAATAATTCCATTTCATTTATATATTGTGATGGATTAACAGTAAATGGAGCAGTTGGACAAAGTAGATGGGTTCAGTTGGGTAATATATAATTTGAAAATAAAATAAAAATATATTATTATTTACACCCTTGAACATTTAAATCCGCACAAAATGTGCTAAAAAAGAGGTTCAAAGTTGGGTCTTTTCATACCCGTGTAAATTTTGATTATAGCCATTCTTGAAAATAGCTTGAAAAGTTCATCTACATAAATATGCAGGTCTTGCTATTTGTTTTATAGCATTTTCTGTTATTTTGTAAATATTTTTCGCTCCATTACAATCTCTGTTCCAGAACATACTACAAATTTTACATTTGAGTAAACCCCAGCACAATTGTTGATTGTCACGATATGGTTTTGGATTTTTCACTAATAAAACTTTCTTACAATCGCCTCCATTACATTTTGAACATTTACAACTACTGCGAAATTCATCTACTAAATATGTTTTATAGCCATATTTACGAAACAAACTACGCAATCCTTTTCCTTTGGTTGGTTCTTTATATTTCATATGTTGTCGTTGTTCCCAATCGCCAAAAGCAATAATGACATTTTCTGGATTTCCAAACTGTTTTTGAAATTTATTTAGCATTCGTTGTTCGCTTCGTTTGGTATTCAAATATCCATTCAATTTAAGTTTTCTAAACAAATATTTCTCATAAAAACTCATTAATAAATGATTGAGTTCGTTTTTCTTTTGAATATATGCTTTGAATTCGTCTATATTCAATGACTTCCTATTGTAATTGGATAACTCGGTTTCATGTTCTATGATTGTTTTGCCTTTTATTTTTTCTTGCTTTAATTCCAGTATCAACTTTGAAAATTTCTTACTTTTGGTTTCTTTGCGTCGTTGGTCTTGTGAATAACGAAATTTGTTTGCATCTTTTTCAGTTCCATCTACACAATAAATTAAATCAGATTTTCCCATATCAACCGCCACAATCTTTTTCGTTTGTAATAAAGAATAATCAGTAACCTCATCAATATACAATTCGTTTTCTTTGTATGTTTGTTTTGGTGTATGTTTTCCAATAAATTCATTGCGAATAAATAAAATGGTCGCACTCACCCCATCAGTTTCTATCATATGATGAAATGTATAATTTGGTTTATTGAAACATTGTTTTTCGGTCTTGAAGAAAAAATTCCATATTTTATTTTCGTTTAATTTCAAATACCCTTTGGTTGTATATTCACCTTTACCACCTTGTTTCTTGGTAAATAGTAATAATATAATGGTAGTAGTATCAATTCGTATATGTTTTGGTATAATATCATTTCTCATAGGAAAAACATTTTTGATTTTCATTTGTTGGGTTTCTAATTGTTTCATCATAAAAATCATACAAGGAAAATAATCTTGTGGATGACATTGAATATCATAATAAATACTCTGCTTTTCAAATTTGGGTTTTACCGGCATTATTTTCTTTTTTTGTTCGTTAATCCAAGAATGGTAGGATGAATGAGATTTATATTCTGTAGTTTCTACATTCAAAATATCATTTTTTATTTTTCGTAATTCACTACATAATTTTCGTACTTTTGTTTCCTTTTGTTTTTTGGTAAGTGTTATTTTTGACTTTATTTGTTGTGTTAAAAATTGTTTTTTCCACATAACATTTACATATCTTTCCACATATTCCACAAAATGCGATTTAATATTGTTTTCATATACAGTTAAAACGGTTAGTTTCAAATAATCTAATACGGTATTTAAGTTAGTATAGTTTAATTCTTCTTTTTGCATAAGAGATGAATAATGTTCTTCATAAAAAGAAACAAATTTTTCTTTTTCTTGTTTGGTATTTTCGCTTTCGGGTTTGCCTCGTTTTTCGTTTTTTTCACCACAAACTACCTTCATAATGATATTTATAAATTTTGTATCAATTATTGGTAAAGATTGGTGCTTTTCATAATAATCCAACAAATATAACTTCATAAACATCAGTGTATGAACCACAATTTTGTGACATTTCATTACAGCATTGTTGATTTTAGGTAGATTTATTTCGGGTTGTTTCAAAATATGTTTGATGGGAACTTTAACTGCTTTGTAATAGTCAAATGTCGGTTTATCTGGTGGTTTCGGTGGAACAAGTTTTTTTGGTCGTCCCATTATATAATATCTCTAAATATTATTATTATACGAATTTAAACGAACATATCTTTAAGTTCTTTTTTTCAAATATATTTAGGTATATTATAATGGCTACCAGAAAATATAGAAGAACAAGACGCTCAAACAAATCATCAAGACGCACCAGAAAACATAGAAAACATTAGTTGTTTTTTTCAAAAAAATATTTTACAGTTCTAATACGCTTACCTTCTTTCGTAAATTGAAACTCTTTCATTGATATTTTGTAAATTGGTTTAAGTAAATATTTAATGATACAAAAATATGGTCGTTTAACTTTATGCGGTTCGCTTACGCCCATCATATCATTAAATGAAAAAAAAGTGCGTATTTCCGGTATTAACCCCATTATTTTTTGTTGTAATTCTGTATTATTATCCAATTCATACAACACCAATGGATTGTTATGTTCCAAATCCAATATAGATATTAATTTGTTTCTAATATCAGTTTGTTGTGTTTCATATAATTCACTTTTTAAACGCATTATATATGGTATGTTATAACATATATAATTTATTCTTTATATTTTTTTGGCTTACATTTACGAGTTGATGGTTTTCTGGAATATTCTAACCCATGTTTTCTTCCATAGGCATCTTGAAAATAATTCTTATAATTTTCTGGTTTAATCTTGTCTAATGATATTATTACATTTCTTCGTAATTGTTGAAAATTATTTACATTACGATATTTCTTTAAGTAATATTTTAGTTGATTAAAGTATTGCTCGATACTGTTTGTTCTTGGTGTATATGGAATTGAAAATAAATATTGATTACCACTTCTCAAAATGGCTTCTTTAATAAGGTCATTATGATGACTTCTCGCATTGTCTAAAATTATCAAATGATTTTTGTATTTTCCAAATATATGTTTTTCAAAAAACTCTACCATTCGTTCTTTTGTAGTTCCACCCTTATCATAAAATTCATATCCTATACGCTGTGAATTATTTATAGCAACTAATAGGGTAAATTTTTGAAATACAAAATTTTTATTAGTTTTGATAACGCACCTCTTTCCAATGAAACAACGACTATAGGAAGGCATCAATAATGCACCTATACTGGTTTCATCTAACGAAATAATTTTATCCATTGGATATTGTTTTACAGTGTTGTAAAAATCGTTTAATTCTTTTTCTTTATCTGTTGGATTTTTCCGTCTTTCACTTGGAAAATGCTCATGTCGTGTTCGTTTTCGGGTGCGGTTATGATTACGCATAATTCTACCTAAATGTTGAGGCGAAATATCAAAATCTTTGTAGTTTTCTTTCAGTAACATAGACAATTCACTCATTGTATATTGGGCGTTTTAAATGTGCAAAGGTGTAAAATCCGCGTTGCTCTAAAAAATCACTTAGACAATCCATTCAATGATATCGACGAAGACATGAATAGAATAATTAGCGATAAATTCAAAAATTATATTACTTGTATGGTACGTCTACAAGGTGGATAGTTACACTTTTGTAAATCAATTTATTATTTTACGTACGCATTTTGTAGTGAATAGATATATAATCACAATCAGATTCACTAGGAACTTCATTCATATCATATCTATCCAACATTCGTATTTTCATTTCATCTGGATGAAATTTAATCATATAATTGAAATATAATTCATATTCAGATGCACCAGATTTTGGATAAGGATTTGTGTCTCTTAAATTCATACAAACTTCATTTAAAAATACTTTCCAAAAAGGTTCACCATGTTTTTCTTCTACCAATTGAAATATTTCTTGTATTCTTTTTTTTTCAAAGAACATATGATGTGATATTCCCGAATATTCTGATACTTTTTCAAATGATTCATGTAATCTTCTCATATGTTCAAAATATGGTATATGATGTTCATTCCTAGATAAAACTTTATCTCCAACATTATATAATGGTATTCCATTTTCTATAAAAGTAGTAGGTTTTAGAAAAAAAGTGTCTGCATCTATAACAAGATATTTATCTAATAAATTGGGTATATAATACGATGCATATAATTTTAATAATTGTTGTAAATACCATCCATTTCGAGAACTTTTTCCATGTATCTGTGATATATTTTCTAATGAAAATGGAAATATGTTCTCATTTATAAATATAATATTATCATTCCATATTTCATTATTTGTAAAACGTTCTATTTGAGAACCTAATACATAAATATTTCTATATCCAATAATATTTTTGATTGTGTATTTTATTTGATTACATAAAATATCATAATCATCGGGTCCAACAGGTATTAATACATCAAAAAAATCCATTATATCATATCATATGGAAAAATATATCTATATGATATTTTATACAATTATTTTGTGAAAACATTCATTTTTGTTCCACAAACCTTACAAAGACCCTTTATCATGTTTCTTCCATTAGATGATTTGCTTGCTTTACAATCCTTCATTTGTTGCTTCTTCTTACATTTAACACAGTATCCAGTTTGACACGATTTTCCTCCTGTACTTTGTTTATCTTCTTGTTTTTGCTTTTGCTCCTGCTTTTGTTCTTGTTTATCTTCTTGCTTCTTAGGCATTATAAAATATAGTGAGATATATTTTATTCACTTTATATTTTTTCCTAAAATAAACATTCATTTTGTAATGTTCTCAGACATATACTCAAAAATTTGTTTAGAATCGAAATTATCTATAATCCAATTTTGAATATTCATCATTGTTATATTTTTATTTTCTTTTATTTTCTTAGAATCAATAAATGACAGTAAAAATAACAGATTTTCATTATAATCTATTTTATCATATTTTTTCACATAATACAAATAATAATAAGCATGAATATCTGAAATAAATTGTTCAAAATTTTTTTTGAACATTTCACAGTGATTTTTATACGATGGATGGAAATATATAAATTCGTCTATTTTGTTGTTCTTTATCAATTGTAAATAAAAATTTTCAATACATGAATAATTTCGAAAATGTTCTCTTATATATTGATATTTTTTCTTAACTATTTTCGTACGTTCTCCGCTATGTATATCTGTCAAAACAAATCCTATGAAATTTGAGAACCTTTCGCAATAATTCAAATATTGTTCTAATAATATATATGTCTTTGGATAAGTAATAATCTTTGGATATTTTACTATGTTCTCAAAATATTTCATATTTTCTATTACATCTGATAATGGTATAAATATACTTTGATTATTATTTATTTTGTAAACCATAATAAGATATAATTGTGGATTCTCATTATTTGAATTTTGTAATATAAAACAATAATAATTATTTTTATCAAGGTTCTCTACAAATTTTGTTTCATTTATTTGAGAACCTTTTTTATTTTCAACAATTTCTATAAAAGTTTCTAAAAATTCATCTGTATTTTCTATTATTATTTCCCATTTACATGCAATAGAATCATAAAATAAATATATTTTTATACCATCAATCATTTCTGTTACTTGAACATTGTGTGGTAATTCTAATATCATTGGTTCGTGATCAGATTCTTGTGGATATTTATAGATAAATTTGTTAAGTGGTATACTTTTCGTTGGTCTCTCAAAAATTAACATGATAATAATATAATATGAAATAATAAATTTTTATGTTATTTTTTATTTTGATAAAGTTCTCTTACTTTCACTGGATTTTAGCAAATTCTATTCTTATTATACAATATAATGGATATATTACAAGAAACAAGAGATATACATAAAAAAACATTTTTTACTCACGTTTTTTCCACTACAGAAGAGGGAAAAGCAGAAATATTAAATGTTGTCCAATATGCATTAATCGGTATTGTACCTATTGTTGTTTTAAATAAATTGATTGCTCGTTTTATTCCAGATGCTGATGGTGATAAATCCAGTTTAGAACTTTTAGTTGAAATTTTGATTCAAATAATAGTAATGTTCTGTGGTATTATTATTATACATCGCACAATTACTTTTATACCAACTTATAGTGGATTTAAATATGAAGAATTGGCTTTAACCAACGTAATTCTAGCATTTTTAATTATTGTTTTCAGTTTACAAACTAAATTGGGTATTAAAATAAATATTTTGGTTGATCGTTTAGGAGAACTATGGAATGGAACTTCTTCTGGACAAGATAAAAAGGCAAATGTTAAAAATGGAGTTCGTGTAAGTCAACCTGTTTCACAGCATATGCCTAGTCAAGCAGATTATTTAGATAATTCTGCAGTGCAAACTGGAATGTTTCCTCCTGCTCCAGTAGCTACATCAAAACAATCACCTAATGGAACATATGATCATATGATGCGTGGTAATGCAATGAGTGATATGTCTTTTGGTCCTGCTCCGGCAAATGGTGTTCTAGGATCTAATTTTGGTGCTTTTTAGAGCAACGCGGATTTTAAATGCCGACTTTTTACTCTTTATAAATCTTTAATGGTCTTCTTTTTGTATAATTTTTATTTTTTAATTTATCTTTATAGTAATCTTTATTATAAGCATAAATAAAGTAATTCTCATAATTAACTTCTTTAATTTTATTTATTGATGTTTTTACACTCTCATCTAATTCTGTAAATGTTTTTGGTTTTTCTAACTTGATATTGTGTTTCATTTGATTAAAAAACTGTTCAATACTGTTGAGTCGGGGATGGTAAGGACAGGTATAAACTAAAAAATTTCCACTTTCTTTGATTATTTGTTTTGTGGTGTCTTTTTTATGTATTTGTCCATTATCTAAAACAAACAATTTTCCTTTTACTTTACTACATATCTTTTTCAAAAAATCATTAAATCTTTCAGAATTTACTGCCCCTTTTTGGTATAATTCAGACGATATACATTTTTTATTATTTATTGCTACTACCAACGAATATTTTTTGAATACTTCATTATTAGTTGTCTTTTTTACACATCTATCACCTAAAAATGCCCTACAATAATTATGTGTTAATGATGTGCTTACTGATGTTTCATCAATAGATATAATATCATCTAATTTGAATTTATTTATTACTCCAAAGAACTCTTTCAATTCTTTTTGTTCGTCTCTAATATTACCTCTATAAGTTTTTGGAAAATGTTTAAAAGTTGCTCGTTTTCTGGTAATATTATTATCTCTAATAATATCTGATAAATATTGTCTGGATATATCTAAATTTGGAAATTTACTTTTTAGTAATTCTTGTAAAAAATTCATTTGTATATCATTATGCTTTCGTAGTGTTTCTTTGATAAATTGTATATGTTGTTTTTCTAATTTATAAGACCCTAATTTTCTTGTTTTTCTATCTACATTTTTATTTTTTTCGTATCTTTCAACCCATCGTTTCAAACTTCTTTCACTACATTCAAATATTTCACAAACCTTAACATAATTGTGTATTTTATTATAATAATTAACTGCTTTTAACTTCAAATCAGATGTAAATTGTTTCGTCATTTATATAATTATAGAAATTTATAATAATAAAAAACATAAAACTTTATTATTATATATTAGAAATAATGGAAGATATTAATTATAAAAGATTATATGAATTGTCTGTAATTGAAAAAGAAAAATTATTGATTGATAATAAATCAAAAGACGAAACTATTACTGAATTATTAGCTGAATTAAAATTAATAAAGGAAAATAGTAGTAAAAAAATATATTATCAAAAAAATAAGGAAAAAATTATTGAAAAGGTTAAAGAGTATAAAAAGAATTATGAAATACCAACAGAAAAAATTAAAGAATATAATAAACGAGCATACGAAAAACGAAAAATGAAAAAAATAGAAGAAAATAATAATTTAGAAAATTAATTATTTAGGAAAAAATAATTTTTATTTTTAATAGTTTAGAATAAAAATTATTAAAATAATAATTGATTTAGGAAAAACTATATAGAAATAACTTCTTTATAGAATATATAGAATGGAATCGGACGAACCACCCGACCCACCTGAAAATGAACAAGTTTATAGGATTATTAAGTGTCCGTTGAAATGTGTTTTGAAACGATATGATATATTACATCCTATTATTGAAAAAGCAGTCATTGATATAAATGATATTGTCATTGTATCATACCAGTTTATTCGTATGTTTTTATTATATAAATTTCAAAATAATCAGGAATTACCCAAAATAAATAAACAATTCATATTGGATGTTATCAAAACTGTCAGTTCCACAACTTCAAAAAGAGGACAAAAAAAGAAACAAGAAAATATCAAAAACGCAACTGGTAAAATGGATATGAAACAATATTATAAAGAATATTTTGAACACTTGGTATCAGGTAATTTATCTTATACAAATAAATCACACATTGTAGCAACTACTGCGAATGAAATGATTACTTGTATCAATACGAATATTTCTACCCATTTTGTAAAACATTTATTCAAATATATCAATTGTTTATTCAAATACCCCAAATCAGTTGAAATTAAAAAAGAAAAAGATAAGGAAAAACGCAAAGAATTATATAAAGAACTTAATAAAGAAATTCGTGATTTGAAAAGTGATTTAATCCAGAATAAAATAGAAAATTCTAAAGAAGAATATCATAATTGGATTAAAGAAAATAAATCATTTTTATTTCCTGATAAAGTCACCAATTCAGTTGCGTATGATGTTAAAATAAAACCTGAAAAATACATAAAATATTCTTTTTATATCAATCAAAAAATAGAAGAATTAGGTAAAAAACCTTACCAAGTAATACCACAAAGAAATAATATTGTCCCCAAACATATTATATTAAACACACCAGCAATTATTGATTTGATTGATGATAAAAAACAAACCATTTTTCAATATAACAAAAGTGAATTATTATTAAACGCAAAAAAACATCAAAAGCATATTTGGTGTAAAATTTTGAAATTAGAAAAGAAAGATATTTTTACTCAAAAACAATATGTGTTTTACAATCAAATTATTACAGATGGATTTAGTTGTTCATTATTATTTATTTTGAAAAAATACAAGGATAAGGTTTTTGGCGATAAACTACCAAAAGTAAAGGATGAAATGGAATTTACAAAAATAGAAGATTTATCTAAAGACAAATGTGACGAATATCTAACAGAGAAATATAAATTAGTATCACTCGATCCAGGAAAAATTCGTCCTATAACTATGATTGATGAAAATAATAAATTCTTCAAATATACCGCTTGTAGAAGAAGAGTTGAAACTTATACTAAACGAAGTAATTACATTATTTTACAAGAAAAAAAGAAAAATGGTATCATACAAAAAGAAACCAAACTGTCTAACTACAAATCAAAAACACTTAACCCAGAAGAATATAAGAATTATATAATGAATAAAAACATACTCAATAATGATGTAAAGGATTTTTACCAACAACCTTTGTTTCGTAAATTAGCGTTTCGTAGATTTATCAGAACCAAACAAAGTGAGGTAAAATTATTGAATGAAATTGAAAATACATACTTAACAAAAGATGAAATAAAACAAGGCAAAAAATTACTGATATTACACGGTGATTATAGCAGAACAACACAAATGAAAGGTTGTATATCCACTCCTAATATTGGATTGAAAAAACTGTTATTGAATAGATTTGATATTGTAGAAATCAACGAGTTCAATACGAGTAAGTTATATAATAAAACATTGAAAGAAATGGAAAATGTATGTATAAAAAGAAAGAAACATAAGAAATCACTTCACGAAATACTAACTCCAAAAGAGGAAACCAAATGTCGTATATTCGTGAATAGAGATACCAATGCTTGTAAGAATATATTATTACTTGGAAAATGTTATTTGAAAAGTCAAACAAGACCTGAAGAATTCACAAGGAAAGTAATAAAAACAGAAAAAGTAAAGAAACCAAGAAAACAAGCAAATAAATAGTTGTTTCATTAAGGTAGTAAATGAAATAACATTTGATGGGAATTTGCTTATCTACCGTAAAGTAAGCAGATAATAAACCCATTAGATAGAATTTAGTAAATATGCGCTCGTATTTTTTTTGCTGATGAACTCGGCATTTAAAATCCGCGTTGCTCTAAATGGGAAAAAGGTGTAAAATATAATTATTATCAAATGAAATAATAATTATAGATTTATGGAATAACTCTGTACATGTATTTTATTTTTGCGTGTTTTAACTGAATGTTTAATACATCTATTTGTCGTTTTATTGAGAACCTTCCCTTCAGGACACTGTTTTTGTGTTTTAACTGAACGTTTTTTAATACATCTATTTGTTGCTTTATTAAGAACCTTCCCTTCAGGACACTGTTTTTGTGTTTTAACTGAATGTTTAATACATCTATTTGTCGTTTTATTGAGAACCTTACCTTCAGGACACTGTTTTTGTGTTTTAACTGAATGTTTAATACATCTATTTGTCGTTTTATTGAGAACCTTACCTTCAGGACACTGTTTGTGTGTTTTAACTGAACGTTTTTTAATACATCTATTCGTTGCTTTGTTGAGAACCTTCCCTTCAGGACATTGTTTGTGTGGACTTTCCATAATATTTTTTTGAATTTCTTCTTTTGATAATTTAACATCTTCTTTAGAAATTGAGTTAATTTTTATGTCAATATCATTTGGTATTGATGGACCATCTTTCAATTCGTGATTTTCAAAATGTTTATTATATTTTCTTAGAATTCCACTGTTTTCTAAAATATTTTCATATTTTTCAATAATTGTATTAATATCATATCTTTGATATAAATTCGGTGAAACCATATAATAAAATAATTCAGTGAAATTTTCAATAGCATATTCATTTAAAAATTGGAAAGAATAATTGAATACAAAAAAGAAGGCAATTCCAACACCATAAATATCAATAGTATTCACTGATTTTTCTAAAAATTCATCGTATTTATCTTCTGTCATGTTATTTATAATCATACGATAGTAGTCTTTTAAAAATATTTCAATAGACTCTTCATAATTATCATCAGTATATAATTCAGGTTTTATAACATGTGAAAAAAAAGTGTTGATAGCTTTAGTACTTTTAACATCTTTCAATGTTTTCAAATCATCTATGATAGTATTGTAGTATTTTGCTTTCTTTTTTTTCGATTCTTTTGAATATTTTATATATTTATTTTTATTGTAAAATTCGATTTCAAAAGGGAACGACCAATGAAAATTAGATAAGTAATATTCTGAATTTTTTGATTTATTTAATATTTTTTTCTTTGTAGTCATGAAACCAAAATCAATGAAATTTATTCTATTTTTTTCAATATCATAGACTATATTTTGTGGTTTTAAATCATGATGAACAATATCATTATCTATGAATGCTTTTAGACCTAATAATATACGATGTGCTTCTATCCAAAATAATTCTATTTTTTCAATGTTACTTTTATTTATTTCCCATTTTTTAACATCTCTTGCAAAAATAGCTAGATTTTTACCACCATCTTCCATTATTAACAAAGATAATTTTTGAATATCTTTTAAAAATTTTTCTCCATTTTTACATTTTGAAATAGATTTAATATTTTGGGTGTTTTTTTTTACATCACATTTCACTGGATTTCCTAAATAAAATTCATTATCATGATCTATATTTTCAATGATTTTATATTCTGTTATCTCTTTATCAGCCTCTTTAGTAGATAATAATTTCGATACTTTATTTCTATAATTTATTTTTTTATTATCACATTCTAAACTAGGTTTATGTACACATCCATAAGTACCTTCTCCTATTACTACATGTTCATCTTTCATTATATATATTATATACATTTTATCGTATTTCTATAGGTTTCATTTTATTCATATCGTCAATTAAATTACCGTATATTTCATTCAATATTTGATAATAATATGTTGGTCTTTTTGATTCCCTTTTCAAAGGATATAATTCTTTGCAATCGGGTATATTTATTATTTTATTGAATTCTTGAATATAGTTGAAAAAATCTTCATATTTAACACATATAATAGAGTAGTTTTTTTGTTTTTTATTGACATAATTATAAAAAAAACCCTCGATATTATAAAGGTCTTTTCGATGTTTTACAATATCAGATAAATGGATATTTCCATTGTTTGTACACTGTATATTTCTTAAATGTTCCATACATGCACCAATATATCCTTTGAATTCTGTATTTATAAAACTACTATATATAGCATATACAGGATTTCTGTAAATATAAATAACTTTATAATATTTTATATTTTCTTCAGTTATTTCAACTTCGTTGAACCATTCGTTCGGAAATTCCTTTGTAGAAAAAATAGAACCAGTATAAGTTAATTTTTCCGGTGGATATCTACTATGTATATGATATGTTCTACCAAAATTTGCAAGATAATTGTATAACATAGTAGAACCGGAACCACCATAACTACATATATAATAATTCATACTGGGATCAAAAAAAGGGGATGATGGAATTTCATGATAAGGTATATTTTTTTTTATATTTCCACTGATTGTTTTATTATCCATGATAGAATATAATATGAGTTATATTTTAATATGGGTTCTATAATTATAACAAAATCCATTGAATGCATTTGGAACACAAGGTGATTTATTTACATCTTCTATGTAATTTATTTTTGGACTACATAAATATGCTGAACTAAAGGATTCGTAATATAATACTCTATCTCTTCCTATTGAAAAACAAAGAGATTTAAATAATAAAAATTCTTCTTCTTCAGAGAAACCAGGACATGTTGTAAAAGTAACTAAATAATGCGAATACCAATGTAATTGATGTATGCTTTTGAATATAATTTTATTATTAGAATCAACAGAATAAGTTTGAAAACCTCCATTTCGTGAATTAAGTATTTGTAAATTTCCCATTCCAGAAACTTTATTAGTATTCCAAAATGATATTGTATCTTCGTAATTTTCACGTGTTAATTTACCTATGATTTTAATAGTCATTTTATTTATTTTTAAATATTATATTATAAATATATAATATTTATTTTTATTCAATTTTGTATAATATTATATAGTACAAATGGTCTTCTAATAAAGATAATATATACATAAAATAATTATAATCCTTCCACAAATTTATTCATAATTTCCATCTTTTTTATGGAATCCTCAAATGTATTTTGTTTATCCAAATTAGAGAACAAATAATCAGTATTAGGACTAACTTGGTTTTTCTTTATTTGTTTGTATACATTATCAATTTGATCGACTACATTTTGTAAAACAGTTTTATCGGAAATCATTTCTATATTTGTTGGAACAGGTTCTGTTATTAATGCAACGGCATAATATAATAAATATCTTCTTTTTTTACATGACGCAGTTGTATATTTAATACAAAATAAATTCAAAATGGATTTCATAATAGAATCAATATATGTATTATGTAATTGAGAACTATAATGTAATAAAATATCCCATACAATCCATATGATATCTCTTTGTAATTTATTATCTACTGAATAATTACCCCTTTTTTCACAATAACAAGGTTCTTTTCTTTTTTTACATATAATGTCAAAATCTATTATCCATTCTATCCAATAACATGCATTCGCCATGTTTCTTTTTTCTTCAGATAAATGAAATGCGAGTTCATTCATTGGAATGAATAATTCTTTTGGATCTTTTGGTTTGAAAATAGGTTCAATATAAGTAACAGATGTTGCTTTTAGTCGTTCCGTCATTTGTGTAATATCAAATTCCTCTACTCTATTTATTTTTATTGGTTCAAAACTGTGTTTTTTATTTGATAATGTTAAAATACACACTACTTCTGCGAATAATTTTCGTATATTATTATGATTTCTTAATTCTAATTCTGTTAGAAAATGACCTTGAGACATTATATTTCTGAATATAGCAAATCTTCTTTCTAAATATATGATCAATTTTGGATTTCCTAAATGAATGTGTTTTCCTACATAATAAAGTATTATTTCCCATATATCTGTATAGTGTCCTGCGCATATTAATTCACAACACCAATAACATGCAGGTTCAACCTTTCCTTTCTTCATATTTTCAATAAATTGTGTCTTTACTTCTGTTTTTTTAAAATTAGAGAAAGATACACCTTTGAAATCACTAGATGTACGAATATCATTTATAGAAACATTATCATCTACTCTTGTATTTGACATTACAAATAATATTTGAAAATTTTATATATTTTTTAAATAATATATATATAAAATAATAACTTGTATATTATAATATATGATGAAAACAGTTATAAATGCATGGTCACGTGAAGCAATAGATATCCGTACTGGTGAAAAGGCATCTCCTGGATTAGGTGATTTAATTATGGGTTCTCTATGTCTACTTAATTTTTGTAGAAAAAATAATTACAATTATATTGTAGATACACATTTACATCCTATTTCTCCGTTTTTAAAAAATACACGAACAGAATATAGTGATTATATTGATTCTATGAAAGATGAAATTAAATTTTTCAACCATTTTTATGGTATAGAAGAATATATTCAAAATAGCAAAGACGAAATCATCGTATTACATACAAATGAATTTTATAGAGAAAATGTTCCCGATGATTATAAAGAATTTATACAACATGTTATGGAACCAACAGACGATATAGTAAATGATATAAATGAAACAATGAAATTATTACCTGAGAATTTTTCTGTATTACATTTTCGATTAGGAGATCGTATTTTAATAGACCACTATGTAGATAAAGATTTACCATTTTATTTAGAAATGGCTAGAAAACATCAGGAAGAAAATATGATTATTATGTCTGATTTTCATAATTTTAAAAAAATAGTGAATCAGCATTTGGGAATGGCCTTTATTGATACACTCTGTGCTCATTATGGTGTACATAATGATTATGATATATTAAGAGCGACTATTGTGGAATTTTATATTTTAACAAAAAGTACGAAAATAGTTTCACATAGTGTATATACATGGAATTCGGGTTTTGTTACAATGGCTTCCAAATGTTACAATATACCTATTAAGTATATTACATGATTTTAATGAAGAAAATAGAAATATGAATTTATAAACCAGGATAAAAAGAACACAAGAAAGCAGGTGATTTCATTGTATTTAAATCAATTTCTGTATTTGAACGATATATGTCATATACATTTTCATAATTATTATGCATAAATTTAATAAATCTTGATACATTAGAAAAATATTCACATACACATATATTGGAATTTAAAACAATATCTACTCCTATTAATAACGTAAGTGTATGTTCGTATATTTCATCAGAATTCATCGTATTTACTGGTTTCTCTTTTTTTAACTGATCCGATATTTGAGATAAATATTCCAAATTTACATTATGTTTATTTTTTCGTGATGCATTATCAATATCAGTTGGTGTTATGTTATCAAATATAACCATACCATTACAATCTGGAGAACATAAAGTAATTACACGTATATTTAAATTATCTTCTTTAATAAAACGTTGAATATCCAAATAGGCATTATAATCATCTGTTTGAAGGAAAATAGTTTTACAATTTGGATTTTTTTCTAGTAACATTTGGAAATATTTTCTAGTAGGAAAAAACATACTTTCGTCACATAATTTATCTCCTCTACGAATAAAAATAGCGTCGTATTCTCCGGGAACTAAATTAAGTTCTCTCATTTTTTCTGCAATTTTATTTTTCATATTATCATTGTATTGATATATATTGCGAATTATATTTTTATATTCATACAAAGGATATTCATATATTATATTTCTACAATTTGTAGTAAAAGAGTCGAAAAATGTATTACATGGAATTTCGACATTTAAAAAATAATCAGTCCATCCATCTTTATATTTGAACATCCAAGAAGAAGAATCTATTCCAAATCCATAATTGTTGCGTATTGCATATATATAATGATTCAACATATTGAAGAACATGGAATAAAATCCTGCATTATTTTCAATCTTTGATACAATAAACATAATATATTGTACATATAATCTTTATGTTTTATACCATAAAAATTATATTTTTATTACTTTGTTTTCTATTATTTGAAATCGTTTACCACACCCGTATATCGAACCATTTCTTATTAGTAATTTACATTTTTTATTTGATAAATGTGGAGGAACTTGTTTCCCATTATTTTTTATTGTACCATGAATAAATATACCACAATTTATCTTTTCAATAATAACGTTTTCATTGCAATGTGGACATATTATAATCATTATGTATATATAGTGTATTATATTTATATATTTTATTACCAATATGCAGGACACATTGTCCAATACATTTGAATACATTCATTAAAACGTACATCAATAACGTTTTTATTATCATAATGCGCTACACAAATAAAACGACCAACATTGGATTGATAATCTAATGTACAATGTTTGGAATGTAAAACAATATCAACACCTACTAACATTTCAATAGTATGTTTATATAATTGTTCCGAATCCATTTTATCCACAGGAGTGAATTTTTTTAAATCTGGACTAATCTTATCAAAATAATCCTTATTTGCTTGATGTCCTCGAATTACACAATTATGTAATTCTACACTTAAATCCTTATCAAAAACAACCATACCTTTCACATCGGGATGACAAAGTGTAATAACTTCAATATCTAATTGATTATCTTCCATATATTTTTTAATTTCTAAAAAGCAGTTATAGTCATCTGTTTGAACGAAAATGGTTTTACAATTTGGATTTATTTCTAATAGTTTCTTAATGTACACTTCCGTATCAATTATCTTGGTTTCATAACAAATCTTATCACCACGTCTGATAAAAATAGCATCATAATCCTTTTTATTTAAACCTAGTCTTTCTTTTGTTTCTTCGATTTCTTTTTTAACTTTATCATTATATAAATAAAAATTGTTTCGAATACATGATTGATATTCATACATATTGAAATTGTCTGCTAATTCGTTATGTTTCATAACTTTATCTTCGTGTTCTTTATTTTCACCTTCAAAATCAATAGGTAAAAAATAATCTGTCCATCCATTTACAGATTTGAATAACCAATTATTGGAATCTAGATGAAAAGAAATATTATGTTTTTTACAATATAGATAATGATTAATAGTAAAAAATAGAATTGAATAGAATCCTGCTGCCTTATCTAAAACAGAAGTTATCATTTATGTATTGTATATATGAAATATTTTTATATCGTATTTTTCAAAATATAAAAAAATTTAGATAAAATATACTATATGAATTGTATTTTTATATGTATTTTTAATAATGTAGGTTATGTAAATCTATTTTTTCTTTTATTAGAGAGTATTTATTTATATGGTAATTTACAAAAAGATACTGATATATTGGTTTATACGACAACGGAATTTATGAATATTATAAAAAATAATATTTTATATTCAGATATAATAAAATTTGAAATCAATGATAGTTATTGTAACATAGATTCTGCATGTAAAGCAAGATTAGATTTATTTTATTTACCATCAATCACAATGTATAAAAAAATACTTTATATGGATACAGATATAATTATAAAGAATGATATAAATAGGTTATTTAAAATACCAAAGGATGATATTTTATATGTTTTAGAAGAAGGATATATAGATGATTACCATGAGGAAAATCATTGGGGACAGAATTTATTTGGTCAAGAAGTATATAATTATGAGGATAAATCAGCTTTTACTACTGGTATTATGTTATTTAAAAATTGTGAAAATATAAAATTTTTATTTGATAAAACGAGAGAATATATGATACAAAATCCACATATTTTTAATTGTTATGATCAACCATATATTGTTTATAATGCATTCAAGTATAAATTATTTAATAATAAGGTAATGAAATCGTATGCTATTAATGTTAATTATGAAGTTGATAGTGATATTATAATTCATCATTTTCCTGGTGGTGTTGGTAATTATGAAAAAAAATATACTCTTATGTTAAATTTTCTCAAAAATGTAAATGAATACAAAGAGAATATGTTATGAAATATTTGTCTACCATTTTACATGTTAGATAATAAAATATATTGAAACTTATATTTCCTGTAAAATTATTCTGTAATAATTCTAGGAACAACATTGATTGTTTGTAATTCTTGAGATAGTAATTTATACGCATAAGGTACTTCTACTAAAGCGAAATCTGTTGTATTTCCACATGTTTTACATAAATGTATTGTGAAATCACCTTTCGACTGTAATCTATTATATTTATCTCCATTATTATACGAAGCAATCATTCCACATTTTTTACATGTGTATACACTATACTTGTCTGATACATCAAATAGTCTTTCGCGACAGAATTTCGACATACCGTGCGCTAACATTACATCTCTTTCCATCTCACCTATACGGAATCCACCGTCACGTGATCTACCTTCAGCTGGTTGTCTAGTAAGATTTACCATAGGTCCAATAGATCTACTATGTTGTTTATCATTTACCATGTGTTTGAGTCTTTGATAAAATACTGGACCAATAAATATGCTTGTTTCTAGTTGTTCACCCGTATAACCATTATACATAATCTCATTTCCATAACCTTCATAACCATTTTTTTGCAATTGTTCGGAAATCGATTTTATATCAAGATTTCCGAAACTTGTTCCATCCCCGAATAATCCTAGATGTAATAGTACTTTACCTAATAGTGTCTCCTTTAGTTGTGCAATTGTCATTCTAGAAGGAATTGCATGTGGATTTATAATAATATCCGGACGTAATCCTTCTTTTGTGAAAGGCATATCACACTCCTCAATAATGTTACCACAGGTTCCTTTCTGTCCATGTCTGCTCGAATTACCAATGATTAAGCTTGGACTATGAGACGTTTCTCTCATGTAATAAGTATGTGAACTAGGCATTTCTACACAATAAATTTTTCCAGTATATTTTATTATTTTTTCTGTATTTGATTCATTGTTTTTTTTATTGATATAAGGTTGGTTTTGTTTGGTAATAATACTTACTCTGTAGTAAGTATGTCGTTGAGTTATGGAAACATCTGTTCCTGCACGTGATCCGAGAGTACGTTTTCCAATTCGTGCAATACCAGTTGGTTCTTCGGCAATTTTTACAATACTAGAGTATCCACAATGAACTGCTAGTCTAGCGATATCATTGGCTAATTGAATACTAATGGTTCCATATCGTGAAAATTCTTCTGTTTTATATACCATTCTTGAACCGTCACCTTCTATAAGTGCTTCTAACAAAACACGCGATTGTCTTTGTGATAAATTCCAAATATAATTGGGCAATTTTTTATGTAGTGCACCTAAACTAATACTTTTTAATGAATTGTAAATATTTTCGTATTTAGATCCAGAAATATAATAAATACCTCCTTTATGATATGAATACTTTATTTCTAATTTTTCAAATATTTCACGATTAAAATCATTTTTTCTTTCCTTTATAGAAGTAATCATTATTCTTTTGTTATGTTTGTCCGTCCATCCATCACTAATAAACATTCCGATTAATTGTAACCAAGCATCCATATTATAATGGATATCGCCAATACAAATTGTTTCTATGTCAGGATATATATTATTCATTGATTTTTGAAATCTTACCATTTTACCCATCACATCTTTGGCTTCTATCAATTCATAAGGACGATCCCATTTTGCAGAACGTTTTCGGACATATAATCTATGATTTAAAGTACAAACTACATGAACTTGTTTATTTTCTAAATAGTACATATCACCATCATGTTCATATTCAAATTTAGCAGTAGGAAATTCATAACACATATTTCCATTAACATCTAATGTACATAGTTTATGTTTTGTGATATCTACATATTGTATTTCGATCCATCCATAATTAGTAAGAACTTGTGTAGTTGGTCTTTGACAAAATTTATCACCAAGTACAGGTTTACGGAATGTTCGAACACGTACTTTGGCGAAATTATATCCATCACCATTTCTTCCTGTATAATTTTTATCAATATATGTTTCTTCTGTAGTTCTGAAAGTCTTACTTTGATCTTCATATTTAATTGTCTTTGTTGGATCATTTCTATTTTCCTTGATAGGAATTATTTTTGCAATGATTACATCTCGATTTTCTACTAATGTATTTTCTGGAATAAATCCCTGACTATTTAATTTCTCATAATTACCGAACTTGATACTCTTCGTTTTTGTTTTATCCGGTTTACAACGGATGATTTCATCGCGTACAATATTTTTATCTTCATCTTTTTCAGTATGATATATAGTTGCGGAAAATAATCCTCTGTCGATTGAACCTTTATTAACTAATACACTATCTTCTTGGTTATAACCTGTATGTGTCATAATAGCAACATGAATTTGTGATCCAGATGGAATCTTATTCAATTCGATAAAATTCATAATACGTGTATCTACTAATGGTCTGGATGGATATGTTAAAATATATGATGTCTTGTCCATTCGTTGATCATAGTTAGTTGCATATACACCAATTGCCTGTTTACTCATAGCACACTGATAACAGTTTCTAGGAGCTTGATTATGTTCCGGAAATGGTATACAAGAAGCTAATACTCCGAAAATAGTACTTGGATGAATCTCACAGTGTGTATAGTTTATTTTTAATGATGGATCTTTCAAATAACTATCTTTTGATTTCATTGCAATCATTGCATGATTTTGTTCTTCTGGATCGATATATTCAATCACAGATTCATCAATACGACAATTGGTTAATAAATCATTCCAACCAATTTTTTTAGTTACTAATTTATTTATGATATCAGAAGTAATTAATGCCTTGTTATCTTTTACTCTTAAAACAGGACGTGTAAGACGACCTCCATCATTACAAATTCGTATTTCTAATAATTTGAAATCAAATACAATGGATGTATAAATATTAATAATACCCTTGTATTTCTTCTCCTTCATTTCTGTATATAATTCCATTGGATTCTCTGTAATTCCCAACCATGCTCCATTGACAAATACTTTTACTTTATTATTCATCTCAGAACATGGTGTGCTTTCCACAGGTTTAATATATGGTTGTACATATTCATAAAGAGAAGAACTATTTGTTGGAATAGTAATATGAGCCATATAACTAATATTTTTCACTACACCAATTGATTGACCTTCTGGAGTCTCACAGCAACAATTGCTTGATACGATCGAGTTAGCAACAAAGTTATGGTTATCACTATAGGTTGTGAAATCATAAACAATTTCCGGTTCTATTTCTTTAATGGAATGAATCTTTACACTAATACAGTTATTTGTGAGTATATTATCTTTCATATAAGTTTCATAAATTTCTTTATGTGTATTTTCTTTTTTATTTTTTTCAACTACTTTACGAATTTGATTTTCAGTAATATTTGTTTTGGTAATTAATGTTTCTATTGATAGTGAACTATAATTTTCAATAATATAATCATATTTTTGTTGTCTTTCTCTTTGACAAAAATCTTTAATTTTTAAATGTTCTATTGTAGGAGCAGATGCTCTACGTTTTTCTTCGCAATATGCATAATAAATAGTATCTGCATATTTAACTAAATTTTCGCATGTCTGTTCAAAGATAATATTTACACAAGTTCTTCCTTCAATTATTGAAGGAGTATTATAAACTTTTGAATTAATTCCGAATTCTGAAAACATAGTTACAATTTGAGTCATATATTTTTCTGTTTCTTCCAAATACTCATTGTATGTCGTTTGTGATGTAAGTCCTATATGACATTTATAAGTACCCGTGTTATATTGATAAGATAAACGAGATCCATTACCTCCTTGAAATCCTGATAAGAATTCTCGTTTAATAGAAAGTTCCGAATTAACTAACCATTCAGGGACAGAACGCTTCATTTGAGTCTTTTTCCCTGCAAATCCACCTAATAAATATAATAAATATGCAAATGCTCCGCCTTTAGATACTTTCCATACTGTATTATTACAAATTCTGTTATTTTTTTTATCTTCAAAAGTATTATTTTCCTGATTAATACTAACTCTACCAAAACCTAATTCAGAAATATCATTCGCTATTTGATATACATCTTTATTTTCTCCTACATAGAACGATGCATAATAATATTTTTTCCCTTTTTCTTCGCTCTCTCTCAAATGACCATCTGTATTAATTGCACCAATTAATCTAGCTAATATTTTTAATTTATATACAGGTATGTCGCGATTAACATAGCATAATTCCATCAATTCCATTTTATAGTGCTTAAGAACATCTTCCTCTTTAATATGTACAATTGTGGTATTATCATTAGGAATCATTTTTACTGTGTGACGAACTACCAAACAATCGGTTTCTTTCAATTCACCTATTTCAACCATTTCACATACACCATTACCACGATGTACAAATAATGGATGTTCCTCTGTACCTTTAATTTTACGTCCACTGCAAGTAGTTATTTCAAATAATTTTTCAGGCATTTTTTTAAAGAAGGAATGAATTGGACTTGGTTCATCTTTCAAATTTTCTCTATTTATTGTTGTCACCCAATATCCATCACGTATTTGATCCATACGCATTGAATCCATTCCATTTGATAATAATATTTCTGTATCTCCAGTTAAGCATAAGAATCCGAATGTCGTGTTGTGAAGTTTTCTAGGTGCAATTAATTCACCACTTTTTTCTAATGGAGTATTAATTCTTCTTAGATGACTTAAACTCGACAAATATGTAAGTCGATTCAACACTTGTGCAACACCTACTTTACTACTATTTGCTTGTTTAATACTAAAATCACCAGTTGACAAAGCTCTAGTAATACCATTTTCAATCGTCGTTGATTTCATTATTTTATAAATATTTGTCATATTGATAATATTTTCATAATCTTCAGTAGAACGCCACGAACCCGTATTAATTTCACGTATAATTTGTTTTTGCATTTCCTTTACTAATTTATTAAAATAATTTCGAAATAAATTATTCAATAAAGTACCAGTTAATTCAATACGTTTATTTAAATAAGAATCACGGTCATCGGGTGGTAACATACCAAGACTTGTTTGAATTAATTTCTTCGCCATATATCCTATCAAATATATCTTTTGAGGAACTGTTTTACAATGAGGAAATAAATCATTATTTAAAACATCAACTGCAAATTCACGCTTTTTTCGTAATCCCGTTTCACGATCCATATTTAAAGGTGTATATGCTACCATACCAGTAATATGTTTCATAGCATCTTCCTGTGTTAAATATTTATTTGCATCAATAATAGATGCTTGTAAACATTCCAACATGGAATGATATTTTGCATCTTCTATATCTAATAATATATGTTCACATATTTCCTTATCACTAATAATTCCAAGAGCACGAAATATAACAAATAATTCCACTGGTTGTTTAATTCTGGGAATTGTCATATATAATCCATTTCCAAATCCATTATTTTTACTAGCAATCATCATTTCAATTTGCTTTGGTGAAATACATTTAAAATCAGGAACGGATTTAATTTCTGCAAACCAATTCCATTTCGTAGTATTTTTACCATCAAAACAATATACACGATTCTCAGCAGCACGTTCTTGACCAAGTACAGTTTTTTCAGAACCTTTCACAATAAAATATCCTCCACAATCCATAGGACATTCACCAGTAAGAGATGGATGAATATGTCTATTTTGCGAAAGAACACAAATCGAAGATTTTATCATAATAGGCATTTTTCCAATATTTATTTTCGGAAGCGTTTTCTTGATAATTTTTGGTGTATCCATCATTTCTGTGTTTCTTACAATATACTGTATTTGTAAATCAACCGTCATAGTAGATGCATATGTGAAATTTCTCAATTTTGCTTCATGTGGTAACATCATTTTAGTAGCGCCATTATTTTCATGAATTTGCGGTGGATACAATTTAAAATTATCAAAATCCAATTGAATTTCCAAAAAGTACTGTGAATGTTCCAATACATAGTCATTTTCTGAATGAATAATTACAGGATTAAACATTTGGATTGTTCTTTGGATTTGAAAATTGATAAAATGATTATATGATTCGATTTGATGGCGCACTAATCTTTCCAAATGTTGACCGCCAAAATAAGATTCTATAATATTGAATGGTTCTTCAATATATTCTCCAAGATGAGATAATATATATTTATCATCATTTTCATATTTCTCGTTTTTTATTAATTCTTTAATCGTTTCCGTTGTTGTATTTATTACAGATTCAATCGTTTGTGATTCATTTTTATTTTTTATATTTTCTTGTTTTGTTTTTTTCGTTTTTTTAATCTTGACAACATCCTGCTCTGACTTAACCGTATAATTCACACCACCATTAGATGAAATAGACGCATCGAACATCATTTTGTTATCAGAAATATTCATTATGTATTTTACAATTAATATTCAAATGAGTTCAATTTTTTATATTTTTTTAATAAATATAAAAATTAATTATGTTATTATATACATTATGAATGTCAATGAAATAGATAGTTTTATTCAATATTTAGATAAATATAAAAATAAACAAAATTTAAATTTCACAGAAATATCAAATATAATTGATAAAGCGAGTGATGATTATTTTAAAAATTATTCATCACCAAAATTTGTAGGAGATTATCATCTTTTACAGAGAAAATTTAATAATTCATGTATAGAGAATCTGATCTATGATTCTTATTATCCACCATATAATACAACATACAATCCAGATTGTTACATAAATATGTTACAGAAAACGAATATTAATAAAATACAAGAAAAAACGAAAGTAGATATTCAAACATCTGTTACTTGTTTAAAGGATTTAATAGATATTATAAATAATAATGTGTATAAGGAAACAGAAGAATACAATATAGATTTGAAATTATTGACACTTATAAAAGATGAATTAAATCAGTTATACAATATGATTGGTATGGAAGAATTGAAAACATCTATATTGAATCAATTATTATATTTCATTCAAAATTTGCATATTACAAAATCAGAAGGTGAAAATAAATATTCTTCGGAATTTAAACATACTGTTATTTCTGGTCCACCTGGAACTGGTAAAACGGAAATTGCAAAGATATTGGGTAAAATGTATTCGAAAATTGGTATTTTAAATAAAAATGTATTCAAAAAGGTCACTAGAAATGATTTGGTTGCTGGGTATTTAGGACAAACAGCATTGAAAACAAAGGCTGTTATTACAGAATGTTTGGGAGGTGTTCTTTTTATTGATGAAGCATATTCATTAGCAAGTAATAATGATCTTGATAGTTATTCTAAAGAATGTATTGATACATTATGTGAAGCATTAAGTGATTATAAAGATAATTTAATGGTTATTATTGCAGGATATGACGATGAATTAAATGAAACATTTTTTAAAGCAAATCGTGGTTTAGAATCGCGATTTATATGGAGATTTAAGATTGAAAATTATAGTCCATCTGAATTATATAAAATATTTTTAAAAAAAATAAATGATAGTGACTGGTCTCTAGATGATAATATAGAATTAAATGGGAAATGGTTTGAGAAAAATAAGGAAAATTTTACTAATTATGGTAGAGATATGGAATTATTATTTACTTATGTAAAGATAGTACATTCCAAACGTATTTATGGAAAATCATTAGATTTAAGGAAAAAAATTAATATGGAAGATATGAATAAGGGATATGATTTATTGAAAAAAAATAAAAAACAAAATAAGAGGAATCCAGCTTTAGATGTTATTTACATATAAAATTATTAGTGAAATAATCAAAAATATATTATATTTGTATAATAATTATAATATATTATAATAGTTATGAGTCAAAAGATTATTTCTTATAATCCAGATTTATTCAATGTATCAAATACTACAAAAAAGAGGAGAACTAAAGAAAATAAACCAATTCGAATTAAAAATCCTGCACCAAAGAATAAATCTACACGTGGTAAAATATTAAGATATATTCGAGAACAACAAGAAAAAAATTATAAGAAACTATTTGAAGATAGTTTTGAAAAACATTCAAAGGAAGGTAATTTGAAAAATCCTTTAGATGAAACATCTGATAATGAATTTGAAAATTCCGTTAATTACTTGAAAAGTATTGTTGATGATGAAGAAAAAAAATGCGATAATCAAAGTCAATCTAATACATTGAAATATAGACCACTAAATGAATCTGAACTATTTAAATCATTAAATGGAGAAAATGAATTGAAAAATAATCTACAAATGGAAGAACAAAAAGTAACTGTTAGTAATTTACCTTTGAATAATTTTTCTTTAAAACCAGTTGCACCACCATCTTGGGGATGTTTAAAAAATGGAAATTTGCCTACATATCGTACTTATATGCATCAAACTAGGAAAAATAATTCGTCTTTTATTCCAGTTGTTAATACAGCACCAATATTGACATCTCATATTGTAAATTCTCCAATGATAAATACACCTACTTTTTCTCCACCAGTTATATCTCCTCAAATTATAAATACAATAGTTCCTACACCCTTTTCAAAACCAATTATACCACCTTCTCCACCAAATATAATGTATCCAGGACCCAATACGACAACGCAAAATGAGACAATGAAAAGAATAAGTGAAGCAAAACAATTGCGTGAAATGATATCTAAAAAACAGAATGTAAAAATACCAAAAACATTGAAACGTAAAAAGACTGTTAAGAGAACTTATTATGTTGGAAAATCAAAGGTTCTTCCTAAAGTATCTGTATTGGTATCCAATAAGACAATACGTAAAAAAATATCTACCGAAGCTCAATTGTTGAAACAAACTCCTATACAAGATGTTAAAAAATTTTTGGTTAAAAAGGGTTTTATTAAAGTAGGTTCTACTGCACCTAATGATGTTTTACGTAAAATGTATGAAAGTGCTGTTTTAATAGGAGGAGAAATACAAAATTATAATCCAGATAATTTATTATATAATTATTTATATGCATAATATGTAACATATATCATTTATAATTTCTTTGGTTTGAATTTATAAAATAATTTTTGAATTATACGTGAAATAAAAGATAAAATATTTATTTTTTTCATAAAATATTTTTTTGGAACAGAATCTTGTTTACACCTTTGCTCATCTAAAATGCGCAAATATGACTTCTTTGTATATTCATTTCCGTCCACAAAGTGGGCGTTTTGATTATGCAAACGTGTAATAGGTTTTTCATTATTAGGTATTTTTCTATATTGATCTTTTTGAATTGTTTCATTTAATCCTATAACGGGTAAATTATTTGAAGAATCATTTACTTTATGTATTAAATCTTTCAAAGATGTATATTCATAATCCTTTTTAATCTTATATTCATCATATTTTCTACTTAATATTGGATAATATGTATTCGTATATCTTATTTGATTTTCATCATCTAATATACAAAAAAATCCATATTCTTCCTCATTATCTAAAAGAGTATTCATTGTTTCCGATTTACATATTGTATTATATTTGTTATAATAATCAATTTTATCGAAATCGGATACATAATACATTATAAATACGCATATATTTTATTTTTTATATTTTGTACTGTAAAACACATTTTATAACAATATAGAAATAATTTTATAAGCATATATAATGCCGCCAATAAAAGAAGATAATAAAATATATGCAGAATATTTTCGTATAACAAGAGAATATCAAGAAAAATATGGAAAAAATACAGTATTGCTTATGCAAGTGGGCTCTTTTTTTGAAATATATGGATTGAAAGAACAGAAAACAGGAGATGTTGTAGGAAGTGAAATAATTGCAATTTCTAATATATGTCAATTCAATGTATCTGAAAAAAAAGCTGTTCATGAAAATACACAGGTTCTCATGGCTGGCTTTCCAGATTATCGAATTGAAAAATATTTACAAAAAATAACAGAAAACTCTTTTACTGTAGTTGTATTTGTTCAAGAAAAGAACGAAAAAAATACACGTCGTATATTTCATTCTGTACATTCTCCGGGAACATTTTTATCCTATGATACAGATAGTTCTCCACAGATTACAAATAACATTATGTGTATATGGATGGAAACATATAAACCATCATTAATAAATGCTTCTACACGTGATTATTTAATGTGTGGAATATCAATTGCAAATATATTTACTGGTCAATCAAATATATTTGAATATAAAACACCTCTACTTATGAATCCTACCACATTCGATGAATTAGAACGTTGTATATCCGCATTTTCACCTAGTGAAATTATTATTGTATCTCCTTTTGAAAATAAACAGTTAAATACAATTATCCAATATTCAGGTATTAAAGCATCTGTAGTACATAATATTCCTTTATCTGATGAAAAAGCGGAAAATTGTGCAAAACAGAAATATATACAACATATATTATCTACCTTTTATGGAGAGGAAACCTTTCAGACATGTTCTGAGTTTCATTCAAATATAATTGCAACACAATCTTTCTGTTATTTATTGAATTTTATTCAAGAACATAATCCTAATTTAGTAAGAAAAATAAATATACCTATATTTTGTAATACATCTAATAGGATGATATTAGCTAATCATACATTAAAACAACTCAATATTATAGATGATAATGGAGATGGTAAGAAATGTGGTGTTTTATCTTCAGTTTTATCATTTTTGAATAAATGTTGTACTTCGATGGGTAAACGTAGATTTCAAATGCAATTATTGAATCCCGTTTTTGATGAAGATTGGTTGAATCATGAATATAGAATGATTTCTATTATGTTGGAGAACTTTCATTATATTCCTATTTTTCGAAAAATTTTGGGTAATGTAAAAGATATTGAAAAAATGTGTCGGCAATTGATTATTAAGAAAATATATCCCTCTTCTATTTATCATTTATATAATAGTATTCATCATATTAGAGAAATTAACACTCATTTATACGATTCTATTGAAATAACATCGTATTTATGTAGTGATTTTTATATGTCACATGATATAAAATATATTGAAACACAATGTACACGATTTATAGATTATATTAATAATATTTTAGTAATAGAACAATGTAAAACAATACATTCTATACAATCATATGAACAGAATATAATTAAACCAGGTGTATCTAAAAAATTAGATGATTATATTCAAAAGAATGTTGAGAATGGTTTATTATTTCAACAAATTCGAGAACATTTAAATAATATAATCAAAAAAAATGAAAATACTAGTGATATTGAATATATTCGAGAACATGAAACTGAAAAATCGGGAACTACATTACAAATTACAAAAAAACGTGGATTAATATTAAAAAAGATTTTACAAGATATTTCAAATTCATCTGATGGTATTTTAAAAATCAATGAGAACGTTTCTATTCCTGCAAAGGAATTCAAAATAACTGATGCTTCTACTAGTAATTCAGAAATAGATTGTCCAATATTACATAAAATTACAAAGGAGACGCTATCTTTGAAGGATAAAATAAATAAGGAAATAGAACATGTTTACGGTGAATTTATTGAGAACTTGGAAAAGGAATGGTTTTCTATTCTCGAAAATATTGCCTCTTATATTTCAAAATTAGATGTTCTCCAATCAAAGGTATATATTGCAAAAGAATATAATTATTGCAAACCAGTTATACAGAGTGAATCGGATAAGTCGTTTATAGATGCACGTGATTTAAGACATTGTTTAATAGAACATATACAACAAAATGAATTATATGTTCCTAATGATATTGAAATAGGAAAAGATACGAATGGTATTCTTTTATATGGTACAAATGCAGTAGGTAAAACAAGTATGATTAGAGCATTAGGAATTGCTTGTATTATTGCACAATCTGGAATGTATGTTCCATGTTCTCAATTCACTTATAAACCATATACATGTATATTTTCACGTATATTAGGAAATGATAATATTTTTAAGGGATTATCTACATTTGCAGTGGAAATGTCCGAATTACGTATTATATTAAAAATGGCTGATAAAAATAGTTTGATATTAGGAGATGAATTATGTAGTGGAACAGAAACAGAGTCCGCTCTCAGTATATTTGTATCTGGATTAGAAGAATTACATAATAAAGAATCTTCTTTTATATTTGCTACTCATTTTCATGAGATTATTCATTATGACGAGATTATATCTTTGAAGAAATTGAAGATGAAACATTTGGCTGTATATTATGACAGAGAAAAAGATTGTTTAGTTTATGATAGAAAATTAAAAGATGGTTCTGGAACACGAATGTATGGTTTGGAAGTATGTAAATCGTTGTATTTACCTGATGAATTTTTAGAACGAGCATATTCAATTCGAAATAAATATTTTCCTGATACAAAGGGAGAACTTATGCATTCAACATCTATTTATAATGCAAAAAAAATAAGAGGTATTTGTGAAATGTGTAAAATGAGTATAGGAGAAGAAACTCATCATTTACAAGAACAAAAAAAATCAGATGAAAATGGGTTTATAGGAATTTTTCATAAAAACCACCCGGCGAATTTATTAACAGTATGTGAAAAATGTCATTTAAAAATACATTCAGAATATACACCACAAGTGAAAAAGAAGTTTGTAAAGAAGAAAACTACTAAAGGATATGTAGTTACAAATGTTTAATCAGATTTGTTATCTATTTGTTTTCTAAATTCATCATACTTTTCTTTATTTTTGTTATATTCATCTATATCAGCTTTACACCATTTTCTTTCCATTTCTTCCTCGTGATTATCTTCTTCAATGTCTTCTTCATGATAATCAGATTTATCTTTATTTTCATCATCTATTTTATATTGATTATTTTCCTTTTTCTCTATTAGCAATTACCGTAACATTTACCCTGATAATAATAATAATCTTTATTTATAAGAAAAGGATCTGTATAATTTGATTTCATTGTCGGTCCTGATTCATTTCCAGAAACACATTTTCCACCACCTAATAAAACACAACAAGAGGTAGATGCACATACATCACTACTCAATGAATTACATTTTTGTTCCATTTTTATTGGGTCAACACTCATTTGATTACAGAATCCTCCATAGGATGAGGAAGTTTGATATACTTTTCCAACACTACTTAAACCAGATGTTCTACTTAAATAAACACTGTCTTCATAATTCGGTACATAACTTGTTGCACCAAATATAAAAGAACCAGGTTGATAAAATGTAGGTGTTCCTGCACCTGGAACATAAGGAACATTAACCATAACACCACTATTATCTAATACATACATATTACCAAAATTTGCATCATATATTCCATTTTGTTTATTCATATCACTTATATTATCATGATATTGTACATTATAATTGTCAGTATTTGCATGATAATTAACGTTAAAATTAGTTGGATCGTATGCATTTCCAGATGAATCTGTTGTTGAATCAGAATTTCCTGAAGAACTATATACTGCACTCTGTGTCATCGGAATTATATCTGTTTTATTTGTATTTGCAATATATCCATATGGTACTTGTTTCATATAATTTTTAGTTGTACCATCAGAATTTGTAATTGTTATTTGATAATAGCCATTAGGTATATTATTTATTCCACCCATAGGTAATGGAGTTATTGTATTTGCAGTTGGTAATAACATAATATTTGATGCATCTATTAAAAAATATCCATTTGGTACTCCAGTAGATGGTAATGGTTGTGTTTGAGACATTATATCAAATCCTTCTTGTTTCTTTTCTAAAAAATCTGGTACTTTTCCAGTTACAAAATATCCTATGGCTAAAATAATAATCATTAAAAAAATAATAAAACATATACCCATTATTTTTTTCTTAATAATATCCATCTTTATGTAATATTATCATATTATTTTGTGGAAAAATTGAAATAAAAATGAATAGAAATAAAGTATTATATTATAATATAATGATTATTCCAATTAAATGTTTTACATGCGGTTGTGTTTTAGCAGATAAATATAGATATTATCAAAATGAAGTTCGACGTTTAAAAAAAAGTAAAAATGATGAAAATCCCGAAAGAATGGTAAATATTGACAAAGTTATTTATTTCACCAAAACAAATATGGAAAAAACACCGGAAGGTGAAGTATTAGATAAAATAGGTCTTAATAATATGTGTTGTAGAAAGCAAATGTTAACTCATGTTGATATTGAGTAAAAATGTATGTATTTATTTTTTTTTACATATTGATCTATAATTTCTATATATCAATATATAATGCCCTCGTTGAAAAAATATAGATTGAAAAAAATTCGTATGAAAAAAGGTGGATGTGGATGTGTAAAATTAATTCCTTCGATGTCTGGTGGTGGTGATTATTTTTTACCAGGTTATACAGAACCTCCTAGTTTTGATAAAGTTCCCATACATTCCTTTTATCCACAAAATATGTATAATGTAGATCCACAAGGTGCACAAATATCTTCAAGATTATTACCAAATATGACTGGTGGTAAAAAAACAATGAAAATGAGAAGAAAAATTACGTTAAAACGTAAAGTTCTCAAATTCAAGAATAAAAGAAATAAAAAGAATAAGAATAAAACTATGAGAAAACAAAAGAAAATGAAAGGTGGTGTTTCAGAAATTATGTTGAGAAATACTACAGATCCATTATTAAATTCTACAAATAATAATATTTTAAGTCATGGAAATATTTCAGGTTCTCTTCTAGGTAATAATATTTTGGGAGGATTACAAACATCTATGTCACCTTCCATTGTAAATTTAAAAGAAGTCCCTTTAGCATAAAATGTGTATATAAAATATAAATGAAATTAGTTGGTTTTAAAAATTTATGCACACCCGCATATGTTTATTTAGTGATTTCTATGTTAGCCATTGCTGTAATAGGATTACAAAATTATAACAATATTGATGTATATTGTATAGGCGATTATTCATGCAAAACTAGCACGGCTTTGATGTTTGTTATAAAGATAATATATGTATTATTTTGGACATGGATATTGAATATTATATGTAATGCTGGTGCAGAATATGTTGCTTGGTTTTTGGTACTATTTCCCTATATTTTACTTTTTATTTTGATTTCAATGATGATGATTGCGTAATTATAATTATATAATGATAATTACGTAGTATTTTATAGATTATTTCTCATAGTAATATGAGTACATTCATTATAATCACCAAGATGTCTTTTATTACATCTACAAGTTAATGGTAATTTTTCTAATGGTTCATAAAAGTATTTTATAAAATTTAAAGTTCCACCAACATTATCAATATTTATATGATTTCCTATTTGTTTTTTTGAAACTATCGGATCTCTAGTTATTATATCAAAATTAAGAACACATATTCTAATATTGTCTATTTCTATTACTTTATTTATAAATAAATTATTATTTATAATACATTCTTCTTCTTTTATATTATAATTATTATTTACAATATAGTTCATTATATTTACTTGATCACTAAAACTATTATATATTTTATTTTTCATATTATGTAATATTTTTAACATAAAATTACATGCATTTTTTTTAATTATATAAAATCCTGTACAAACACCAAATCCTAATTTTTGACTACATTCCTTTGGGAAACTTTTATTACCACCAATTTCTGTGGAAAATATTAAATCGTATGGTAAATTAACTAATTCTTCAATATCATTTTCTATAATAATATCCATATCTATATGAACTATTGGTTTATTGTTCTTTAATGTTAATGAAATATTATTTTTAAGTCTAACTATATCCCACCATCCATAATCAAAGGAATTAATTTCAAATGTATTAATATTTGTTTTATCAATAATGTATATTTCATTAGGTTTACATTTTTCATTTATTCGTTTTATCCAGTGTTCTTTAATAGGTTCATATTTTTCTCCAAAACATATAGATGTTATAAAATAACTCATTATTGTTTATTAAATATATTAATTTATTTTTATATTTAAGAAAATATAATTCTATTATAGGAATGATAAATAAAATTACAATTAAAAAAAAAAATCTTCAAAATAGACATACTCGTAAAAAATATCCACAATATTCGAAAATATTTGGAAATATTATTTCCAAAAAAGAGGGATGGATTGTTCTCCAAGTATATGGAGAACCTTTTCAAAGAGGATATGCTCATGGTGTTTTATTATACGATGAAATGAAAGAGATTACAAAGACATTTCCATTTATCGTAGAACAAGAATTGAAACAGAATTTTTCAAAATATATGAAGGATGTGGTAAAACTCATTGTACCGCGTGTTCTCAATGATTATCCAGAATTTTATGAAGAAATACGAGGTATGTCCGAGGGTTTTATTTCAAAAGGTGTAAACGTAACAGTAGATTATTTAATTGCTTGGAATTCCTTATTAAGTATGTATTCTTATTATAGAAATAATAAAATATATAAATGTAGTGCATTTATAGCTACTGGTAAAGCAACTGAAGATGGAAAAATTGTGATGGCGCATAATACTCATGCTGATTTTGTTACTGGACAAATGCAGAATATTATTATATATGTTACTCCTACCAATGGTACACCTTTTTCTATGCAAACTGCACCTGGATACATATCTAGTGGAACAGATTGGTTCATTTGTTCTACAGGTATAGTAGGTTGTGAAACAACTATATCGAGTATAAAATATAAACCAGAATTTGGTTCTCCATATTTTTGTAGAATACGTCAAGCTATGCAATATGGAAAATCATTGGATGAATATGTTTCTATCATGTTAAAAAATAATGCTGGTGATTATGCATGTTCTTGGTTACTTGGAGATATAAATACAAATGAAATAATGTTATTTGAAATTGGATTAAATATACATGCAATTCAGAGAACATACAATGGTGTATATTATGGTATGAATAGTGCAATTGATTTTAAGTTGAGAACAATAGAAACGAATGATAAAGATTTGTATAATTTGGAAAAATCGTCTGGTGCAAGGAATTTCAGATTGAATTATTTATTAAATGAACATTATTATGGTAAAATAAATGTGAATAATGCTAAGAAAATATTAAGTGATCATTATGATGTATTTTTAAATAAAGAACAGATGAATTCACGTAGTATATGTAAACATAGTGAATTAGATGAAGGAAAATTAACTGGTAAACCGAATTATCCATTTGGATGTACAGACGGAAAGATTACTAATACAGTTATGGCTTCAAAAATGAAATTTATAGGAAAATTTGGTTCTTGTTGTAACAGAGTTTTTCATGCAAATAAACATATATCGAAATATCCTCTATATAAAAAATGGAAAGGTATTTTGAAAGATTTACCTAACAAAAAATGGACTGTTTTGGGATAAAAAAAGGGTGGTTTTACCCCCCTTTTTATTTTTTATATGTATATTAATCTGTTTTTTTCATTATCTAATCCCATGCATCATTACCGACTCCTACAAAATCTCTAGGAACTACATCTTTGATATTAGACTCATTAAACTCCCATTCCTCACTTGTTTCATTATCATTATGACTTACAGGTTTTAAATCGAATTTTTTATTTCTCATTCTTTCTAGAATACGTTGGTTCTCGTAAAACTCTTGTTGACGTTGACGACGGATATCGTTCTCAAATTTTGCCTTTTCCCAAGGACGAATACCTCTCGCCTTGTAAAAATCCGTCTGGATACACATAGTATCACCAACACCTACAGAGGTGTCCTTAGCATCCTTTCTTAAACCACTGAAGAACGTTTGCATGTTAGTTTGAGATTGCATTTTGATTGAGTTATCTTTGGTAAAACATATCATACAATAAATGTTAAAAAGGTATTTCAATTTTTTCGGTTGAATTTCTTTTTGGAAATAAATAAAAAATTGATTTAAAATAATGAATATTATAGTATCATATATTATAATATGAATCCAAAATTAGATAATATAATTGAGGAATCTGGTGTATATCATTTTACATTATCTAATATTAACGTAAGTTTAGCTAATGCACTAAGACGAATTATTTTATCAGAAGTACCAACAATATCATTTAATACAGAAAATAACAATGATAATCAATGTATTATTGAAACAAATACTTCTAGATTACATAATGAAATTATAAAACAGCGTTTAGGTTGTATTCCTATTCATGAAAAAGTTACTATTGTAGGTGGAAAATATTCGGATCCCCTTTCAGGAAAGTATATTTTGGAAGTAGATGTATCAAATGATACAGATAATATTATTTTTGTAACAACAGAGGATTTTAAAATAAAAAATAAAGAAAATAACAACTATTTGACACAAGAAGAAACACATAAAATATTCCCAAAAAATCATATCACACAACAATATATTGATTTTGTTAGATTAAGACCAAAAATTAGTGATTCTGTTCCCGGTGAAAAATTAAAATTAACGTGTGAATTTTCAGTACAAACAGCAAAAGAAAATTCAATGTATAATGTAGTATCAAAATGTTCTTATTCATATACACCTGACCTTGTAAAACAGAAACATGCATGGGAAAATATAGAAAGTAAAATTGATTCAGAAACTCCGAAAGAAGAGATTGTATTTCAAAAAAAGAATTTTGAATTATTAGATTCACAAAGATACTATGTTGAAAATAGTTTTGATTTTGTTATTCAAACAGTAGGACCATATGAGAATAAAGAAATAGTAAAAATGGGATGTATGGTTCTCCAACATAAGTTTATTGATTTAATAAAAAATATAGATTCAGATACTTTATCTATTACTAGAAGTGAAACAACGATTGATAATTGTTATGATGTTTCGTTAGAGAATGAAGATTATACTGTAGGTAAAGTATTAGAATATATTTTATATGAAATTTATTATATAAAAGAAAAAAGGTTGTCTTTCTGTGGATTTAAAAAATTTCATCCTCATGATACTTTTAGTATTATTCGTATTGCATTCAAAGAAAATGGTGAAAAATCCGAAGTTAGACAATGTTTAAGAAAGGCATGTGTAGATGCTCAAGAAATATTTACAAAATTATATAAAATGTTTTAAAGTAATACATCTTTAGATATTTCAAATGTCTATTTGTAGAAATCTGTATTTTTTCATTCTTTAAATACTTTTTTTAAATATAATATAAAATTGAAGTAAAAATTATTTAATATTATATAATAATTGATAACAATATGGAGAAACGATTAAATAAGAATATTGAAAATTATATTATTGCTTTTAAAGATTCTATAAAAAATAAAATAATTGAATTAAATCTTGATGATAAACATAAAACAAATGAATTATTAGAATTTGTATATGATTATGATCGTCTAATTTTAACAAAAGATGATTTTGCGAAACGCAAGCGTATTAAAAATACTATTCCCACATTAAATAGGTGTAACGCAAAACGTGCAAATGGAGAACAATGTACAAGGAGAAAGAAGAAGGATTGTGAATTTTGTGGAACTCATTCAAAAGGCACACCACATGGTCTTATTAAAACTGGTGAAAATAATGATGTTGTAAATGAAAAAATAGAGGTATTTGCGGAAGATATAAAAGGTATTATTTATTACATTGATAAATATAATAATGTTTATAAAACCGAGGATATTTTAAAAGGTAAAGAGAACCCCGAAATAATATCCAAGTGTGTAAAACAAAATGGAGTATATACTATACCTGAATTTGGTTTGGTTTAGATAGTTATTTTTGTATTTTTTATTTTTATGATAACATTATACAAAATTTATAAAAATAATAAAGAGTAGATGATAATATAATAAAATTACAATGGATGACAATTCAATTTGGTCAGCATATGAACAAACTAACTATAATAAATGTAAAGATTTGAAAATATGTCCTCATAAATATAACAATTATTGTTATTGTTGTAATTATGTATCAGTTTTTCCAATAAAAATAGCAGACTGTGGTTTTACATTACACGAAAAACCATCTATAAAAAAGAAATGTTATATAGGTTTCGGTGAATTGTGTTCTATTTGTATTGAACCAATAATTTCAAAAAAAATGCATGGCTTACACCATGTGGACATACATTTCATCGTAAATGTTTAATTGATAATCATATGCATAGACAAATACATAATATGACTTTAGAATATTCGAATGAAATTCCATGTCCTGTATGTAGAGAAGGACATGTATCTTGTTGTGTTGGATTAGATAGTTTGGATAAATATAATACTGAAAATGGATTAGATATATTAGAGAACTTTTGGTTAAATATTTGGATTAAGCCGTATTTATCATGTTACAAATGTAGTAAAGGATTAGGTATGAATTTAACATGTAAAAATTGTGAATATTATAGAAATACTGGATCTATATAATAGACAATTCGATATATTATTACACAGATTTATCTTCTTTGATAATTTTTCTTACGATTGTTTCTCTTACAACTTCTTCACGATTATCATTTATATAGTTTGTAACTTCGGATGCTTTCAATAAATCACCATTATAATAATCTGCTAATATATTCAATAAAACCTTTTGTGTAATTGGTTTCTTGACACTTTTTTTCGAATATAATAGTTCTCCATCTTTCAAATCGAAACAGTCTATTTCATTCTTTCTCATTACTTCAATTAAATCCATCGAAATCCTTTTCTTTTCTGCCTTTCTATTATTTTGCTCCTTTTGAAGAGAACGTATCTCATTGTCTATTTTCACCCATTTTTTTATAGTATTTACTAATTGTTCTTTTGTTTCCATTATAATAATATAATATAATATAAATTTTATGTGTTTTTAGGAATTATTTTTTATTATTATTTTTATTATTATTTGTAATAAAAGTAATACTAGTAAAAAATAATGCAAATATATGTATATATATCATGTTTTTTACATCTTCAAAACAAGTATTTCAACAAAATAATATACAAAATAATAATTTATTGTTAAATATGCAAAATAGAAATATGCAATTACCTATTCGACAATTACCAACTCCATCAGTGAATAATACACAAATAACTCCTGTTACTCGTACTAAAACCATGAAATGGGGAGAACCAACGTGGTTTTTATTTCATACTCTTTCTTATAAAATAAAGGATGAATATTTTGTTATAATAAGAGAGGAATTATTGAATATTATATATACTATATGTTATAATTTACCATGCCCCGATTGTGCAAATCATGCAAGTGATTACTTAAAAAGTATTAATTTTAATTCTATTCAAACAAAAGAACAATTGAAAAAAATGCTATTTATTTTCCATAATGTTGTTAATACTCGTAAAGGATATGAATTATTTCCTTATGAGAATTTCGATGACAAATATTCAAAAGCAAATACGATTAATATTATCCAGAACTTTATGGTTTATTTCAAAAACAAACATTCGAGTATACATATGATTGCAAATGATTTACATAGAAATAGAATAGCAAATTCATTGATGGAATGGTTTAAAAATAATATTAAATATTTCGATAAGTAAATATTATATGTTTACATAAAATACATATAATATAATTAATTAGTGCTTGTGCTTTTTACTACACATTTGAATGATTGTTTTGCTGGTCGAGAACATATTTCTTTATTACTCAAACCATTGAAATATTGTAAATCTGTTATCTTTGTAGAATTTATAAAATATGACCATCCAACACCTACTAGACCTGATATGATACCTGCAGCTATTACCGCTGATACTTTAGAACACTTATTATTCATATTCCAAAAGAAATCACTTGTTATAATCAATGGGAAAATAATTAGTGTCGGTAAATTTTGATTCACTAAATTATATTTCACAATAATAAATAATAAATATCCAAATGTATAACAGAACACAGCCATGCTTAATGGTAAATGTGAAATAGGACCAGATTTTGTTAATGTTAACAAGTTACAAACTTTTGTAGTTTGATTAAATATATCATTACCACCATCATCACTAGTATTTCTAAAAAATCCTGAAAATGTATTTCCTGTTATAATACAAAGGAAACAGGTTATTAAAAGACCACATAGATATACTAATCCTTTAAAATCTTGATTAAATATAGATGATATAGTAAAAAAACTTACTAATATAAATGGTGCTAAACGATATGCTATGTATAAAATCGATATTATATTTAAATCTACCATATTATTGTATATTATACAAAGAGAATTTTATGCGAATACATAATTGAAAACTTCATGTATATTCGTAACGCTTTTAAATTCTATATTAGTTATTATCTCTTTATTTTTATATTTTTCTTGAAACTGCATAAAATCCTTTTTATTTGATTCTGGATATAAAAATACTTTCACTCCTGCTTTTATTCCACCAAATAATTTTGCTTCTAATCCACCAATAACTGTTATATCGCCCTGTAAATTAATCTCTCCTGTAATTGCTATATTATTTTTTATTTTAATATTATTTAACAAACTGTAAATTACAGTTGTGATTGCTGCACCTGCTGAAGGTCCGTCTTTTGATACGGATCCCTCAGGACAATGTATATGTAATCCCTGACATTTCGTTTTTTCGAATACTTGAATTAATACTTCTTTTGTTTTATCGTTTGTCAAATTCCATGCTAAACTTTTTGATACATTCATACTTTCTTTCATAACATCACCTTGTAAACCAGTAAGACGTAAATCTAAAAATGTATTCGACGGGAAAAATGTGGCTTCAATCGGTATAATACCTCCTTTTCCTAATGTATTAGCCCATAATCCATTAATTATACCTATCTTATTTGTCTTATGTATTTTCTTTTCCTCTATTTTTTGGTAATTTTTCAAATACTTTTGTTCTATATTTTCCTTTGTAATTATAATTGGAATTTCAATTATATTTTCTTCTTTTAATATTTCAATATTTATTTCACCATATAAATCAAACAAAATTTCTTTTAATTTTCTAACACCTGGTTCTAATGTATAATTTTCTATAATAAATTTCGCTACTTCATTTGATAATATTACAGTATTTGAGAACCCCATTTTTGCATTTATTTCAGGTAATATATGTTCTTCAATAATAACTAATTTATCATCTAAAGTTAGGTTCTCGAATTTAATTCTATGTATTCTATCTAATAATATTTTATCTATTTGTTCTGGATCATTATATGAAAATATAAATAATGTTTTTGATAAATCTATATTTATTCCATTGAAATATTTATCTTGAAATACATCATTTTGTGTTGTGTCTATTAAATGTGTTAAAATACCTATTATTTCTTTACCTTGTTCTGTCTTACTTATTTTATCCAATTCATCAATATAAATAATAGGATTCATACATTTCGATTCCATCAATATATCTACTATTTTACCCCATGTTGAATTAACATATGTATAACTATGACCTTCAAATGTTGATCCATTTGAAGAACCTCCTAATGCTATAAAAAAGAATGGTCTCGTATTATTGTTTTCATCTTTTAAACAATTTGACAATCCTTTTTTTGCTAAGGAGGTTTTTCCTACTCCAGGAGAACCTTCAAAACCAAAACAATATCCACTTTGTTCTCCAGTCATCCATTGTCCTATTATTTTCAATATTTGATTCTTTGCATATGTATGACCATATATTGATTTATCAAGAACATTTGTAGTAATATTCAATGAATTATTTATTTCTTTCATTGATAATTGAAGATCTTTTATTTCTTGTATTGATTTTGAATATTGAATGTTCTCAAATATATTATATAATTTATGTAAAACATCATCCGTAATTTCTTCAAATATTCTATTCGACTCTAAAACCTCTAATATTTTTTCTTTCTTTTCTTTTTTTGTTTTTATTTTTATAATGTCAGTAAAAATATTATTTGTATTTTGAAATTCATTATATAGAGAACTTATGAACAAGTTTATTTCCTTTATATTTCCATTTTTTATTTTATTTTGGATATCGTAACAAATATTTTTTTTTATATTTTTTTGTATATTATCTAATAAAATACATATTTCCATCTTTGTATAAAATTCTTTTATTGGTATATTTTTACATATTTCAGGAAAATTATTCAATATGAGAATGAATTTTTTATTAATATCTTTCATTAATTTTAATATAGGTTCTTGTTTGTAAATACCAAAAGGTATTTTTAATAAACCTTCCAGATATTGTTTTGCTTTCATAGAAGATTCATCACTTTTATTTTTTATTTCTTTCACTTTAACCATAGCCTTTTCTTTTACGTTCTCGGGAACATTTAATAAATATATCTGTTGTTCGATAGATATTTTACTTATATCGTATTTTGTTAACATATCTTGAGAGTATTTTACATTTATTTTCATAGTATCTTTCAAATAAGATTTTATTTTATATGGTAAACTATTGTATATTTGTTGTTCATTTATTTCATTTTCATTATTATGAACCGTAATCAAATCATATAATAAATATGTTATATAATGTATATCATCTTCTTTATTGTATATCAAAAGATTAATTAACATATTTCTTTGCATTGTACTTTCCATTTCTAAAAAATTCTTAATAGTTACATCTAATTTATTATATTTTATGTAATTTACATCTGTTTGTATTGCTAATTGTTTTTTATATATATCATTATTACCGTATATCATTATATCTTTCAATGTCATGGATTCTACGATTCTTTTAATAATTGAATAATCGAATGTTGTACTATTTGGTATATTATCCAATATACTTTTTTTGCGATATTCGATATATTCATTAGATAAAAAATCGAGTATGATATCATCTAAGATTCCTTTCACAATGAGAGCCTTTTGTGTTTTTTCATTTTGTATTACTATTTGTATTCCCTGTATTTTATAATAAAACGAATTTGATTCTATATCAAAACATTCAAGATTATTTGATATTTCTAATTGAAGTGTATCTTCTGTTATTTTATTTTCACAATAAATAACGGATTTAAATTCTTTCTTTTTTAATTTTTGATTTTTCAAATTTATTATTTTATAACTAATTGGATGGAAAAATTTTCTAATTAAGTCATATTTTGCTTGTATTATTTTATCTTCGCAATTTATTTTCAATTCTGTTCCAAAACATACAAAAATTAAATCATCAATATTTTTTGTACCGAATCCACATATAACTGTAGCTAGTTTATCTATTATTTTTTGTAGATTTTCTATAGAAGAATCTATTGTTGTTTTATTTATAGAATGATTTTTTTCCAATATTGTTTTGGATTTATCATATAATTCATTTAATATAGAAATGCATAATTGGACATCATTGTTACTAAATATATCATATTTTTTATAATTATTTATAGATAACACGGTATTTCTTATTATTTCTTGAATATAACATACCTTTTCATTTAATATTGTTTTAAGTTCTACAATACCTTTTTCACATTCAATTTCATGTGATTTTTGTTTTATTTGTAATGTTTTATTTTTCATTTTTTATAATGGTTTAATATAATATAAATGTTTATAATAATATAATAAATAAATCATATAATATATATATATGAAAATGAATCATTAAATCGTCATATTTCATTATTTACATACGGTATATTTGTTTTCACAAATCACGTAGTTAGAAAAAAAGATGAAATATATAAATATATTTTTTTGAAAAATAATATAAAGAGTATATACTTATATATTATAAGTATTATAATACTTAATTATAATTGCATTTATGCAATTCAAAATGCTTCAGTAGCTCAGTCGGTAGAGCAACGCGCTGTTAACGCGTAGGTCATTGGTTCGATTCCAATCTGGAGCGATTTATATTTACATATTTACGTATGTAAATATAAAGAAAAACAATATAAAAATATATTTATATATTATATAAAATGGGAATTCCAAGTTATTTTTCGTATATTATTAAAAATTATTCTAATATTATACGTAGTATTCAATACCACAAAGAAAATGGTACTACATTTGATAGTTTATACATGGATTGTAATTCTATTATATACGATATATATAATGGAATCAAGACAAATAATTATGAAAACGTATCTGTATTAGAAATATTTTTAATTGAAGAAGTAATTCGAAAAATCGAATTTTATATTGAATTAATTCAACCATCAAATACACTTTATATTACCTTTGATGGTGTAGCACCTCTTGCAAAAATGGAACAACAGAGAACACGTCGTTATAAATCGTATTATATGAATAATAAAAAGGATGAATCACAATTATGGAATACATGTTCCATTACACCCGGAACTAGTTTTATGAATAATTTATCTAAGAAAATATCGAAACATTTTTCTTCAAAGGAAAAGAAATATAATATTAAAAAAATAATCGTTTCTGGTTCTGATTATCATGGAGAGGGGGAACATAAGATATTTGAATATATTCGAAATAATCAATCTAATGATAATATATTAGTATATGGCTTAGATTCAGATTTAATTATGCTTTCTCTTTTTCATTATGAGTTAACTAATAACATATATGTTTTTCGTGAAGCACCAGAATTTTTGAAAAGTAAAATATACGACTCGGATAAATCTGGAATTTTATTTATGGATATTAAAGAACTTTCTTTATCTATAATGAAAGAAATGTCTGCAAATGATACATTTTGTGTATATGATTATATATTTTTATGTTTCTTTCTAGGTAATGATTTTCTTCCACATTTTCCTTCTTTAAATATTCGTACAAATGGAATACAAATTTTGATGGAAACTTATCGAAAATTTATTGGAAACTATACAAACAGATTTTTTATATCCAAAGAAACTGGTAAAATACAATGGAATTGGGTATATCTTTTTATTTCCGAAATAGCAAAACATGAACACAATTATTTATTAAAAGAATCTATTCAGAGGGATAAATTTGATAATTATAAATGGGAACAAACTACTCCAGAAGAGAAAGAAAATTTAATTAATAATGTACCTGTTATTTATAGAATAGAAGAAAAATATATATTTCCACAAGAACAAGGATGGGAAGAAAGATATTACCGTTCTCTTTTTCATAAAGAAAGAACTACAGAAAATGTAAAGAATATATGTGAAAACTATTTATCTGGTTTGGAATGGGTATTTAAATATTATACTGAAGGTTGTCCTCATTGGAGATGGAAATATCATTATAATTATCCACCTTTATTTGTTGATTTATTAAAATATATTCCAAAAGAAGAGAAAGATTTTATTGTTAATTCGGAAAATAATGTACCATTTAAACCTCAAGTACAATTATCATATGTAATTCCTATACATAATCATGATTTGTTATTAAAAAAACACAGTAAAATATTAGACACAAAATATAAAGACTATTTTACAAGTAATTTTGATTTTCAATGGGCATATTGTAGATATTTTTGGGAATCACATATAATTTTACCTGAAGTTCCATTACATATCTTGGAATCATGGGAAAAAGAATTAATGTAGCTATTCATGATGATATACTTTATATTGAATAATAACATTACTATTTTCATGCATAAAACGAATAACATCATGTAATGTATTTTTACTAAAGAAATTACTTACTTCTGCGTCTGTTTCTGTAAGATCTTTTTTTAAGAAAGTACGAGTAGTTATATATAACCATCTCTTAGCAAATGATTCTGCTTGTTTTTTATCATTTCCTGGAAATGTTTCAACACACATTTCACAATTTTCATGAACAGACCAAGCTACAAAAATAACATACATGTATAAATATATGATGTTTATTTATATCTTTAACATTAATCAATTTTACATGATTTCTCATTTTACACCCTTGAAGATTTACACCTTTGGACATTTCAAACGCCGATTTTTTTGAACAGTTATTATCTTATAATATTCACTTTATGTTTCATATAATAATTATATAAAAAAATAAATATAAAATAAAATAAAATACTTTAATAATAACATATATTATGTCTCTAACAAAAGAACATTATAATGTATTTTCAGCCATTAGGATGTGGATATCAACCCTAATTGAGTTATGTGATGAAAATTATTTTGATTCCCATACAAATGAATATCATAGTTTTATAGTAAATGCACCAAATGTATATGATAATCCTAATCGTGAAACATATATAAAACAGGGAATTGAAGATTTTTACAATTATTTTTATATAAACCAACACATTTGTGATATTAATTGTATGAGAACGTTTGGTGAACTAGATAATAATTATGGTATTGGAGAGTACAAATTAAGATTATTAGATGTCCTTAAAAAAATAGAATCCAATGCACAAAGTAAATCAGTGTTTCAAAAAATTACCATTTATGTATTTCATTTATGTTGTTTTGAAAGAGATAAATTAGGTTTGACAATTTTTGATGATACCAAGAAAGATACATCTATTGTAAAATGTTTTACAAGACATCCATAATTTTCTATCTATCATGAAATTTAATATATATGTGTGTATATTTTTATATATAATAAAATATAATCTTATATATAAAATATTAACAGTCATTTTCAACCATTTCTTTTACTAATTCATCGAAACTATATGACGGTATCCATTTTAATTCTTCTCTAGCTTTTCTACTATCTCCAAGTAAAAGATCTACCTCTGTAGGACGAAAGTATTTTTCAGATACAAATATATATTCCTTACCTGTATTTTTATCATATCCAATTTCATTTATTCCTTCACCTTTCCAAATAATTTCTATATTTTTCAAAAGAAATGCCTTTTCTACAAATTCACGTATAGAATGACATTCATTTGTAGATAATACATAATCATCTGGTTTATCTTGTTGCAACATCAGCCACATTCCATATACATAATCATTTGCATGACCCCAATCACGTTTTGCATCTAAATTACCTAGTACCAATTTTTCTTGTTTACCTTTTATTATATTACCCAATCCTATAGTAATCTTTCTTGTTACAAATGTTTCACCACGACGTGGACTTTCGTGATTGAAAAGTATTCCTGAACATGCATACATTCCATATGCCTCTCTATAATTTTTTGTTATCCAGTGACTATATAATTTTGCAACACCATATGGTGATCTCGGATAAAAAGGTGTATTTTCATTTTGTGGAATTTCTACTACTTTTCCATACATTTCAGATGTAGATGCTTGATAGAAACGGGTTTTATCAATTAATTTTAAACTACGAATTGCATTTAATATTCTTAGAGTTCCCAATGCGTCTGTTTCTGCTGTATATTCAGGTATTTCAAAAGATACTTTTACATGACTCATTGCACCTAAGTTATATATTTCTAATCTCTCCATATCAGGATATTTCTCTTTTATTTCATTGAATGTATCTATAATGGAGGATGTATCACATAAATCACCATATCTTATAATTAAGTTATTATTTTTAAAAATATGATCAATACGTTTCGTATTAATTGTAGATGATCTACGAATTATACCCCAAACAATATATCCTTTATTTAATAATAATTCAGATAGATAAGAACCATCCTGTCCTGTAATACCAGTAATAAATGCTATTTTCATATCTATAAATAAATCAAAAAACTTTTATACCCTTTTTTATTGTATATCATTTTCCAAGAATAAAGAATCTAGAAAATCTTTATTTTTTTTTGCATCTTCATACCCATCCTCGAATAGTTTGTCGAAATTATATCTGTTTTTGAAAAATAATGTAGTGAAACTATCTTTTCTTTTATTATTAGTTAATCTATCATTCCATATATTTGGTGTTATATGAATAATACTTTTAATTTTATGTAAATATGGATAATTACTAAATCCGCCATCAAATGATAATACATTTTTATATTTATTAAAAATACCACCAGTTATCATTGGTATATGACTACTTGCTATACAACAATCTATTGCGTCTTCTAAATTTTCAAAATTATAATATATTTTAGTATCAATATTTAATTTATTTATTGTTGTTACGCCAATATATAGTCTATCTAAATCGAAATCTTCTGTTTTGTAATGTTTCATTATTTGTTTTTTCATCAAATTTTGTAAATCATTTATATTTTTTGAATTCTCAATACTGTAATTTATGATTTCTTTTTTATTTTCAATAAAATTTTTTTTACATACCATCATTAGAGAATTCCATGCACCTGCGGATGCACCTGAAAATAAATAATCTTTTGTATCATATTTTTCTTTTATATATGTACAAGTACCTAACATATAAACACCTTTATAACCACCTGGTGATATTGAAATTAATTTTTTAATATCATAATTTACTGTATCAGATATATTTTTATTAATACATTTTATACATTCTATTTTATTAGATACAAACAAATTTGTTTTTTGTTTTTTATTATAAAACATATAAAATAAAAAATAAACAGGAATAATTATATTCATTATATATAAGAAATATATATTAAGATTTTATATATGACTGATATAATTAAATTTGAAGAAACTGATGATGGAATGATATTTAGTTTATCATATAATGAAAATAATTTGAAAGTTTTTAATGAAGATTTATTTAAATTGAATAATATAGATGCTGAAGTTAATATATTAGTAGATAGTAATGAATTCATAAAAGGAGGAGAAGCAGAAGGAATATTTTCTTATGATGAAAAAAAAATGAATAAATCTATTACAATACCATATCGTTATTTTTATTATAAAGCGAAATTATTGAATGACTCTATATTTGGTAAGACTAAAGAAGAAAAAATATCTGGTGATACAAAATTTGTAAATGTTTTTAAAAATATACCAAATATTAGTAATTATATTAGTGAAAAATTAAAGGATTTTAATATTAATAGAGATAAAGAAGATGTAAAAACGGAATCGGTAATAGAATCAAAACCTATAGTAGAATCAGAACCTATAGTAGAAAGTGAATCAGTAATAGAAAGTAAACCTATAGTAGAAAGTGAACCAATTGAAGAACCTAAATCGATTCAACCAATAAAAATGATAAAAATAAAAATAAAATCAGATAAAATAAAAAAAATAGATAGAGAAACAATTAGCTACAAAGAAGTAATGAGTATTTATAATACATTGAAAGATACTAATACATGTGTTATATGGGAAAAAGGTATATTTGTTATTAATAATAAAATATGTATTTGCGAATTAAGAGAATGCGAATTGAATGAATATTTTGGATTTGATAGTCGGTTATTGAAACAATTAGAGAGTAGTAAAATAAGTAAGATGATGTAAAATAAGTAAGATGATGTAAGATGATGTAAAATAAGTAAGATGATGTAAGATGAAGTAAGATGAAGTAAGATGATGTAAGATGAAGTAAG